GGAAGTTACATATTATGCGGCTATGAGAGTTGATTCTTGTAGCGCAGATACTGGTATTAATAAATATGGCTTATATGTCGGAGGTATAACAGGAGCTACAAATAATTATGCTATAGCTACGGGCAGCGGTATGATTTCTTTTGGAGATCCTACAGTTTCTATACCAAATCTAAAATCGGGTATAAATCAAGGCGCAGCCGGAGCAAATGCTGGGGAATTGTGGCACGATACGACTGATGATACTATTAAAATGGGCGTATAGAGAATTGGATAATAAATCAATGATAAAAAATATAAACAGGAGTAACTAATGGCCATCAGATTACAGCCAGGTGAAAGCTCACAATTAGTTGAGAACAATGTCATCTCCCAGATGCAAGGAAGCCTTGATACGGCTATCTTTGTTAATGGAATTGAAACGGCCCGCTTATATAACTCCGATAAGCGAATGGAACTATCAAAAGGCGATCTAAATATTCTAAGAGCAGAGTCTGGTGGGGTTGTCGCTCTTTCTGTGGAAAACACTTCAACTGGGGCCAATAGTGCGGCTCGCGCCCTTTTCTATACTCATTCAACCTCTGGTACAGCGTACTCTGGTTATATTTTAAGAACTGGCTCTCATTATTTTACTGTTGGGTTAAACGCTAGCGGTAATCTATTGTTTAATAATGGGAATGGAATTGCAACAACGAACATTATGACCTTGTACGACAGTAATGATGTCGGGATTTTAAACGGACATCTACTTACTGCTCAGCCCGTAGCCAATGAACCTACTCATATTTTAGAAAATACTGCCGCATCTCAAAATGTATATTTTATCGTTGGCGTCACAGATGTGTTAGCTATCCCCGTTGACGCTCCGAAGACATCTTTATATTTCAAAGCCGATACGGCTAGCGTTTATGTTAAACAAGACGACGGAAGCACGACGAATTGGCTTCCGATTGGCTCGGGAGGCGGCGAAGGCGAGGCGGGGCTTGAGCAATTGTTGAATGAAAATGATATGGAAGAAATTGCTTTCACATCATTTGTCCCATTTGATCCTGTTAATCATCCGAGTCTTGTTAATGAGTCCAAGTCACAAAATTCTAGCAATAATGTAGCTACCAGTCAAAGAGATTTTACGGAGAAGGGAGAAATTCATACTTACGAAGCCCGAACCTTACCTCAGAATTCCTATTCATATAGCGGAATTGATTGGGTTGAAAGTACAGGCGGCGGCGGAGGGGGAGCGGTTGCAAGTGGAATTTTGACTATTACTGTCCCTGGCGCGGCTGACACATGCTATTATACTAAGGCTCTTAGAGCGGAGATTGATAATACTGCAGACGTTGATCTTGAATTTCGAATGAGGATTACAGCTAATACTCTTGGAACGGGCGATGATTTTAGCGTTCGCATTAATGGAAATAAGCCTTTTAGAATGTTGTTCCGAGATGTGGTTGGAACAAAGCAAATTAGAATTGATGATTATGCTGGAAGTCCAGTTAATGACGTTGATGGAGCTCCGGCCGAAGTAAATGTAAATTGGGACCAGTGGCACACTTATCGAATGCAGAAAATTGGACAAGATCGTGTTCAAGTTTTTATCGATAATGTACTACAGTTTACAATTCCCTACGCCAATCTTCCAACAACCGGCAGCGCTCCGGGCTTAGTTTTTGGCCATTCTTCAACTGGAACAACCTCAACTTCGGAATGGGATTTTGTTAGCTATCGGGCTTACATGTCTATTATTGAAACGAAAGTTCTTAATAGTCGCGGAAGCTGGTGTTGGGAAGGAACTGTTGAACCTAATGCAGCTAATGAATCAATTCAGGATGATCCAAGTGATTATTATTTAGAAGATCTCTTTTTACAGTGGAATAAGAGCGGGACTGATGTAGTAACATTCCCAAATGGAACGACTACGCCTGAAGCTTTTGGTCGCTTTACAGCCGCCGGAGTAATGATAAATTATGCTATTAATTCTGGAAGGCTAGCCCAAGGCGATATAGCGATAGAAGTGAGATTCCGCCCGATGTCGGTTAATGTTGGAACCGATATGAGTATTATTCGAATTGGAGCTGCGCGTAAGTGTGCTTATGTTTCGTTGTGGAATAATGGCGGAAATCTTTCACTTAGAATGACAAACAACGGAAGTACAATCTCTGGCTCCCCAATTGTGCCGATTAATCTTAATGAGTGGCATACAGTTAGACTTGAACGAATTAATTATGATTCATTCAAATGGTATCTGAATGGAGTGCTTCAAGACGAACAAGAATATGATATTTTTAACGACTCTGGATCAGATACATCTTATGTGTTGTGGGGTCATGGGGGAAGCGTTACAGCGACTTTAGACGCGCAATACATCAGGGTAACAAACCCCAACGATACTCCTTTTATGGCACGCTCTCCAATTGATGAAGCTGTTTTATTTGCCGTTAATAACGACGATGAAGCAAGCTATATTCTTTCGACAGATGGCGGCCGACATTGGACAGTTCCTGTTCTGGTTAACTCAGATCAATATGGAAGCGAACTCCAGGGGCTTGGCGATAGCGATCTCTCAGGCGGGAAGTTAATTGTTCGCTATCGACATGCAAACCAGTTTCAGACAACTAGCTCACTAGATAAATTTGCCGTTCTTTATAACAAAGTAGATAATGCTGACGAAGAACCGACTGGCGGAAGATATACTTTTGGCCCTGTTATTGGCGGAGATTTGAATGCTGATGGAAGCCTAACTCTTAATCACAATCTAAATGCAGCTGTAAATAGTATTGAGCTTGAAGTATATGCCGGAGCTGCTCGCATTCATCCAGATATTGACTATGATGAAAATAGCCCTAACACAATTCAGATTCTTTCAGGTGTTGTCGGCGCGACATATCATATTTATAAAAAGCCAGCTGGCCAGATTGCGCGCGAGGTTGGGTTAGATGGTAGAACGGTTCTTTCAATTGGGGATGGGGTAAACTCGATTGGTGATTTTATTGGAGATACCGAGCAAGTTTTCATTGATGCAATTAATGCTGCCATCCTTGCCGGCGGAGCAGTTGAGAGAAAAATCTTTGTTGGCGCGGGGGTATTTAATTTCGCTGCAACTGTTAATTTGAATATCGCTGGAATTGAAATTGAAGGTTCAGGTTGGAACACCGAAATTATTGGACCGGGAAAAGCAAGCGGTATCGATGCATTTACTTTGTCGGCGGCGGAAATTGGGTTGAGCAAAATGCGTATTCGAAATTTTCAAGACGGAATTCAACTCAGTAGCGGAGCAGACAGGTGTCAGATTGATTGTAGGGTTATGGCTAACGATGAAGGAATTGTAATTGATGCAGGCGCTGATGAAAATATAATTAATGGTTTTATTCACGACAATGATACAAACGGCGTTGTTGATAATGGGAACGATAACATTATTGCTGCGCTAGTGATAAGGAATCCGTAATGTCTAATATTGTAAAAACCGGGCTTCGCGGCAGTATTTATACCCAGGAAGATGGAATTATTACTGTTAATAAAATGGCATCAATGGGAAGCGGAGCCCCTGTTGCTGGGCTTGGTGAAATTGCAATTAGCGCTAGTTGTGGAACGTGGTCAACCAACTCGTTTTCTTTTCAAGATGTAACAAATTTGTTTGTTACAATTACAACATCTGGGAAGCCAGTAGATATTTATTTAATATCTGACGGGACTGATCGAGAGACGTTTATTGAAGCAGTTGATGAGACTCCTTCTTCTTACCCTACTAGAGGCGAATTTGTAATCGTTCGAGATTCTACAATTATTTCTTATTATGAGCCCGGTGTAAGTGCAACAAAAGATCCGTTTGATAAATTGTTGATAAGAGATAGCGTTACATCTGTCAAGACTACCGATATTATTAGTGCAGGGACATATACGTATAAAATTCAGGCAAGAAGCTCTTCAAGTGCTACAGATTACTATGCAAAAGTTTATAGAGCTCGACTAGTAGCAGTAGAAAGACGATAATTAACTTTAAATAAAGGAGACGACAAATGGGCCAACAAATTTCTTTTAATGACAAATTCGGGAACACCTGTTCCACAGCGTACATCAAAATTCTTCGCATTGAGATGTTTTGTTCAATGAGCGGAAATCTTCAGTATGAAGTTATGGCAGGTATTTTTAAAGACAAGTCGGCTCGAGATGCTTCTAAAGCTAGACTATCTGAAGTCCTCATGTCGGTTTCTTCTGCCAGCGAGAAATCAAGGGAAGATTTATACGACGATCTTAAAGCAGAACTTGTGAGTCAAGGAATCGTGGCTTCAGAAGAAGATGTTACCGATATTGATCCAGATGCATAAAAATAAAAAGGAATAAAAAATGCCTCCTACAAGAAGTAAAGTGCCAGGTCTTCATTCAGATGCCTTGCCTGTCGGAACAGTGATTGACTGGTATCGTAAGGATGCCGGGACCCCTATTCCTGAAGGCTGGCAGTGGTGTGATGGCGGTCTTATCAGTGATGCTCGGTCTTCTCTTAATGGGGTCAATACCCCTGATTGTAGAGATAAGATGACCAGAGGGAAGGCTGACACTTCTGCAGGAGCAACATCTGGAGGATCAGATACTAAGAACTTGAGTCACACTCATGGAGGTGGAAGTTTGCAATTTAGATTTGCATATTTCCCGGGGACCGGTATTGGGAGAGAAATGACATTCTATAAACAAGACGGAACAGCGTGTCGTGTATTTGATGGATCAGGAAGAGCAGCAGGATCCGATGCAACCAATACTGTTATTTGGTATTATGATACTGGAAACACAAGATTCTGGACAGAAAATGGGCAAGCATCAGGTTCAACAGACAGTGCAGGATCTGGCTCTCAAGATGTTGTTCCGGCTTATGTTGGTCTTATTAAACTAATAAAAATATTCTAAGGAGATAAAATGGCAGGCGGAGCTTTTAAAAAGCGAGCAGGTCGAGCATCAGCACGAAAAAGTCCTTCGGCAAAAGAGCCGAGCGATTTTGATGTAAATGCTTCGGTATTGGCTATGATTCCTCCGATTGGAGCTATTATAGATTATTATCGAACAGATGCCACAATCGATTTACCTGATAATTGGCAAGTATGCGACGGAGCTGTTATTTCAGATAGCCGTTCTTCTATGGTCGGAGACAATACTCCCGATTTGAGAGGAAAATTTAGTCGCGGTAAAGAAGATATGTCTGTAATGGGAAGTGATAGTGGAGGAGTAGACACTGTCGACTTATATCATAGTCATACAGTTAATAGTCATACTCATGGGCCTGGAACTTTGAATTTTAGAATCTTTTATTATGATAATGCAATAAATAGATATTATAGCTATAATAGTGGAGGAGGAAGCACTCAGTTTTGTGCAACTGAATTAATTTGTCAGTCTGGAACTGGATTTAGCCCTCTTACTTGGTCTGAGTGGACTTCTAATCAATATTATTATACAGGTCCTGCAACTGGAGTAACAGATTCTTCTGCTCCCGGGACCGACGATGCTCTTTCCCATACATCGGAAAATAGACCAGCTTATATAGGTCTTATTAAGATAATGAGAATTTTTTAAGACACCCTCTTGTGTTTCGACATTAGAGCATGTAAGCCGCCTTCGGGCGGCTTTTTATTTATTTTAAAGTTAATTGCTGTTTTCTTATTTGCCAGCGCTTGATTTGAGATTCGTGCATTTTTTGTTTTGTTTGTTCGGAATGTTTTTTACCTTTGTTGATTCTACTTAAATGTCTTTTAGCTGCTTCTGAGCGTTTTCTGCCTCGTTGAGCTTGGCTGACTTTGTGTCTAGCTTCTTTAGACATTATTTTACCTGTGTTAATTTGTCTTAAGTATTCTTTAAATTCTTCTGAATGTTTTCTTCCTGGTTTTCCTTTTTTAGCTCTGCTTATTTTCTTTTTTGATTCTTCGGCATGCTTTCCGTACGCTCCTCCAGAAGATAAGTTATATCCATTGGGGGATGAAGTGTTAAATTTTTGAATTAATCTAATTTCTTGCCTATCAAGTTCGTGTTTATTAAAACAAGTACAGAATTCTCTAATTTGAAAATGCTTTTTTCCGTATTTTTTGATAGCTTTTCCGAGACACGGACAAAGTCTATAATAGTAATGTGTCCACCATCTGTGTTGAAGAGATTGAGTAGTTTGCCCGATATATTTTTTGTTGTTAATTAAGTTAGTAATAATATACACTATTCCATATTTCTTAGTCATATGTGCTCAATCAAAGTATGGTATTCTCGATAGATATTTTGACGTTGTTTAGCTTGATTCTCAAATATGAAATTTCCGTTATCGCTAAAATCAATAATAATAGCATGCTTTTTGCTAGGAGCGATTCTTAAGGCGCGTCCGATTTTTTGGATAATGTTACTTTTAGCTTTTCCGGCGCCAGCAATAAATAAAATATCGGTTATTTTTGTGTCTACTCCTTCTCCAATTACAGACGTTCCAATTAAAATATCAATTTCTTTATTGTTAAATTTATGAATTACTTTTATATTGGACTTAGTCATAGAACTAATGAATTTATAGTTTGCTCCCTCTAAGAGCTTTCCAATGAGCTTTCCATGTTTGATCTCATCCACTAGGATTAGAACTGATTTACCTGCGCTAGCCATTTTAATCGCACGACTGGCAATTAGGTCGTTGCGTCTTTGGTTTTCGACAATGCGTGTGCGATAGGCTGTCTTATACGGCATTTTACTAAAATGAGGTTGGACTTTATTGTTGATGATATAAAAAACAGGCCTAGCAAGATACCCGTCCCTAATGCCTTGAAGAGCGGAATATCGATAGCCAATATCATTTGTTACTCCAAGTAGAGCTAAATCAGCCCCGTCGTTGCGAAACACAGTTCCAGAAAAACAAAAACGATGATAAATAGAACTAAAGCTATTTTTGTTGAGCTCTTGGTATGTTTCGGCCGCGCTATGGTGGACCTCGTCAATTATGAGACAATGGATTCTCTTAAACCAATCATCGTCTAAATTAGGCAGACTCATGACACATGCGACGGTGATATTTTTGTTAAGGTCTTTCTTATTATCTCCTATAGTTCCAACATGCTTTCCACCGAACTTGAGAGCCAAGGTCTCCGCGGTTTGCACAACAATGTTGTTAGTAGGACATATGATTAGAGTTGGCACCCCGAGACGCTTAATTACCTCGTTAATCATTCGCGTCTTTCCCGTACCGGTGGCGGATTCTATCGTTTCTCTACTTTTAGCTATGCATAAATCGATGGCCTCGGTTTGATAATAGCGCAGAGGAGGCTCTTCGATCAAATCGCGCAAATAGAGCGTTTTTTTTGGCTTCTTACGTTTGTCAGAAATAGAATATGGAATTTTACTAATGTCCAAGTACTTCTTGACCATAGTTAATAGGCCTGTTGGAAAAGAACCATCTTTGACATCGAGGAGCTTAACAATAAGCTTATGCTTGAGGAAACGCTCGGCCTTTAGCTTTTCCTTAATCTTTCTATCATACTCATTTACTTGAGCGTCTATCTCACATCTTGTACGCTTTACATACAAATACTTTATCTGTTTTTCTACCTGTTTAAGGCTATACTCAATAGACGTATTCTTATAGGAGAGCTTTAAGCTGAGCTCTGTTTTATCCTTATCGCTCAGACCCGCGATATTAGAGTAGCTATTATTAACAGTGATCTTGACCATATAGAGATTATACATAAAACAAAAAAAATCGAAAAAAGTTGATAGCCCAGCTTAACTACATTGTATAATACTACTGTCGGGAGGTGGGAAGGAGCCTATCATATATTAGAGCTCAGGGTAAGAAAAATGAATAATTCTGTGATTATATAGGAATACAACGATATATTTAATAAAAAGTAGGAATAAAAAAACTCAATGATTTCGTGGAGCTAGATTCTAATAGAGATGAGATCATAGCTCTTTTTTTGTGGCTGAAAAATATGAATGATTATACAGAGACAGAAGAGATGAAATCATAGATGCCTAACTATATGAAATCATTGGCTAAAAAAAATACACTATTTGACACTTTTTTCTTGCTTTTTTTGTCAAAATAGTATACAATATAATTAGAGAGGGAGGGAACAAAGATGCAAGATACAAACAAAAGACAAGATTCAGGGTTAATTAGAGCCAATAATCGTCGCTCGCGGAGAGCTGGAATGGATAATTGGTTTATCGCCAGCGTAGCAGTCGATCCGCTAGCGCAAGGAAAAGCCGAGGTTAAAACGCTTGAGGTTGAAGGCTTTGAGACGCCGCAAGAGAAAATGATGCGTCAGTTGGCCGAAGCCCGAATTCGGAGGACTGAGGGCGTGCACAAGCTTTCGAAAAAGGCAAAGGGCGAGGTTGGCGAGTTTGTCAGTTATTGGCTCAATCGTTACGAAGAGCGTTTTTGCAAGTAGGAGACAAGAATGAAAAGAGTCTGGAGAGATGCCCCGGCGAGGATCAGATGTAAGGCAGTAATTGTGCTTAAGGATAGAAGCAAAGCCCAGTGCGGAAGAAAAGGTAAAAAAGATAGTTTATGTTGGCAGCATCTTAAAAAGCAAAAGGAAAATGTAAAATGAAAGCAGTTACCATGGAGAGCGGGAATACAAACAAGGCTGAAGATCAAGCCGAAAGGGGTGGGGAACTAAGAAGGCCACAGGACGCTGTGGTACAGCCCTACCCGCCCGCTTCTAATTGTGGCACGATTTATCTACTACACTTTGACACGCCTTACAAGCATGCCAAACATTATCTGGGCTATACCGAGAGTTTTGAAAAGAGAATAGAGCGGCATCTCCAGGGTCATGGCGCTCGGCTTATCAATGTGATTGTTGAAGCTGGGATTACTTTTCAAGTGGCCCGCCTCTGGAAAGGGGATAGAAGGTTAGAGCGCCAACTCAAAAACAAGAAGAATGCTTGTAAATTGTGTCCTATTTGCAGAGGAGAGGTGAAATGAAGAGGAGAAGTAAAATGAACTGGGAAGATCTCAATGCGATTATCTTTTTTGTGATTATGATAGCCTTGTCAATGGCAATGATTTTTTAGAGGAGGGGTTTGAAATGACACTATTAGAGTTCTATGACGCACTCAACAGTCACGATTGGTATTTTGAGTTCTCAGATGATCATCGCATATGGCGCGCTGGGAGAGCCTATCTTGATCGCCTAGAGGTAGCGGCTAGGGAAAGCAAACAACACCAGATCCTCTTTGATGCTTTTGCTAAGCACTATTTCAGTGGTGAGCCTTGGAAGACTCCGAAAGCACCTTTTCCAGAAAGGAAAGATTATGAATAAATACTATGTCTATATGAGAAGTGTGTCTGGATTTTACGAGCAGTATAGTGGCAAGGTTGAAGTCTACGCCGAAAATGATGAGCAAGCTGTTGAAAAAGCCTTTCGTAAGCTTAAAGCAACTACTTTTTCTGATAGAGATCGTAGTATGTGGAAGGTTGAGAAAGTAGAAAGGAGCTTTAACTAATGAAAGGAAAACAAGTGTATAAAAAACTCGTTGTTTATGATACTGGGTTTGGGCTTTCAGTATGCCCGGACTTTGGCGATATTGCTTGTACCATTGATGTAGTTGTTAATCGACTGTTTAAGGTTGACCCTCCAAATCCATGGTCGGATGAGGCATGGGAAAGGCTAAAAGACAATCTTAGTAGAATCGTTGATGCATACAATGAAAAATATTCAAAAGGGGAGATCAAATGATGGTAGTTTATATTGTTATGAATGGAGAAAATTATGAGGGAGGGTCCGTTGTAAGTGTCCATCGAACGTATGAACAAGCCAAAAGAGCAGCCTTAAAAGTCAAAGCTCTTTTTGAAGGAGGCTGGAAGCTTGAAGACGAGGACGCAGGGCTGACTTGTTGGTGGTCAAATGGTTGTGATTGGCTTAGAGTATTTGATGCGGAGGTGCAAGAATGAATGAAAAAGAATTTTGTAATGCATTAGAAGAAATAGGATTTAAGAAGTGCGGTCGAAATGTTTTTAATACCGCGGATCAGTATTACAAAAAAATCTCTGGGACTACACACCAGGTTGTTATTGAACATTATCACTGGGAATTAGGAAGAGTAAATAGTTGTGAAATAAGCATTCGCAGTTCAACTAGGATTGGCAAACATAGCTGGGTAGATGTTAAATATTATGGCATGACTAATGAAGATTTGCTTAAAAATATTGACGTTTATTCGGATCGACTTTATAAGTCGCTGACAATTCTCGGAGGGCACCCAGAAGAGTATGATAAGTATGATTAAAATTGTATAATGAATGAAGGAGGGACTTATGCAAAGCAATATTATTTACGTTGATTTCGCTATGCATAGAAGGCTAACAAATCTTAGAAAGCAGCTTGTCGATCTTGACAAGCTCATTGCACAGCAAACAAGCGCCAGTAGCGTAGATCGTATTAGGCTGGAGGCTTTGTGTTTTCATAAAGCAGCGGTTGAACGACAAATTAGGCAGATCGAATGTCCAATCATTCCTTCTGCCATTCCTTTTTGAGGTGCGTGATGTTATTGAGAGAGCGTAATTGGAATGCTATTAAGTATATTCTTAGTAAGCAACAACAGAGAAAGCGCCGCTCTCTTTTTCGAGGCGGGCAAAGTAATTATATTCTTAAACGAGAGTACAACGCGGGAGAGTGGAGGTTTGGATATTATTGGAGAGGACCCGGTCCGTCGAAAATTTACTGGAAAACTTTAGCAACAAGTAAGGATGAAATTCATGAATAACGAAGAGGTTGGAAGAGAGGCTTTAGCTAAGCTGTTTGCAAAATGTGGAATATCTATGATTGGATCTGCTTGGATGTCTGGATGTGGATTCATGATTGGCATGGGAGCAGCTCTATTGGGTAAGGGTCTAGCTATGGGATTTTTTGTTTTGTATAGCGTTTTTATGCTTCATATGGCTATTAAGATTAGAGGAGCATTAATACAGTTAGCAAAAGGAGAGAAGGATGAACATAAAAATTAATATTCCCGTTGGGACCATCCATGCAACTAGTTATTGGGATCATAGTCTCGGAAAGATGGTCAACGGGGAGATTCTTATTAGAGTTGATGAGGGATGGATTGAGGTTCCCACTTTGATTGATGTAGTGAATATTGGGAATCATATAATTAATTATGACGCTGTTCAAGATCATGATGGGAATTCAGCCGACGATCCTCTCCCTCAGCTTAACCCTTATGAGTCATCTACCGATTCGCCCTTTGATGGCCGTCTAGATCTCGATCTTGATAATCTTTTTGATGACCCTTTTAATGCTCCGACTATTCCTAATGCCCAAGACCCCACACGTAAGCAAGATCACTTTTGCCGGCCTGGAATGACAATGATTAACGGAAAAAGAATTTGTAAGATTTGCGGGAGAGATCTTGACTAATGAGAACAAAGCGACAAATTCGCATTAAAGCATTGAGGGGAATATTGGGACTCGTTGATAAAAACTTTGTTAAGAAAGGAAGAGCTTCGGGGTACTCATATTGTTGTATCTTTTGGTATCGGATAAGAAGTATTGGACTAGGATTGAAAATGCTATTTACCGGGAGATTACCTATTGCTGAGTTTGTTGATTTGAATAATTTGCCCAAGTATCAGCATATTTTATGTCCAATATGTCTTATTAGATATCAAAATAGGAAAGTTCAATATTATGAGTGTGAGAAGTGCGGGTGGCATCAATTTGAAAATCCTGTTTGTAATAGGTGTAAGTGAACAGTGAAACTTAGGCTATCTAAAAAAGGAAGAGAGTGGCAAGAGAAGTTGCATAAACTTGGTTCGAGAACAAAAAAAGATCTTGATTTTTATTTGAGTTTCGAATATAATTTTAGTACAGGAGATCCTTTTGATGCTATATACCAAGCGAATAGATTACTTCCCAGTTGGAAAGCCGACACTCCGGAATTAATGTGCATGGATCATTGGGAGTTCATTAAAGATGATTAAGAGATTATTGATAAAAATTATTGCCGGACTTTGGCTGAGCGGGCCGCGTTATTGGTGGTCGAGAGGGTACCGGGTTTTGTTTGAGAGAAAATACAAGTATGTCGCCATGCCTCAGGTAAAGAATTTAGCTGACGTTGCAGGGATTCTTCGGCAGGTTATTTGGACTCAAGATAGCTGGAATAAGCTATTTGATTCAATTAGTTATCCTGGCAAAGTCTACGAGACAAAGAAAGACGACTGTGATGGATTCGCAATTCTAGCAATTGAGCTTCTCAAACAGCTTCAGATTCGAGGCTATATGTATACTTATATTCCAAAGCAGTGGCAAAAATCGCATACAATTTGCGTGTTTAGATATGGGGGTTTTGTGTGTTGTTTTAATAATTTTTATTTAGTTAAGACAGATGCAAGTACATTCAAAAGGTTTAGGGATCAATATTTCAGCGAGCCCACTATAGTGTGGGATCTGAGAGATGAGAATTTTAGGAGGATTGACAACATATGAGACATACAGATGTTTTAGATGGAAAAGAACTTCGAACAAGCCTTAGAGATGGGATTAATAAGCTTGCTCGAATGGTTAAGAGAACCCTTGGACCTGGCGGACTCCCAATTATTCTCCAGCGCGAGGGCCAAGATCCTTCGGGTCGCCCTTTAAACCCCTTAGTGACGAAAGACGGAGTAACGGTCGCTGAATATATCAAGAGGTTTGAGGAAGTTCATGAGAATAATGCTCTTCAGGCTATTAAAGATGTAGCACGAAAAACCAATCACGAGGCAGGAGATGGGACAACAACTGCCATTGTCCTTGCAGAAGCTATCTTTAACGAAGCCCTCAAGTACATTGAAATTGGAGAAGAGCCTCAAAATTTGTTTGATCAGATTCAACTACAGGCAAAAGCCGTTTTGGATAATTTGATTGATCATGCAAAAAAAGTTGAAACCAGAGAAGAGATTATCAATGTAGGAAAAATCTCTGCTAACAATAATATAGAGATTGGACAAATTATCAACGAAGCAATCGAAACCGTTGGAGAGGACGGAGTTATTGTTGTCGAGGAAGGCGTTTCTCGGGAGACAAATTTACGGACGGTTGACGGTTTTCAGATTGCTAGAGGATTAATTGGGTATCATTATTTTCAAACAAACCCTGAAACTGCAGAAGCTATTTTGACAAAACCAGCAATTATTGTTTACAATGGTGTAATAAGTAGTTTCAGCCAGATTGTTCCCATTGTTCAGAAGATCGTGGGGGATCCTCCCGATATGAGCATGAAGATGTTTATTATTGCTAACGATATTGTTGGAGATGCTTTGAATTGGTTGGTTTTGAATAAAAGAATGCAAGGGCTTCAGGTTGCCTGTATTAAATCTCCTGACGCTACCGATCAGAGAGCTTTGATGTTAGAAGATATTGCTATTATGGTTGGTGCCAATGTTCTGGGGGAGGCGGGAAAATCTCTTGAAGCAGCCACACTTGAAGATATTGGGTGCGCGGATAAAGTAGTTGCTGGAAGATTTTTTACAACCATCTACGGTGGAAGTGGAGACGAAGAAACTATTTTAAAGAGGGTTGACTCTCTTAAAGAGCTTAGAAAAAACGCTTTCTCTGAGTTTGACAAAGATAGAATTAGCGGACGTATTGCTGGACTTAGCAATGGAATGGCAGTTATTAGTGTTGGAGGGGCGACAAAGATTGAAGTGAAAGAAAAGAAGGATCGAGTTGAGGATGCCTTAAACGCTACGAGAGCGGCAATTAGTGAGGGGGTTGTTCCTGGGGGTGGAATGGCCCTGTATCGTGCGCGAGAAACGCTTGATTATGATAGTTACGGAGGAAAGATTCTGAATATCGCCTTACAGGCTCCTATCCGAACAATCATTTTAAATACCGGAAGGGCCCCTGATTTAATCGTTCCGCAGATCAAAGAAGAATATGAGAGCGGGTATAATGCAAAATCTCATGAAATAGTTGACATGATGAAAGATGGAATTATTGATCCGGTTAAAGTCGTGAGGTCAGCTCTTATCAATGCTCTTAGTATTGCAGGACTGCTGGCCACATGTGGCGGAAGCGTAGCAGAGGTCGATTAATATGTCCGAAGCGAAGTTTCCATTTACTAAAGATTTTCAACGATCAATCCTTAGGTTGATGTTAACAGAGGAGTATTTTTGTAGCAAAGCAATCACCTATTTACAGGATTCTTACTTCGAGAATGTCTATCTTTCTTGGGTGTTCAATACTATCAAAAGATACTATGAACAATGGAACGCGCTCCCTTCAAACGTGTTTCTCAAAGAAGAGCTTAACAAAGTAGTTCCAGAAGAAAGAGAAAACTATCGGGCTCTTGTTATAGCGGTTGCCGATGCAGATGTTAAAAATAAAGAGTACATTAAGACAAAGCTGACAGATTTTATTCGGTTAAATAGATTCAAAATTGCGCATTCGGCTTCTGCTAATTTGTTTAATAATGCTCAGTTTGAAAAAGCCTACAGCTATACTCAAAATCAAATTAATGAGATTAGACAGGTTGATTTTGTTAAAGATGATATAATTGAGGTGAGCGAAATCTATTCTATTCTTGATAAGGTTAGACATATTAATGTAAATAAGATTCCGATTGGAATTCCTATCTTCGATCAATATCTAGAAGGAGGAATTCCGAAACAGTCGGTGACGACTATCATTGGCGGCTATAATTCTTACAAAACCTCGATGCTGATTAATTGTGCCTATCATGCTGCTAGAGTAGGAAAAAAGGTGATATTCATATTTCATGAGGGGCGGAGGGAGCAAATTCTTTCTCGTTTCCTTAGCCGAGTTACTCTTATTCCATATAACAAAATTATTTCAAGCCCGCCTTCTTCTGAAGAAAAGGTGCTTATTGATAAGGCCAGAAAATTTTTAAGTGATCATATCATTATTAAACCAATGAGAAAAGTAGGTGTAAGCGTAGAAGACGTGTACGATTATGTAAAGTTTAAGATGAAAGAATTCCCCTGTGATATGTTGGTGTGTGATTATGGTCAGAAGCTTAATCCTCGAAAAAGATATTCAGAAAAAAGACACAATCAACAAGAGGTGTGGGATACGTTTGATCTAATGTCGGCCGAATTGGATATTGCTATTCTTACTGCAGCTCAATTTAATAGAGAAGGACATAAACAATCCCATAGTTTTAAGATTGTTCGCTCTGTTAGTGTGAGCGAGTGTATTGGGATAGCTCAAGTATCGGAGACTATTTTTACAATTAACCCATACAAAGAGGGTCAATTTGTTTTATGCCTTGATAAGCAAAGAGACGGAAGGACTGGAAAGCTAGTTTTATGCGAAATGAATATGTCGAGAATCATCACTCATGATCCAGAATTGATGCAAACAGAAGTGACTTTGGAGGAAATAGATGCAAAGTATGAGTGATCATAAATATCAATACTTTTTGAAAAGATGCTCTAGCTTTGATTTAAAAGGCTTTCTTGTTGACAATGGAATTGAATTTGAAGAAAATGGATCTCAACTCATATTTGAAAAATGCCCCAAGTGCGGAAGATCAAAAAAGTTTTACGTTAATCAAGATACAAAACAATTTCAGTGTTTTAGGAAGAGCTGTAGATTCGGAATTGGACAAAATTTAGCTCATCTTGTAGCCTATATAGACAACACTACATATTGGCAAGCTTTCTATAAAATTGTTGGAAAACGAAAAAAGCTTCCAGTTGTCCTAAGTGGTGAGTTGAAAGACCCCTATAGTAGCAAAGACAAAAAAATTAAGCTTGAGACTTTACCGGAAATTATTTTGCCATATAATTTCTACGATTTTGAGAGATCGCACAGGGCAAATAGAGAAGGGTTTCTCTATTTAGAATCGCGAGGAATTAATAAAGATCTAGCAAGAAAATTTGATCTGAGATATTGTCCAGAAATGAAAAGAGTTATTTTTCCTGTAAAAATGTATGACAAGATTGTCGGATATCAAGGAAGAGATATTACTAATAGGTGGAAAGCCGATTCTAAATATCCAAAAGCTCTAACATCAAAAGGGTTTCAAAAGTCTAAGGCTCTTTTCAATTATGATAATGTAAGAGATAAAAAGCTGGTTACTATTGTTGAAGGCCCTGTAGATGCAATTAAAGCTCATCGGATCAATGCAGTCGCTCAGTTTGGAAGTATTTTATCTGAATATCAGCTTCGATTGATTAGAGAGATTCCCAATCTTGAAACTGTTATTGTAGCTTTAGATTCTGATGCTATTGAAGCGATAGATGAAACGGCAAAAATACTTGCCCCTTTTTACGACATTTTTGTTATTAGATTCCCAGACGGCAGAGATCCTGGGGACTTCTCTCCGGAAGAAATAGTTAATTTTGCAAAAAGTGCTTGCACTTATAATTATTATAAGCTATAATTAGAGTGAGGGAGGACATTATGGATAATAAACAGCTAACCGAAGAGTTTATGAAGTACAGGGATTTTGTTTATGACCTGGTCAACAAACAAAAAATTCATAATCTCCATTTGCTTGCAATGGAAAAAAGGGATTTAATCCAAGAGTGTAATTTATTTCTTGTCCGCGCTCTATTAGATTGCGAGAGACACACTGCCGAAAGACTCAAGAACAAAGAAAGGTGTCGAGAGGAGTGTTGTATCGATTCTTTGAGAGAAAGTGCAAAAGGATATATTAGGAGGTCGCGTCGGGCTCTTGAAAAGAAAGAAGAGCTTAACCGATATATTGACTCGGTTGATGATATCAAAGAGCTGAAGAAATTTGTCGATGAAGAACTTTTGAAGATTGGAAAAAAATCTACTTACATCTATATGTACGTCAAATGCCTTTTGATTAATATCGGAAAGAGAATTATGACTCAAAAACGCCTTCCAGGCGTGTATAAAGATCATTATAAGGATGAGGAAGGAAATTCAAAGTCGCTGATTTACTATAATCTTAGTGATATTGATTGGAGTAATTATTAGGAGAAATTATGAATAAACGTAAAAAGGGGAATCGCTACGTAGATCATTTTTTAGAGTTTGGTAGGCACAGAGGAACCCCTTTTAAATTTGTTTCTAGCGGCTATTTAAAGTGGATGATTTGGCAAGCAGAGACGAATTCCAACACTTGGTTTACGGATGAAGATGTCGAAGCAGCTCGACATGTTTTGTTTAATAGGAGACGTTGGGCTAGAAAGGGGGAAGCGTGAAAAGAGTTTCGGTTACTAAAATTGTTCAGTTCGAGGCCGGACATAAGCTTTGGAATGATCATCTGACCGAAAAGCAGAATCAAGAGATATATGGAGCTTGCTATAGGGATAAGGATTGTGTTGGACACGGACATACTTATACTTTAGAGGTTACTGTTATCGGTCCGGTGGATGAAAACGGTTTTGTTATTAATTTTAAAGATTTAAAGAGCATTATTCAAGAAGAGATTGTTAGCGAGTGCGATCACAGGTTTCTCAACCAAGAACTTCCTTATATAACCACTTGCGAAAATATGGTTCAAGACTTTTGGAAGAGAATATGGGTCCGCCTACCAGACGCGGTTAATCTTAAAAAAGTTCGATTATGGGAAACGGCGAATAGTTATGCTACAATAGAGGATTTGAGTGTTTGATCATCTAAAAAATTGCCGAAGATGTAAGCTTTGTTTAGGGCGGACTCAGGTAGTAGTTTCGCGAGGAAAACTGGAGTCTCGAATTATGTTGATCGGAGAAGCCCCCGGAGCAGATGAGGACAGAACCGGACTCCCGTTTGTGGGAAAAGCGGGGCAGGTTTTAGAAAAGATATTGGAACAAGCACAACTTAATTTAAATGACAACATTTATGTTACTAATATTGTGAAGTGTAGGCCTCCTAACAACAGGGATCCTGAACTCGATGAGGTGAGAGCGTGCGCTGATTGGTTAGAGCAACAAATTAAAGCAGTCGCTCCAAAAGTCATTGTAACAGTTGGGAGAATTGCGAGCCAATGTTTGCTGGGGGGCTATTTTCAACGTATTACAAAATCAAGAGGTAAGGTTTTTAACGCTTATTATAGCGGGATCCAATGCAAAATTGTTCCAGTCTTTCATCCAGCATATCTCCTGTATAATCAGAATGAGAGGGCTTGGAATCAAACTGTTAATGACTTCATTTTAGTAAGAGAGATAGCATTCAATGAAAAATAGAGATAGTCGCCTTGACAAAAAAATTAATTTGACCAAAGAGGGGGATGGGGGAATTTTCTATTCAATTCAAGGCGAAGGAAAATATACCGGTGTCCCTTCTGTATTTATTCGTACAAGCGGCTGTAATCTTAGATGTAAGTGGAAAAATAGTGACGGATCATTTACTGTGTGCGACACTCCTCACAGTAGTTGGAATCCAGAAAAAAATCTTGTTACAATAGAAGAGATTGTTGAAAAAGTTAAAAGGTTCAAATGTAAACATGTTGTAGTTACGGGCGGCGAACCATACGTGCAAAAGTCTGTTGCTGACTTAATTAATGTTTTAGTTGAAGACGGGCACTATATAACGGTTGAGACTAATGGAACAATTTATTGGCCTTCTAAGGCTCAATTTATTTCACTTTCACCAAAATTAGAGTCAAGCAATTCGGCTTGTTGGAAAGCAAGGAGATTGATTGATCAAGTAATTAATAGTTTTTTAGCCGATGGGGTCGACTACCAGGTAAAATTTGTCATGCATAACTTTTCTGATTTATCAGAAATTGTTGACTTTCAGGGAGATTTCGGTATTCCTGATGACAAGATATGGCTGATGCCTCAAGGAATTACCGATGAACAGCTCAAGGAGAGAGCCAGTTGGGTTATTGAGCTTTGCAAAAGAGCTGGGTGGAATTTCGCTACGAGAGCCCATATTTGGCTCTACGGATCAAAAAAAGGAGTATAGAATGTCAAACAAGAAGAAAAGTGCTATCATTAGCATTTCAGGAGGAATGGATTCCGTAACTTTGCTTTATTATCTTCATGATCAAGAGTATGATCTTAAGGCTTATTCATTCTTCATGAATTCAAAGCATAATGAGAAGGAGTTACCACTTGCAAAATGGCATTGCGATAAACTAAATATCCCTCATCAGACCATCGATATTAGCTATATCAATGGTTTGTTTAAGTCAGATCTTTTAAAGAGCGGGGGAGAGATTCCTGAAGGATTGTATGATCAAGAAAGCATGAAACAGACCGTCATTCCGTTCAGGAATGGGATTATGTTGTCAAATCTTGTTGGAATTGCTGACAGCGTGGAAGCCGATTATGTCGCTCTTGGATCTCACGCCGGAGATCATGCTATTTATCCAGATTGTCGTCCAGATTTCAATATTGCTTTTGAACAAGCCGCCAAGGCTGGAACCTTTAGAGGAGTAGAGTTTCTTAGGCCGTTTCAGAATATGACAAAAAGTCAAGTGGGCGAGGTTGGGCTTGATCTTGGGGTTGACTATTCGACAACGTGGTCGTGTTATAGGGGCGAAAACAGACCTTGTTTGAAATGTGGAACGTGTACGGAGCGAACTGAAGTTTTTATTGACAATAGAGTTCAAGACCCTCTGTTAACGCTTGATGAATGGATGGCGGCTCAAAAGTTTTACTGGGAGTGTAAAAATGAGGAGTAGAAGAGAATATAGATTAGATTGGGGAGAGTTTGACAGTTTATGCGTTCAGTTAGCGTGGAAAGTCAAAGATCTTGAGTTTGATAAGATTGTTGGAGTTTCGCGCGGCGGACTTCCTATCGCTGGATATTTATCAAAGCTTTTTGAAATAGAGAATGTTGTTGGGCTATCAATGGTTGATAAGAGTTGTTGGCCTTCTAAGCTAAGTAATGCTTTGATAGTAGATGATGTCTTCTGTACCGGAGAGACTTTTCGGACAATTGAAAAAAAAATTAATTGTATAAATTTCTGTTTTTTTGCTGCACTATATAAACAAGATGATTGCGCTAAAACAAGCAAGTATCTTTTCGTTCGAGAGACGAGCGACTGGATTGTTTTCCCAACCGAAACTATTTTAATCCCGAGGGAAAAAGATGAATAGTCAAAATTTACCAGATATTCAAAATTCAAAAGACAAATATGACAAAAAGATTAACTGGGTGGGAATTCGTAATTATAAAATTCCGTTTAGCGTAAAAACAAAAGGGGAGGGAGTTACGACGACTGTGGGAACTGTTTCTCTTGCTGTTGATCTTAGTACAGAAAGTCGCGGGGTCAATATGAGTCGGTTTTCTCAAGTCATTGAAAGAGCGCTTGAGAAGAAGTTGCTTGATAGCGATCTTGTTAATGATATGGTTGACGCATGTCGAGATCAGCTTCAGCAGACTGATTCAAAGATTCGAATTGATTTTCCATATTTTGTTAAAAAGAAAGCTCCAGTTAGCGGAGAAGAGTCTCATTTTTACTACGATTGTCATTTCGAAGGCGTATTAGAAAACGGAGAAAAGGATCTTTTTTTGAGCGTCAGTGTTATGTACACGTCTCTTTGTCCTTGTAGCAAAGAAATGAGTTCTAATGGAAACGGAGCGGGGCACGGGGCTCATAATCAAAGGTCGACCGGAACCATTAAGATTCGCTTTAAAGATATGAAAAATTTTATTTGGATTGAAGATCTTGCTCAGATAATTGAACAAGCTGGAAGCTGTCCAATTTGGAATACTCTCAAAAGGCCTGACGAAAAATATGTCACAGAGAGGGCCTATGATAATCCTGGATTTGTCGAGGATATGGTTCGTAAGATTGCTGTTGTTTTAGATGAGATGGGGGATAAGATCGACTACTACCAAGTAACAGCCGACCACGATGAGAGCATTCATCAGTGTAATGCTATTGCAACATTAGAAAGGAATTTTCGTGAAAAAGACAAATGACAGGTTGCTAGTTTCTCATGAGTGCCCGAAAATGCTCTTTGGACCTTCTTTGACATTCAATGATTTTGATTATTGCTTAGTTCATATGTGCGAGCGGGATCCGGAGTATTTGCAGTTTTATATTGACAGAGCAAAAAAAGGACGAATAATTTTCCTTGATAATAGTGTTTTTGAGTTGGGAGAGTCTGTTACTGCTGATTTTCTTTTAAAGTACGCAAGAATGATTAATCCTACTCATATCGTTCCTCCAGATGTTTTACATAATGGACCTGCTACAGTTGCAAGCGTTGAAAATTTTATTGCTCGAATGAAGGAAGAGAGATTAGAGTATAAAATCATCGCAGTTGCTCAGGGAAAAACCGAACAAGAATACTTTGATTGTTATTCTACATTAGTTAATAATCCCGGTGTTAGCGTTATTGCTATTCCATATGATGTTTTGTTTTATGATGATGAACTTATTCCAAAATATGGCAAAGAAGTTCTTCGCTTTGTTGAAGCGCGGCATAAACTAATCAATCGACTTATTGAAAAAGGGCTTATTAACAGAGAGAAACACCATCATCTTCTTGGATGTAGCGATCCTATCGAGTTTATCAAATATAGGGATGGAAATAGATACGACTTTATTGTATCTGTGGATACAAGCTGTCCTATCATTCATGGATATTTTGACATGAAAATTAGCTATCTTTTTGGATTGAGGGGAAAGAAGAAAAAAGATCTTTTAGCCAATAACCTTGACGTTAAGCTTACGATTAGGCAAATGCAATGCATCTTGTATAATATAGAGGTATTTAAGTACCTCGTTGCACAGGAGAAAAGAAATGTCGAGGAATGACAAAGAATTGGAGGGTGTGAACTTACTAGGGAATCAGAATGTAAAATATTCTGATAAGTATAATCCTGAAGTTCTAGAGACGTTTCGGAATAAGCATTTAGATACCGAGTATATGGTAACTTTTAATTGTCCCGAGTTTACGTCTCTTTGTCCAAAAACTGGGCAGCCGGATTTTGCTACGATTTATATCAGCTATGTCCCGGATGAATTGATGGTCGAATCAAAGTCATTAAAGCTGTATTTGTTTTCGTTTCGCAATCAGGGAGATTTTCATGAGGATTGCGTAAATATCATTATGAAAGATTTGAAGAAGCTGATGAACCCTAGATATATCGAAGTGGTGGGAGAGTTTCTCCCTCGGGGCGGAATTAGCATTGATCCTTTCTCGAGCTCTTGCAATGGGAGTCCCGAGTGGGAAAATTTTAGACAGCATCGACTAATACAGAGAAATATCAATTGTAAAAAGGTAGACAACCGATAATGTTTATTTTTGCAGTAGGAAGTCATGGAACAGGAAAAACCACGGTGTTGAGAGAAATCTCAAACCGAACCGGAGATTTATACTTAGATGGGATTAGCCGGCCTGTTATTAGAGCAAATCTACCTATTGGAAAACCCGAATATCAAAGCTTAATTGACGACTTAACTATTCATATTCAAAAACATTTTATTGACTACGATAAGCTGGTATATTTTACGCGCAATGTTTTTGACTGTATTGCTTATGCAAAGGTAAATATTCGGGACTTTAGCAACGAAAAAAAAATGATTGACTTTTATCACAAAATCAAAGACGATTCAATTTTCTTCTATTTTCCAATTACGTTTGAATTAGAGGGAGATTCCGAGAGATCGGGGAACCCGCTGTATCAACAAAGGGTGGATGATGAAATTCGAAAGTTACTTTATGAATATGATGTTCCACATTTTGTAGTGGCTGGAACAATTGATGAGAGAATTGATTTTATTTTAAGTAAGGTTTCATTAATGAGGCTTGCTTCATCAAAAGAGGATTGAGATGAATGTTGTTATTTTTAGCTCGCGCACAGGTTCGGATGCTCAACACATAGCCGATCGCCAATGGGAATTGGGGATTAGCGCAGTTGTTTTTGTTACAAATAACGCAAAATCTCCTCTGTTGAAAGGCGGTTGGAATTCAAATCTAATCTATGTTCTTCCAAAAAATCCAACTCTTGAGGACTATAAAGAAGTCTTAGTTCGAATTGAAGAGTTTATGCCTATCGACTATATTTTTCTTATGGGATATATGAGGGTTATTCCTGAAGAAATTTGTGCCGAGTACAAAATCTATAATCTTCATCCTGGAGACATAGTAAAATTCCCCGAGCTTAAAGGAAAAGATCCTCAAGAGAAGGCATATCGTTTAGAGCTTCCATCGACTGGGGTTGTAATCCATAAAGCTACAAAAGACGTAGATTGTGGGGAAATTATGTATCGACGCGAGTGCAAAATCAACTATCAGAAAGGAGTTTCTCAGCTCTATCACACCTTAGGACAGCTAGCCAAAAGATCTTGGTATGAGTTTATCTTAGGGCTAACTCGTTGAAATTATTGAGAAACAAAGTTCTTGCACTTTTTTGCAAAATATGTTATAATATAATTAGATAGGATGTATAATACAAGTGGTTCTAACATAAACACCTAGAGGAGGTCAAATTATGACTACTACCTTAGACATGACTGAGAATGCTGCAACTGTCGAAACTCCCAATACCGACGCCACGGCGAGTGCCGAGGAGTGGTTTGGTAAGACTTTCGAGTTGGAGCGAAAGAATGGGAATGTTACCAAAGTTCGTTTTACGAAAAAGCGAGCTGACATTCTCCGTCGCCTTTTGGCCGGTGAAGCTGCTGCAGATATCATCGGACAGGGTTTCAACAAATCCACCGTTACTATCGTCAACTACCAGGCGAGGAAACTTGGATTGTTGAACAAATAAGGTTAGCTTTAATGGAAAGAGTTGAGCTACACCTTCACACTATGTATTCTTTCCTCGACGGAGTTGGGACACCTGAAGAGTACGTAAAAAGAGCTAAGAAACTCGGGATGAAGGCCATAGGTATTACCGATCACGGTACTGCCTGTGGCCTTTTCCATTTTCATGAAGCTTGCAAAACAGAAGATATTAAGCTTGTTTTAGGCGTTGAGTTTTATACGTGCGAAAAGTTTTTTCTTCCTGAAAAAAAGACAAAGAAAAAAATTGAAAGACGACATATTGTTGCTCTTGCTAAGAACCATGCCGGGTATCTTAATTTATTGAAGCTTGCTTCGTTAGGATTTAAGACGTTCAACTACCGGCCTTTGATTAGTATTCAAGATCTGTTTGATCATAAAGAAGGCCTAATCGTTACTACTGCATGCATTGCATCTTCTGTCACAAGCGAAGAGCTCTTCATTGAGTTTAAAAAAGAGCTTGGCGATGATTTTTATGCTGAGATTCAGCCGCTTGATCTTAGTACGCAGTGGAATAGGGAGTATAAAAATTTTGAAAAGACTGAAAAGAATTCTCAAATCGATCACAATAGACAGATGATTGAATGGGCCCGCAAACACAATGTGAAACTAATTCATACTTTGGATGTTCATTATCCGAGTAAACAAGATAAGCAGATTCAAGATATCTTTATTCTTAATTCGTTTGCAGGAAAAGATGGATGGCATTTTGCTACTGATAATCATTATTTGATGACCGCTGAAGAATCTTGGGAAGAGTTCAAGAAGCACGGGCACGATAAGATTTTTACTAAAGAAGAATTCAACCAATCGGTTCAGAATTCCAATGAAATAGCAGATAAGGTAGAGATATATGAGTTAGGAAGAAGGCCTGAGGTTGTTAGATTTCCTATTGAAGACCATCCTTTATCAAAAGAAAAAATGACCTCTGAGGACCTCTTACTTACTATTGTTAAAAAGAATAAGAAAATTCCTATCCGAGATGAATATATTCAAAGATTGAACTTCGAGCTGACGGTAATAAAAGAGAAAGGTTTTGCTGACTACTTCCTTATTATTGAAGATATTGTTCGATGGTGTAGGGCTAATGATATCCTTGTTGGGCCAGGTCGTGGATCTGTTGGAGGATCTTTGCTTTCTTATGCATTAGATATTACTAAACTAGATCCTATCAAATATGATATGCCGTTTGAAAGGTTTCTTGATATTAGTAGAACTGATTATCCCGATATTGATCTAGACTTTTCTGATCAGGAATCAGTGTTTGGTTATTTGAGACAAAAATATGGACATGATAAAGTAATTAGAGTTGGGATTCTGCAGGGCATCAAAACAAAAACAGCTATTAAAGATGCTTACAGGGTTCTTCGAAAAGAAGCTTATGACTATGCATACATAAATACAATTACTAAAGACATTCCGTCCTCTGGCCCTGGAGTTAATGAGCGTGAATGGTTTGAAGAGTTTTTGTTTAGCGAGGGGAATGAAGAGCTTCAGGGATTTTTTGTTGCCAATCAAGATGTGTTCAAAGCAGCGTTAAAGATGGCAGGCAAAATCAAGACTAATAAAGTTCATCCTTGCGCGATTGTAATTGTTCCTGGAAATCCAACAGACTATATTCCGGTTGTAATAAATAAGCCAAACGCACTTGATGCAACCCCAATGACTGGATATGATGGAAGATATCTAGAAAAAGCGGGATTAGTCAAGTTTGATATTCTATCTCTGAATACTCTGAGAGATATTCAAGGGTGTCTTAGATTACTCAAATTGAGAAGAAATATAGATCTAGATATTTATAGTTTAGAGCCGACCGATAAAAAGGTTCTAGACAAGTTTAGAAAAGGAGATACTGAGTCAGTATTTCAGTTTAATACGGCTTTGTCGACTCCTCTTTTAGAAAGATCAAAAGCAGATACGTTTAATGACCTAGCAATTATTACAGCAATAGGTCGACCGGGACCATACAGGCTTGGAAAAATGGACGAGAAGTATGTTGATCGAAAATTAGGAGAAAAGGCAATAACTTATGTTCATCCTGCTTTAGAGCCAATTTTGAAAGATACATATGGGCTGATGGTCTATCAAGAGCAAATCATGAGAATTTTTCAGTCTTTAGGGGGTTTTACCGCCGTAGAATCGAATCATATTAGAAAAGCTATTTCAAAGCCTGGGGGACTAAAACAAGAGGCAAAAGATCAATTCATTAATTACGCAACGACACAGCTTAATCCTCCAATGAGCGAGGATGGAGCTCATACTTTGCTTAAAGAAATGGAAAACTACGCGAGCTATTGCTTCAATAGATCTCATTCTGTTTGTTATTCGTATATAGGATATATATGTCAATATCTAAAAACCTATTATCCGTTAGAGTGGTGGGCATCCGTATTCCAGAATTGCTCGACGGATGACTTTAAGGGGTTTGTTGAAGACGATAAGAACAGTTTTTTACGCGATATTCTAATTGAACCAGAAATCAACGAAAGCGAAAAAGAGTTCAGACTTAACGAAAATGAGAAACTGGTTATGCCCCTCGCTTATGTTACCCAAGTTGCCGATGAAGCAATTGAAGAGATTATTTCTAAAAGACCTTTTAATAGTTTCAAGGATTTTTGGACTCGAATAGAAAAAAGAACCGTAAAGAAGAATGTGATTGAAAATTTAATTTTATCGAATACATTTAGAAATATAGAGCCAGAGAAAAGCATTAGAGATCTCATCATGCATTTCTATTTTTTGAGAAAAGAAGACGTTCCAAAGAAGTTTGACAATATTGATAATACCTTCGCTTTTGAAGAACTTAAGAAAAATGCTCTTTCAATTTATAGGACCGATTGGGTAAGAAGATTTGATACTCTTTTTACAAAGGGAACAATTGGGGATTATACTAAAATTCCTCCTATTGATAACCAGACTGTTCGCATAGGAGGTTTAATCGACCTTGTTCAGAAAGCAAAGACAAAAACCGATAAAGATTTTTATCGAGTGAAGGTCAAAAACGGAGATAATGTCATAACAGTTTACGTTTGGAGCGATATTCTACCGGCGGTGAAAGATAAGTTAGTTCCCGGTATAATGGTTGAAATAGTAGGATCAACTAGCAAATTTGGACTAGCTCTCAATTCAATTAAGTGTATTGTTGTATAATGGAGGTAGGAGACAATATGAGACTAATTATTGGACTTATAGGGGCGAAAAGAGCAGGAAAAGACACAGTAGGACAGATTGCTCTCGAGCGATTTGGAGCATCTGGAACAATTTGTTTTGCAAGGTGCTTTAAAGATGAAATTATGAAAGAGATTTTTAAGTTTACCGCAGAACAAATAGACGGAGACGAGAAAGATAGTTTTTTAAGCAAAAATGTTCCTTTAAGCACTAAAACCGTAAGACAGATTATTCATAAAGTAGCAGACCTTTACAATCGCTTGAAAAATAAAAATGTGATTAATCCATACTCAATTTCAGTGAGTTCGTGGGATAGGCACGTTTTTGTTGGAGGAAAAAATACCTATAGAGATGTGATTAAATTTGTTGCTACTGAAATTATTAGGCATATTTGTCCTACGTGGCATATCGAGATGGCATTCAAAAATGTTCAACCTCAGGGGGTATATCTTGTTACTGATATGAGATTTGAAAATGAATATGAACACTGTAAGAAAACATTTGGAGATGAATTCTATTTGGTATATGTCAAAAATGAGGTTGCCGAGGAAAAGGGAAAAGATAACCATCCGTCGGAGCAGGGATATCTAGTTCTTCGGGATAAGGCCGATGCGGTTGTTGATAGTGTGTATGGAGAATTAGAACAGTTGGAAAAGGATTCGGCAAAAGTATTTAAAAAGATTCAAAGAAAGGTTTTAAAAAAGGGCGATGAAGAATCAACTACTTAATATTTTGCTTAATCTTCAGTATATCAAAAGGTACTCAACTCATAGAGTCAATTGTTCTCAGTCTGTTGCGGCTCATAGTCATGTTGTCATTTGTTTGGCTGCTATTATTGCCGAGTGCGAAAATGCGCGAAGAGGAGAGAATGAAGAAAAATTAGATATGTTAGCGATCTATTCTAAAGCTGCATGGCACGATGTCCCCGAATCTATGCTGGGGGATATCCCTGCTCCTACAAAAAATTTTGATGATGAAATGCGAGCCAAAACTAAACAAATTGAGACAAAATTATTTGATGAGGCTCTCTTACATTTACCTAGAGAAGCTAAAAAGAATATTCGCCGAGCCACTCTCAACTGCAAAGATGGAATAGAGGGAGAAATTATTGATCTTGCAGATTTACTTGAGCGGCTAATTTATTTAACAGAAGAACGCCGTAGTGGAAATACTAAATTTAACAAGGTATATAAGAATACTATTAGTCAATTAAATGACAAATATTATGGCCCATTGCTTGAGAAATATCCGATGGCTAAAACGATAATGGATTATTTTGTCAACGAATGGGATCAGGAGGGAGACTATGAAAGTGTGGATCCGAGACCCCAAAACGAGTAAATCGTCCGTCACTCTTACTTTACTTGTTATTGCTTTTTTTGTGTCAATTATCAAACTTTTACTATCGGGAATGACAATTCAGGGAATTTCTCTTGGCGAGTTTTCTGGAACCGATTTTGCAACGGTTGTAGGATCAATCGGGGCCCTCTATGGTTTTAGAAAACATACCGATTTGAGCGGAGAGGAAGAGGAAAGTGTTTGATAAGGTTTATTTGTTTCTTTGTCGATTGCCTTACTCTTTTGGAGTCGGCCGAGTTCTTCAGCATAACCCTTTGCATTGGCAATTTTGGTATAAACAGTGTTTTCATTTGATAGGTGGGGTGTCGCTTGGATTTAGTTTAGGATGGAATTGGATTATATGGGTTTTGTTTGGTAATGTGTTTACATTTTTTCTTGGATTTAAAGAGTGTGAAGATGTTCGGAATGGGCAATCAATAACTAAAACAATATTCGATGTTCTTTTTTGGATTGTTGGTCTAAATATTGGACGTCTTCTATGGGGTTTCATTTTATGAACTTTTTAAAATTTTTGTTAAGACTCCTTGTTAGAAATTTTAAAGGCCTAGTAATTGGAGTTTTGTTAATTTTAGTTGCTATTTTTACGTATAACTATATTCAAGACAGACAAGAGAAAGATAGACTATACAAAGAGCTGATCGGTAAAGATGAGAAGTTCAAAAAGCTTAATGACTATACTGGAAAGTTGGAAAGCCGATATCGCACTCAAAAAGAGCTTTTTGAGGAAGTCAAGAAGGAGTTTGAAGAAGCTCTTGATGAAGCAAATGGTCGAATTAAGTCAATTACTGAAACCACCTTTGAGCTAAAAAAGAAAATTCGGCAAGCCGAGCAAAGTGACGATTGGAGTTTTTTTAATCTTGATGGAGGCTATTTCTTGAATGAAGTTAGAATTCAAGGTGAAGATAGCCCGCCAATTGGCTGGGTTTTAATTAAAAAAGATCATAGTGTTGAAAGTGGAAATTATTTGTTTGAAATAGTGGTCAAGAGTTTTGAAGTTAAAGACGAGCAGACTGGAAAGATAAAAGTTTTTACCAAAGCATTTTATGTTGTCAAGGAAAGCGGGCTTGCAGAGAAGAGAGAAATTAAAGATTGGAAAGACATTCCCTATCCGCTACCCATTAAAGGCGGAATCATAATTACTGATCCGACAGAGCAGGACGATTCTAAAAAGAATACATTTATTTGGTGGGCTCCTCGTTTTGGTTTAGGAGCTAATATTGGTGCTAATCTAAATGGATTCATAGCAAAGCCAAACCTAACTTTCTCGACTTCGGGATATGGAAAAAGTAAAAACGATTTGAAGTTTAAATTTGTCAATATCGGAGTAGACTTTGACAAATCTATCAAAAATCTTGGAGTTAATTTTAAACCGATAATGTATAGGCCTTTGGATATCTTTCCAAATACCTATCTGGGTCCAGGAATTGGATATGATATCAACGACAATAAAAGTTTGTTTCTGAGTTTAGAAGTAAATTTTTAATGTATAATAAAAATAAAGGAGGGTCGAAAATGGCACTTAATAAGAATTTTTTAAGAGAACAAGCTAAGCATGACGAAGAGCGCAAACAGGCAGCTCTTTCTGGCGGCGGCGGAAGAATTGTTACTATTCCCTATTCAACGAATGGGAACAATACTCTTCTCCGTGTTCTTCCGGCTCGCCCAGAGACCGACGGAATTCCTTTTCATGAAATTACACTTCATTATGGATTTATTGGAGGAGATGGTAAGAATCGAGTTTATGTTTGTTCAAAAGAAAAGCACGGAGCTTGTCCAATTTGTGATCGAGCTGATTGGCTTACAGCTAATCAAAAGCAGAAAGAGGCTCAGAATATTGGCCCTCAGACTTTCTTTCTTTACAACATAGTTGACGGAGAAGGGAAAGTCAAAGTTTTGCGTGCTAAAAAGTCGCAGCACAGAGAAATTCGCGCTACCATGCTTCGCGAAGATGGCGATATTACAGATCTCAAAACCGGAGCCATTCTTGAAGTTGAGAGGGTAAAGACTGACCCTTACTGTCGGGTTTGGGTTAAAGCTAAAGGGGCCCTCCCCGATTCAATTGTGAATGGACTTGAGCTTGAAGATCTGACTTCAGTTTATATTGAGAATACCCCTGAAGAATTGGAAAAAGTTTTGAATGGAGAGGATGTTAATGCGGCAAAACTTTCCAATCAAAATGCGACCCAGCCAACAAATTCATCTCCCTTGTTAGCTGGAATGCAGATCACGAACTCAGCTTCAGCTTCTCAACCTGAGCCTGTAAAAACAGCAGAGACGTCAGCTGTTGGCGATACCAATTTGAATAAGCTGAAAGCAATGTTGCAGGAAGATTAAGATGTCCCCTCCTCGTAAAATAGGCCGGATAGGGCCGCGAGAGCGGCCCTTTCGGCCTCCTCTTTTGGAGGTTAAATGTTTGAAGAGCAATTAAAGGAATTTGGAAAACTAATTGAAAATTTACCGGACAGAGACTGTTCATTCTCTGATGCAGAATATTACGCTACTCAGTTTATCAAAGCATATTATACTCTTTGTAGAATAGTTAAGACTGTTCAAAATGAATTAGTTGGCTTTAGAAGCCTAAGAAATATTGCCGAGTCGAATGCTTTTAAGAAATCTCCGGAATCTTCGGCGACATCGAAAAAAATTGATATTCCTTTAAATCAAGAGTATGCTAAAGCGGAAAGAGAATATCAACAAAAGAAAAATGAAGTAGAGTATTTTAAAAGCATGCAAGAGCTGTTTATGAATGCTCACATATATTATCGTGGAAAGGCAAGGGATAAATAATGACTGATCAAAAGCTTAGCGCTGATATTTTAGCCAAGAAGTTGAAAGAAAGCTATAAAGCAAAGAAACGTAACGATGTTATCGTTGGGACAGGAGAAGATGTCCCTCTCCCTGCTTATTGGATTAATGCCGCCGCTCCAATTGATCGTCTTTTAACTCGCCCAGGATACGGAGCATCAAGAATTTATCAAATAGCAGGCCGTCCAAATTCCGGGAAAACAACTCTTGCAATGCTTGCTATGATTCAAGCTCAAAAAGATGGGCTTTATGTTGTTTTGGTGGATACAGAAAAGAAATTTAGTATGGAGCGTTATGAAAAAATGGGCGGAAAGCCGGGGGATATTAACGCAATTTTTCCACCAAATCTAGAGCAAGCTTTTGTGGGGATTGACGAGTACATCAATATAATTTTTGCTCATGATCCCAATGCAAAGATTTTTATTGCTTTTGATAGTTTAGGGGGGACCCCATCTCAAGTAGAAACCGAAGCCGATATGGATGAAAAAACTCAGTTAGCTTCTGCAGCGAAGGTTATCGCACGTTGGCTCAGAGTATTTGTCCAGAAACTATATAATAGTAATATTACTCTATTGTTTATTAACCAAACGTATGCTAAGATTGGTGGCCATGGGTATGGAAATAAGGGCGGAGACGCAGCCGAATATTTTAGCTCAGTAATTATTCAATTGGCGCGAGTAAGTGATTATATTAGAATGGTCAAAGGAGAGAGAATTAAAGACGGAATTGTTGTTAAAGCAAGAATGACTAAAAATCATCTTCGTTCGGGACTTGAGCCTGAATCGGTCCAATTCAGAGTGAGATCTTATTTTATTGAAGATCTAACTAAAGGATCAAAGAGAGGGGGAGAAGATGAGGAAACTGATAGTTGGGGATCTTCATCTGAAGAAGAGCCGACTGAAGACAGCTGAAAAATGTTTTGAACAGCTGCGCGAGATTGCAAAAACTGTCGATCATACTATATTCTTGGGAGATCAATATCACGGAAAAGCTGATATCAGATCTGAATGTCAGAGATTTCTTCTTCATCAGCTTCGCGATTGGCCAACGCGTGTTTCTATGCTTGTTGGAAATCACGATTATGAGAATCTTGAGTGTCAAAATCACGCTCTAACTCCATTCAATCAATTAGAGAACGTAGATATTCATTCTGAGCCTATTGCCTTCGGGTTTTCTTCTGAATCGGTTCGGGCTGGGGTGATTCCTTATTGTAAGAACGAGGAATCCTTTGTCTCCGCGTTGCAAAAGGTTGGGAATGTGGATGTTATATATGCTCATCAAGACGTCAGTGGTTTTAAGTATGAGAGCGGGAAAGAAATAACTAGCGGAATTAAAGTTTCTCGTTTTGACCCCTATAAGAGAGTTTTTTTAGGACATATTCATACTCCTCAAGAGCAAAAGAATATTATTTGTGTAGGGACACCCTTCTCTCATTCATTTTCAGAAGCTAATCAAGAAAAGAGTGTTATTATTTATGACACCAGAGATGATAGTATAAACAAAATTAGATTAGATTTACCGCGTCATATTCAATTAAGCTGCACGGTAATGAAGAAAAAAGATATTAAGAGCATCAAAATTGAAGCTTCTCCTGGCGATTATATTAGGCTTAAGCTAAAAGGACCAAAAGATGTCCTCAACAAAATTACCAAATCAATGTTCAATTTTCCTAACCTCTCTCTTCAAAAAATAGAAATTAAAAGCGCCAAACTTATCAAGATCGAGGAAAATCTAGATAAGAATAAAATGGTTGAAGTCTACATCAGTACTCTTCAAACGAAACTTGACAAAGAAAAATTAAATCAACTTAGTCAAAAAATACTTAAGCAGGTAAGAGATGCCAATTAGAATATATGTATGCGATAAGTGCGCAGAAGAAAAAAGAAAACTCTTCAAGACCCGTGAAGAAGAAAACAGCTATGTTTGTCCTGTATGTAGTAAGTGTGGAACTTCGATGAAGAAAAAAGCTGCTATTGTTTCTAATGCTATCGTTAAAGAGCAGGCCGATTCCTATAGAAATAAACAGATTAAAAAAGACCTGAATTCGATTATGAAAAGACGAACCAAAGAACATCACGTTAAATATGAGCTGCCCGATCTGGTTGCCAAATATGGGACCAAATATGCAAAAGAGCAGGGTTGGTTGAGGGAAGACGGAACTCCAAAAAAGATGGAGGACTACGAATGAGAGTTTTAAGTCTCAGCGCTAAAAATTTTTGGAGCTTTGAAGAGCTTAATTTAGATCATGCAATTTTTGATCAAGGCCTTCATTTGATTAAAGGATGGAACTATGACGAGGACTCCGCTAACGGAGCCGGAAAGACAGCTATCCCCGACGCAATATGCTATGCATTTACAGGAAAAATTCCTCGATCTGTTAAGGTAGATGAACTAATTAACAAAAAGAAAAAGAAAGATCTTTTTGTGAGTATGGAAGTCGAAGATCACGGCAATATATATAAAATTGAAAGAGGAAGGAAGCCTACCATATTAAATCTTACAATTAATGGGCAGCAAGAGCTAGGAAAAGATAAAGACGAACTTCAAAAGGTCATTGAGAATACTCTAGGATTGTCATATGATATTTTTGTTAATTCGGTTTATTTCTGTCAAAATGCTAAGTCTCGTTTTGTTTCTGCCAGCGACGGGGAAAAAGTTAAGATTTTAACCGAGTTGATTAGCTTAGATGATTTTGATAAAGCTTATAAAATAGCACATGAGGCTCTGGGAACTTCTTCTGTGGGATTAGAGATGTTGAGTCAGAAGATTTCCTTTATGACGGAAAGTAAACAAAAGCTGGAGAGAGAGTATAAAAGCTTTGAAATTGCATATGAGGGATTTGAGACCGATAAAAAGCGCAAACTGGATGAAAAAGAAGTAGAAATTGAAAAACAGTCCCAAGCTATTAAGAAGATAGAAGAAGATGTTGCAATTCTTGAAAATTCTATTAAGGAGCAAAGTGTTGACTTTGATCAAAAAATACAAAAATACAAAAATAAAATTAACATTCTCGCGGAGGTTCATAATCTAAATAGTAGCTACGCTAACAGAAAAAGTGTGCTACTGGAGTTGTCAAACAATAAAAAGCGAGAGATAGAACAGCTTTCTTCTTTAGAAGGAGATTGTCCTCGCTGTAAACAGCCGATCAATGAAGAGCATCAACGAAAAGAAATTGAAAAGGCTCGGGGAGAGCTTAGAGTTCTTGATCAAGAGCTACAGCAAATTCTTGAAAAAATGACAGAGTGTAAAGAGTTGTTAACATTTGAACCTCTCGTTAAAGAAAAAATTGAGAAAGCCGAACGGGCAAAAAGAGATGTTCAAGAAAAGATTCGCCATAAAGAAATGTATTTGTCCAATCTCGAATCCGCTCGCGGAATTTGGAGCAGGCTTATCGGCGATTTAGAAAAAATCGGTCACGAAACCAATCGTTTTTGGGATTTGTTGAAAAGCTGTCAAGAAAGTATTAAAAAAGTCGAAAGCGAGTTGCAAAAGTTAAATGATGAAGTGAAAGAGAAAAACGAAAGCCAACAGTATTACATTACCTTAAAAGATCTTTACAAAAATATTAAGTATCATGTATTTGATACTGTTGTCAACGAGCTAAATGATAACGTTAATGATTATGTTCAGACTTTGTTTAATGCAGATGTTCGCGTATCGTTTGAGACCGAAACGACCGATTCAAAGGGAGAAATTAAGCAAAAGTTTAGTACATCTATTGTGATGGATAATGTTCAGAGAGATTTTGAATCCCTATCTGGCGGCGAGAAAAAGAGGATCGAACTAGCAGTAAGTTTTGCATTATCAAATATTGTGGCCAACCGAAGCCATAAGACATTTAATTTCATGTTTCTGGATGAGGTGTTTGAGGGGCTCGATGAGAACGGACGAGAGCTAATCGTTGATTTATTGAATCGCCTGAAACAAGAAAGAGAAAATATTTTCATTATTGATCATTTTAACGCCACAAAGGATTTGGTCGATAACACGCTATCCGTGGAAAAACGAGATGGAATATCAAAAATTGCATAGAATTTTAGCTCTGGATATCTCTACTCAAACGGGGTGGGCTATCATAGACGAGGAAGAGAAACTTGTTGACCACGGAACCATTGTTCAGAAGGTATGGGGAAAAAATGCTCCTTATAATACCGAAGAAGAAGGGTATCCGTTTAATTATGTTGATGCTGCTAAAAGGATGATGCTCAATATTTTTGACGTATATCATAAGTTTATTCCCGATGTGGTTGTGATAGAAGAAACTAACAAAGGGAAAAATAGATTTGCTCAAAAAATGCTTGAATTCATACATTGTTTGGTTGTTGATGTTTGTAGGGATGAAGAAATCCGAGTTATTTATTTAGATACATCAAAGTGGCGCCAAACTATGGGCTTGTATATGTCAAAAGAAGATAAGCAGAATAATGCTGATATTAGAAAAGCTAAAAAGGAAGGCAAGAAGGCCAGGGGCAAAATTACAAAAAAACACCTGTCCGTGAGAATGGTCAATAAATTGTATAATCTTAATATGAAAATGAAAGATAACGACGTGTGTGACGCTATTCTTGTTGGATTAGCATATCTTAGGAGCCAAAGATGCAAGATGAACGATTTATAAATGAGAGTATTAAGTGGCTTATTGATCACGATCAGATTGATTCCGGTCCCGTTGTAGACTGTATTCTAGGATTAGCTTTGATGTGCGATGGAGCTGTAAAATCGGCTCATTTCTCGCTGGATAAAAAAGAGAGAAGTATTGTTGTTAGGCTTTTTTTGTCTCGATGGAGCATGATTTTTCGGAGTAAAAGCCGGATTCGAGATAGATTGTTTACTGCTTTAGCTCCACTTACGGCTGCATATGATCTGAAATGCGAATTTAAGGTGTATAAAAAGTAATGAAGTACTCTTTGATTCTATTATTTGCCTTGCTTAGCTCACCGGGATTTGCAGGATCTAAGTGCGAATTACCGATTACTTCTTCTATTATGAAACTAAGGCCTAATATTTCTTGTGACGAGGCTTACGATATGGCAAAGTCAATTTATCTATATGCTAAAAAATATAGATTAGACTGGAAAAACTTAACTGCCATCGCATTCAAGGAAAGCACCCTATGCAAATATAAAAAAGGAAAAAACGAGAACGGGCATATAATTGATTATGGTTGTTATCAAATCAACGTTACTAATATTTGGAGAATGAAACTTAATCCGGATCGCCTATTGAGTGATTTTGATTATAATTTGGATGTTGCCTGCAAGATCTTACGACATCTTAAACTTACGTACAAGATTCGGCATCCAAATTCTTGGCTTGGGTTTTATAAAACGGGGTCAAATGTCTCAAACCCTGAAATCATTAAAGAGGCAACTGAGTATTTTGATCATATAAAAGAGATTAAGAAGAAAATTGATGGGCAGGAAATCAAAAAAGAAAGCTGTCGGCCCTAAACATAAGCATTCGCCTGAAACGCGTGAGCTTATTTTTAAGGACTGGATGGAAAATAATAAAACGTATACGCAATTGGCTCTTCAATACGATTGTGATGTTCAGACAATTTATAATATGAGGGACGAGGAAAAATGGATGGATCGCAAAGGTAAAATTCTTGAGAAAGTTCGAGCTCAGAACGATAAAAAGATTCTTGAACTCAAACAACAAGTTTTCGAAGCAACAGGAAAGCTGATCGATTTAACGGCTTCGCGCATCTCTGATATTGAAAAACGTATTAGAGAAGGTCAAAATAAAGAAGACAAAGATTTTGGCTATCTTCAACTTATTAATTTTGTTTCTGACATTGGCGATTTTGAAAAGCTCGTTAAGACCCTATACTTGATTGAAAACGATGGAGTGGAAAGAAAACAAGTTAATGTTGATATATATGAAAAAATAGAGATTAGCGATGAAAAAGCAGATCGTTTGCTCGAGGTACTGGCGGATGACATCGTAGATGCAGAATTTAAAGAAGTAAAAGAAACCAAACTATTGGATAATAATGAGCGATCAGAAAAGCGACAAAACACTAGCGACCCTAAGGACCCTAAGGGATCGCCCGTGCAAGACTAAAAGGGAATTGCGGAATTGGATTAAGTTTTTTCTTAAGGCCGATCTCCCCGATTGTACCGTTGATCCCGACTCTAATAGTAATCCAATGCATATGGTATGGGAATTGTATAGGAGTATGCTTTATTGGAACACAATTTCTCCAGAAGAGCGTTTCACCAAATCTTTATGGTATGCCTGCCGTTCGGGCTTTAAAACTTTGAATGCTGCAATTGTAGAGCTGTTATCTCTTACTCATGACAGTAGAGGATCTTGTCATATTGCTGCAGGAGAGTCTCATGTAAAGCATTGTTACAATGATTATTTTCAACCATATATAAAGCGAAATTCTCTTATATGGGAGTTGGTTGAAAGTTCTATATTAGAAAAGACTGTGACAAAAAAAGGAGCTATTTTAGAAACAATGCCCTGTACTAAAAAAAGAGTGCAAGGGCCTCACCAATCGTTAGTTTGTAAGGATGAAATTGATGTCGTGCAAGACGTTTCCGCGTACAGTGATATTGATAGCATTCCTATTAATATGCCCGATGGCCGCCCCCCTATTACTTTTGGCATCTCTGTTCGGAAGTCGGCGTTTGGATTGGTTCAAAAAGAAATCGATGAAGCGCCTCAAAAAGGTGTCAAAGTATTTCATTGGAATATTATTGATATTATGGAGAGGTGTCCTGAGAGCAGGTCGGGGACTAAAAAGATTCCTATTTATGTAAAAAGGGATACTCTTATCTCTCAGTCGGAAGAGGATTTCAAAAGTCTTCCTCCCGATGATCAAAAAAGATATGAGAGGTTTGATGGGTATGAAGGATGTTTAAAAAATTGTAAAATTTTTGCTGCATGTAGAACTCATTCAAAGAAGCAAAAATCGAAGAGTAAGTGGCTTAAGACATGTGATTATGTCCAGATGAAGCTTTTTGAGTCAAATGACGAGCAAATGGCCATTGCTCAGTTCTTATGCAAGCAACCTCCTTCTACAGGTTTAGTATATAGTGATTGGAGAGACTATAAAAATATCAAAACATACACTCAAATGTATGAGATTTTCACTGGAGAATCTCCAGATCATGAGATTACCGAAGAAGAGCTTGTAAAAACGTTTGAAGATCATAGTGTTTTCCCAATTGTAGGAATTGATTTTGGTTTTACTGACCCTATGGTTGCATATTTGATCTATGTCGATGGAAGACAAAGAGTCTATATTGTTAAAGAAATCGCTTTGATGAGTCCAGAAATGACAGACGAGGAATTTGCCCTATACTTTAAACAACAGTGGGGAAGATACAAAATTGAGACAATTTATGCCGACACAGAGAATCCTAGCGGAATAAAATCTCTCCGAAAAGCAGGCTTTCATTGTGCAGGACCAAAAAGGTACGGGGGAAACATCCAAAGAGGCGCAAAGGACGGAATGAAAGAGAATGTTGTCAAAGATGTTCGCCCTGGGATCTCTACTGTCAGAAATTTAATCAGAATTCCTGGAACCGAGAATACTCGACTGTTTGTTCACGAATCTTGTGAGTATTTAAAGCTATGCATTCATAAGTTCCATCATAAACTGGACAGCGCGGGAAATGTAATTGATGGGGAATATGCCCATGAATACTCTCACGCGCCAGACGCAATTAGATATCCATTACATTCTACTTTAGGAATTGGAACGCCAGAATTTAATTTTGCTGAGAGCCACGGGAACGCCCAAACCAGAAAATTTGACAAAGCGCCAACTCCGGAAGAAATTGGACAGCTAACTGGAAAGCCAATTTATGATAACAGAGCGGATTTTGAAGACAACAACGACGACGACGACGATGGAGGCTTTAATTTCGCGTTTTGACATGGTTGAATAATTTAAAGTTGTATGGAATTCCGCTATAATGATAGATTATACACAAGGATTGGAGATTAGATATGTCAGATGAGAAGAAAAAAGGACTTATTGGAAAGATACTAGAAGCAACTGACGTTCGTCTTGAAAAATACATTTCTGATTCAAGAGCCGATATGGTCCGGAAATCTCGAGATAACGAGCTTATGGATTTCAACGACGGATTCTATCGTCGATCTTTTTATGCTCCTCTTCATGATGCCTACTATGAGTCTGCTGGGTATAAAGAAAAACCAACTCGAATTGATTTCAATGTTCTAAAGTTAATGTCCTATCGAGATACTATCATAGCTTCAATTATTCAAACTCGGACCAACCAGCTTTGCTTGTTTAGTCGACCTCAGAAAAATAAATATAGTGAAGGATTTATTATTAGGCGCAAGAGGGATCGTGATCAAAGTCTCGATGATGATGAAAATAAAATCAAAGAACTCGAACAGCAAGATAAAGCAATTATTGATGAGCTAACCGAGTTTATTTCAAATTGTGGACATATGAACGATCGCCCACAGACCGAGCTTTTATCTCTTGACGTATTTTTGAGAAAAGCCGCTAGGGACAGGCTCACATATGACCAGGTCGCAATAGAAAAAATTCATGATAATGCAGATAAACTTCATCATTTTTTACCTGTCGACGCTGGAACAATAAGATTTGCATCTAACAAAGGGCAAGACACTTCTACCGCCTCCGCTACTGGGGCTCAATCTTACAATAACATTACAAGACCCGATAACGAGGAAGAAAGAAAAGAGGCCCAGGAAAACAACAATCTTTATGCTCAAGTTATTGATAACAGAGTAGTCAGGGGATTTACAGCGGATGATCTTATTTTTCGTATGGGGAACCCCGTTAACGATATTTATGCAAACGGGTACTCCGTTGGAGAACTAGAACTATTGGTATCAACAATCACTTCTCATCTACAGGCAGAAACCTATAACAAGCTTTTCTTTACTCAAGGGCATGTTACCAAAGGAATTCTTCATTTTCAAGCTGACGTTCCACAGAGGAAACTGAAAGCTTTAAGACAGCAGTGGGATGCCCAAACGAGCGGGAATGTTAATAGTTGGAGAACTCCGATTTTTGCAGGCTCTGATAAGATTTCGTGGATTCCGCTAACTCAATCTAACAGAGATATCGAGTATTCAAATTGGATGAACTATCTTATTAAGATTGCTTGTGCTATTTATTGTATCAGCCCTGAGGAAATTGGGTTCGATATTGCTAAAGATGCCGGATCTCCTGGAGGAGTTTTCCAGTCTCAAAACGAAACCCGGATGAAGCATTCAAAAGACAAAGGACTGAGGCCGCTTCTTCGGTTTTTTGAGGATCTGATTAATGAGGAAATTATTGATAAGGTCAATAATGAATTTTGTTTAGAGTTTGTTGGGTTAGATGCAGAATCTAGAGTTCAAGAAGTCGAAAGAGAAAATAAAGAAGTCAGGTATTCAAAAACTATTGATGAAATTCGAGCTGAGGATGGAATGGAGCCTTTGGGGCCAGAGAGAGGCGGGCATTTGATTTTAGACCCTCAATACGTTCAGTGGATTTCTCAATTTGGCGAATTCGAAGCAGAGAAGAAACAAGAAGCAATCCCAGAGGGTGGAGAGTTTGGCCCTGAAGAAGATCAGGGGTTCGGAGCTCTGAATGAAGAAGAATCCGGAGAGCCTGAAGGAGAGATGCAAAGATCTCTCAAGAAAAGTAAAAGTCCTAAATTGATCAAAGTAGAGTGGTATAAAAAATAATGGCTAAGATTAAAATCATTTTGGAACCCGGAGAGACTCCTGAGTCTGTTGAAGAGGAGCTTGTTAAAGCTCTTTCTGAAAAAGCAGAAAACGCTCATCCGAGTAGGTTCGACGATCCGGTGTTGAGAGATATTGAACTTAAGTGGTCCGCTCAATATGCAAAAGACGTGATTGAAAGATCAATTCAAGATATTATTGATGAGTTGAGAAATTATTAATGATTGTTGATAAATCAAAAATTGAAGCCATTAAAGAGAGAATTAGGATAAGACATAATTATTTTATTCTAAGTACTCTAGGGCCCGATCAACTATCTGATGAAGAAATTAAGGAGTTAAAGGATCTAGGATTTGATACTGCTAAAAATGAAGATTATATCGCTGATTCTTATAAAACTGGGATGACCCGAGGAAACGTTCAAGGGTATGAGTATGGCCCAGTAGATCACGAGGATTGGAAGATTAGAGAACCAAAGCCTTCTCTTAGTGATATTGAAAAACATGCCGTTGATCATGTGAAAGAGAACGTGGCTCAGACAGTTCAAAAGCTGTCCTCTCAGTTTCAGCAAAAAGTTGAAGGGCTAATTCGAGATGGAAATTTTGAATACAGAAATATAATTCAGACTGAAGGGATTAGGCCGGCTTTTGTTACCGCGATAGAGGAAGATAAGAAGATTCAAGAGATTGTTAAAGACCTGAGGGAAGCTACTGGGGACTTCGCGCGAGATTGGAGTAGAGTAGCAGTTACTGAAATGAATAACGCTCAATCTTATGGGGCAGCGGACGCTATTGTAAAAAGAAATAAAGGGAAACAAGAACTCGAAGAAACATACGTCTATAAGTTGGTTGTTAGAGACGCCGCTCTTTGCGCTTATTGTAGAAAGTTTTATGTTAATCCCGACGGGACTCCGAAAATATATCGGCTCACCGATCTCATGAGAAATGGGACAAATTATGGGAGGAAGGCTTCGGAGTGGAAGCCAGTGGTTGGATCAACTCATCCAAATTGTAGAGATAGATTGGTTGAACTACCAAAAGGTTGGGGCTTCACCGAAAAAGACAAAATGGAATATGTTGGCCCCGATTATATACATTATCATCATCAACGTAAGCGATAATGTATAATGAAGACAGGAGGCAAACATGTCGCAAGAACAACTCAAGTCAGAGATTACTCTTAATAAGTTACGCACAAAACTTCAATTAATTCAAGCTTTTAAGTCTCTTTCTATTAAGTTTAATGGTAAGCAATTTCCAAAAGAGATTAAAGAGCAAGTGTCAAATGAAATTCAAGATTATGCCAATAGGCGCATTGAAGAAATTGATACTGATAGAACCACTTCTAGCGCTCAACAAATTGAAATTTTGTTTACTGAGCAAGAGGTTTCTGCTTTAAAACATTTGGCCAGCAGAGTGTTGAGTAATATTGGATCTTCCGAGAAAGAAACCTCTCTCCCTGAGTCTCCCAAGGATGGTTTTGCTGGTGTTCTAGGACAGACTTTGAGAGACGGAATTGGAGAGGGAATCTACAATAATCAAAAAGTCAAAATTATGGCCAGGCGAAATGGGAAGATAGTTGTTAAATTTCCTAACGGTCAAAAAACAGTCGTTGAGGAGAGCGAAGTTAAATGAGTGACAAATTGAAAGATATTTTTGATAAACAGAAACAGCTCAGATTAGCAATTGGTCGCGGAACCGACATGCTAAAAGACCTATCTCCTAATGAAGTCGGTAAGTGGACTATTGATTTGATTCAAGCTCTTCGACAAGAGTTATCTGAGCTTCAAGATTGCTATGCTTGGAAGTGGTGGAGTAAGGAAGGAAGAGAAAATCGTTTTGCTCTGCTGGAATCTCAAAAACAGAATATCAATGTTGAAATTGCAGATTTGCTATTTTTTATGCTCGACATTTGCACATCAAATGGAATTGATGCAGATAAGCTTTACGATCTTTATATGCAGAAATGGCGCGTTAATATGGACAGACAAAAGAACAATTATTCAGTTGAAAATAAAACAGAAGAAGATAACAAAAATATTAAGTAGGAGGAATCTCCATGACAAATGAAGAAGCGCTCAAAAAGGAAGCTGAGCAAATGAAAGAGAGTCACGATAAGGCCGCCGATGAAGCCGAACAGAATGTGAAGCAGAGCGGGTTTCAAAAAGCTGGAGCAAAAAACGAGCCTCTTGCTAAAGGATATAGAGATAAAGCTGTTGTTATCCCCGTTGCACGACTTCAAGCTATCGTTCAGGCTTTAGGTAATGATGTTCTTCAAATGGATATGAATTTTAGGAAGATTATTGCTAATACTACCAGCTATGTATCGGAAAACACAACTAAGCTGAACAGAGCTGTTGCGGATCTTACTTTGCAAATTGCAGGGACTCAAGAATATCTGGTCCGAGAGATGGCTTGGGTGAAAGAAATCTTGCTTAGTCTTAATCCAGAAAAGTGTATGTCTGTTGAAGATCTTGAAGAAAGCGAGAAAAAAGAAAAGAAGGCTTTGGTTGATAAAATCAACGATCTTCAAAAAGATAAGATGAGAGAAATTGAAAAGCAGGTCAATGAAAAGCTTAATTTGGTTGAAGTCGATCGTCCCGTTGAAGAGGGGGACATTGTTAATCTAAAATATGTGGGCAAACTTGACGGCGTTGAGTTTGAGGGAGGATCTAACGATAATGAGCTGATTCAGGTCGGAGCCGGGCAGGTTTTTGAAGGGTTTGAACAGGCCCTTATTGGTGCAGAAAAGAATAAGCCTGGAGTAATTCATGTTGTTTTTCCTGAAGATTACGCAGACGAACAGTTGGCGGGAAAAGAAGTTGATTTTGATGTTGAAGTTCTTAATATTCGCGTAAAGCAGGAGAAGGAAGATGCTAAATAATATTGATGTCTGGAATGGATGGCTTATTATTGAGAAAGATAAAGCCCCTGAGCAAAAAGGGCTTATTATGCCTAAAGAGCAAAACAACAACGAAGGGACGATTGTAAAGGTGTCGGGATTCATACAACCTAAAGAAGCTATTTCTAAGCTTATGGGAAAAAGAGTCTGCTTTGCTGAGCTCGATGAATTTAAAATTTACACAATTAATATAGAAGGCAAGGATTATCTGGCTATGAGGCCAGATAATATCATTTTTAATTATTGCGGAGATGAGGATGAAGAAAAAAAGCAATAAAGAGCTCAAAAAAGAAATTCTAGAGAAGATAGTTGCTTTACATAAGTTGAAAGGATCTCGGCCAACGAAGACAGAGTTTGTTTCAGCCGGTTTATCAGACCATTTAATCAGAAAATTCTTCGGAGGATGGAACGTCGCTTTTGAAGAAGCGGTTGATTTGGGAGAGACTCTTAAAACATCAGAAACAATTGTTGCAAATAAATATAGGAGTCTTGCACGCTCAATTCAAAGAAAAAATATTCTTGAAGATTATGAAATGGCCTATTTGACCGAAGAGTTTGCCAAGTCAATCAAAAATCTTAAGTTAAGTCCGGTTGTTCTTAATAAGAAAGAAATAAAAGGATTTCTTAAAAAGATTCAAGCCCCTACTGTAGAAAAAAGAGAGTTGGTTGCTCCGTTTTCAGACTGGCATCTTGGTCTCAAGGTCGATAGTAATGAAGTCGGGAATTCAAATAGTTTTGGATGGACAGAGGGCTGCAGGAGATGCGCATTCTTTGCCCAGGAAATTGCTAACTATAAACTTGCCCATAGGGCAGCCACCAAAAAACTTCACTTAGCCTCTTTAGGCGATATTAATCATGGTAAGATTCATAACAAGACGGGAATTGATACTGATCTTATTGTTCATCAAATGAACGGGGCCCTACATGTTTTGTTTCATATGATTTCGTATCTTTTGAATTTTTTTGATGAGATTGTATTCTATGGTATTCCTGGCAATCATGAAGACTGGCCATTTCGTAGAGAGGGCGGAAATAGAGTTAACCAACAAAAATATGATAGCGTAATTAATCCCGTTTATTATGCCCTATCGTTGATTTTTGCTGGTCGGGTTAAATTCGTTATTCCTAAAACACAGTATGTGATGATTGATACGATTGGTGGTCGTCTGATAGGTGTTCACGGAGATACGGTATTTTCAGCTATTTCTGCTCCCGGGAAGTCAATTAATTTTAAAGCCCTTACACATCAAATAGAGTCATTTAATACTGGAGAAATTAAAAAGGGGAATCCTCCTATTGCTGGCGTTCTTGCAGGGCACGTTCACCAGGAGCTAAAAGCTAAAACACAAAATGGAATCGATGTTGTTGTTAATTCGACATTATCCGGAAAAGATCCGTTTGCAAGCTCACTAAGTATCAACTACGCTATTTCATCTCAGACAATCGTGGAGTCTACAAAAAAACATCCATGCGGAGATATTAGGCGAGTTCAGTTTAGTAAAGAAGTAGATAATAACAAGGAGTTAGATAAAATCATTCCAATTTATGATTTAGAGCTAGAACACAAGAAATAGGAGGCGTTATGTCTACAAGAAAAGACGCTGACTGGCTTGACAATCTAATGAAATGGGGTGTGGATGTTATTCATAGAAAAATCTATTTTGGTAAACCAACGGATAAAGAGCCTGACGACGAAGAAGTCAGCTATAACGCTTTTGATCAGGATTCAGTTAAAGTAGCTATTATGGGAATTCATCTCATGGAGGAGATGAGTAGCAAACCAATCACTATTTATATGAATTCTTATGGCGGATGCGCAGAGTCAATGATGGCTCTTCATGACACTATTCAAGAAACTCGCTGTAAGTTTGTATTTTATGGGAAAGGCCACGTAGGAAGCTCTGCTACATGGATTATGTGCTGTTGCGATGAAAGATATTTGTCTAAGCTTACAAGGGTCCTGTTACATGAGGGAGCTAATGACCCAGGTTGCAGAACGCTAGCGGATCAAAAAATATATCAAGAGGAAGAGCAAAGGATTCAGTCAAAATTGAATCAAGTTTATGCCGATAATTCATATCCCGATAAGAAATTTTATGATAGGTTGACTAGTACCGGAAAAGATATTTTTATTTCGGCAGAGGAAGCGCTCGAGTTAGGGCTAATAGATGAGATTGTTGAATATCGAAAAAGAGGGAATTACCGAAAAGGACCGAGAAAAAGGACCTTTGATAATCTTCCCAAACCAAGCGAGCTGAAAAAGCTATACAAGGCTCTATGTGACAGGATTAGCATTCCTGCAGGAGGAGAGATCACAGTTGAGATTAAAAAAGAAGAGTATGAGCCTTTACAAAAAGAGTTTGATAACACTGAAGAAGTATTGAGTCAGATTGCTGGGGAAGAAAGTAATGAGAAAAAAGAAAATCAAGAAGGAGATACAAATGTTGAGTAAAATTGCGCGAATTCTTAATATCGGACTGGTGGTTTTTTATTTGGCTGCGGGGGTGGCGATGTTTCTATTAAATGTCGCTACAATTGTTAAATTGGACGAATTTATTGATCGTTCGACCCTCTCTACTCCTGTTAATCATACTGTAAAAGGAATAACATTACAACATCCTGTTGGCAGAAATATGATTCCTCAAAGGAATACTATTAAGTTTCCTACTAAAGGGCCCGAAAGTACGACAAAAGGATATCTTGATAAACCATCGGCAGGGTTTGTGAGAGTAGAGATGACAAATGTTGGTTTTGGTACGGGGGTTGCAATTAGTCCCGATCTAGTGTTAACAAATAATCATGTCTGCGATATGGCGGCTAATAAAAGAGCCCCTGGCACGTTCTTTCGTTTGGCTCTTAAGAGCCCCGAACATACAAGCTATCTATATGCAAAAGTTCATAGAAAATCGTCATTAGCAGATTTGTGTTTGTTAAAAGTGGTTTCGCAGGGAAAAAAACTTACCCCTGTTAAGATTGCTAAAGAGCCAGTTAAGTTTGGAGATCAGATCTTTGTTGTCGGAAATCCTCTTGGAATTTTTGGCTCTGTCGCCGAAGGAAGGGTCGGAAGCTATGCTGAAGTTCTTGGTTCGGAAGCGCGACTAATTTCGGCTCCCATTTATCCAGGCAATAGCGGGTCGGGAGTCTTTAATGATAAGGGAGAGCTGTCCGGTTTGGTTTTTGCCGGTCTTTTTGGAAACTATCAATCTCCTACGAGTATTGGGTGGATGATTGTCCACAAGGAGATTGTTAAATTTTTGGAAGAAAACAAATGAAGCAAGAAAAATTTCATTATTGTGTGATTTTTAAGAAAGATCCGCATTATTTATTGTTTACAACTAAAGAAGAAGCTGAAGAAGCGGTTGTCAAATACGACGATATTTATCTCGTAACGTTGTTTAGCGAGAAGGGCCTTCATGAGTTGAAACCTGTTGTGAGATTAGAGGACCCGGATGATGATTCCTCTGTATGAGAATTACTTAAGAGAGATCTCAGATATAATTAGACGAATTGAGAAACTGTCCGCTCAGAGGAACGGGCTTCTTACAGCCGAAGGCCAAAGCCCTTCCATTAAGATGATTCAGTTAGCAGATCTTAGTGATAGATTGACTAAGAGTTTGATCGAATATTATAGACGAACAAGCGATGAATTTATAAGACGACAAAGCCTACTAGAGAAAGAGAAAGAGATTGTTTATGATAGAATTTTAAACTATTTTGATACAAGAAATAAGAAGGACTGTTGATGGAAGGAGGCTTGGTGATAGTCATTAAGCAAGTTACAAGCAATGGGACTCGAAAACGCGTTTTTCGCAAGGTTGATGATTATCATTGGGTAGAAAATAACGTAAAAATCGGAACGTTAGCTGCCCAGTATTTAGAGAGATTAGCAGCAGGAAAGAAGATTTCTGAGGGGGATTTTCTAAGTTTAGTGTAACCTGTTGGAATCTCTCATAAAAATTTAGCTTGCCTTTTTGATAGAGGTCTACTATAATATAAGTAGGAGCTATGAAAAAGGACAATTTCACAGGCGAACTGACTCTATTTATCGATGAGCACAAAAACGATTGTTCGCTCATTCTCGCTACAAAACTCATTGATTTTCTAGAAAAATTTGGCATTAGTTTTTGCGATGAGCTTACAGGTTTGCATCATCGCAAGTCTTTCTATAGGTATTTTGAAGAGTTGACCAACCAATGCGATCGGATTGGTGGAGTTTTATCTCTTGGTTTTATTGATTTGGACAACTTTAAACAGATCAACGACACTCATGGGCATGCAGTAGGAGATAAAATTCTTAAAAAAGTAGGAGAAACTTTACGTCAGCAAACTCGATCCTATGATAAGGCATTTCGCTGGGGAGGAGAAGAATTTGTTGTGATTAGCTTAAACAAATCTCCTAACAAAGCAGCTGATTTTTACGAACGTCTCCACAGGAAAATGAGGTTTAAGTATGATTCAATTAAGGTTACGGCCAGTATGGGGGTTGTATCATATAGTAAAGGAGACAAAGCAGAAGAGCTAATTACAGCGGCTGATCGGGGCATGTATATCGCTAAAGAAAAAAAAGATTCATTAGTATTTACTACAATTATGGATTTTAGCCATGAAGGCTATGGCCATGGGGTGATTAGACATGTACATTCATCCAATGAAAGCAATGGTAATAAGAAAACGAGACCAGCTTCAAGAAAAAATAAATAAGCTTTTCTGGGATCCGCTTGAAAGAGCTAGACCAGGAAATTTAGAGCGGATAGCTCTTTATGAATGTCGAATTGCTAAGCTGTTTACTTGGTTATGTCGGCTTAACGAAATAGAGGAGAGAAAAAATGGGAACAAAAATTAAAAAAAAGATTCAAGCTCTGTGTTCAGATAAAGACCCTGGAGCAATTTTGAGTATTCTTCTCGGTCGTCCGGGGCGTCTTGTGAGCGCATCGAAAAGTCGAGGGCCGGCAATGGCAGTTTATAATTCAAATGTAGTAGTCGATGGCGAGGTCGTTTGGTATGGAGATGTCGATCTGGATAAAGATCGTAATTGGTTAGGAAAAATTGCTGAGCTCGTTGGCTCAGACATCGAGATCTATTATGAGCACGATTTAAGAGTTTTTCCTTTTGAAGTTGCGGATGAAAAAGAAATGTCTAAAAAGCACAAAGAGAAGATGAAAAATCGAAAACCGGTTTGGAGCACAGCTACTCCTGAATTGTTTGGTGATAGGCCGTATGAGGAAGTGAGAGAGGAGATGCAAAAAGTTCGAGAAGAAAGAGTTTTGGATTACCTTGCTTATTGTGGAATTCTAACACCAGGAAAAACCGAGTGGAAGTGGTATAATACTTGGTTTTATGAAGGTCCCTACAAAATTTATGCTTATTTTGATAATCTATATCAGATTTATATTCATTATCCCGTTTATTTTGTGAAAACATCCGGCAGAGAAATGACCCGCTGGCAAACGGTGAAAGAGTTTTTGGCTGCGGTTAAGCGTGAATGGAATTACAGGCATGGATCCGAAAAAACCAGTAACTGATCTCAGGACTTATAAAGAGAGGAAACTTGAGCGGATGATTGGAGAGGTTCAAGAGATCTTGCAAAAAGACAGACAGTCTTATATCGCCGATCTGATGTCTCTTCCGATCATTGATGCTCTTGATATTTTGTACTATTATGAGTTAGAAGCAGAAGAGCCTGATCCTTATTTTAGTCTTTTTATGATCATTAGTGACTTGAAAGAATATCACCATGATTATTACTTAGAGTTGGTTTGTCACGAATCGGGCGCCATGGAAAAGATAATCTCAAAAGTAGCTAGTTGGATAACCAGACAAAGATATGATGATGATGTATAATAGAGAGGTAAAGGTTTAAAGTGGAACAGAGGATGGAAAATAAAGAAGAGAAAAGAAAGAAACCCAGACTTCTCACCTTCCTTGGCAGTAATGCAGCAATGATGGATATGGAAACTAGAACGATAGTTGCTAAGGGGTCGGTATATGATTTTAACGTTGGCGGTTGCTTTATCATTGTGAAAGAAGAGGATCAGATTAAGATTAGGCCTCGAGCGGAGGTTGTTCTTTTTGTCAAACTGAAGCATCCTAATTGGTATGGACCTAGCACGTTTAGAGTATATGGAGAGGTGAGGAGAGTTAACTGGAAAAGGAAAGAAAGAGATCGCCGCCTCGGATATGCGATTAGTTTTACGGGCGGATTCACAAAGGTGGATTGTGAATAGATTTTTGAAACATCCAGATGTAGCTAAAGGAATCGATATCGCTTTGAGAAGCGGGCTGGGATTGATCTTTGATTGGACGACATGCGGCGGTGCTATGATCAATCTGGAGACAAAAGAAATCAAAATTAGCATGAGAGACTCTAAGGGTCGTTTTACGAATGTAGAGCGATTTTTAAATCACCTGTTCCATGAGCTTGGACACTGGCAGTGTAAGTTAGATAGAAAGTTTGCTCGGTATCATAACAGATCTTTGACATATGATGTAGCAAAACAAATTGGATTAAGAGCGGAGAGATATGTTGACAAGGTTGGGGAACAGTTGATGGAGAGAGCATACGAGGGAAAGTACAAATATGAAAGAGGATATGCGCTGGAGGGAGCGGCAGAATTGTATAGGCAAAACATTGAAGCAGAATTTGCTGGCACTGCTCAAAAAGGCTTTTTTCAAGATTATGAAGATAAAGATCTGAGGTGTAGTGTTAAGTATTGTAAGATGCAGCTGGAATGTTGGGTAATGGTACCGGAGCTTGGAAAGATAGGTCTATGTGACAAACACTGGGACAAATATTGCGAGGATAAAAGTAAGATTTTAGAGAAGATCGATAAGAGGAGAGTGGAAAAATGACACGCGTTTTTAGAATTAAAGTTGTAAGAGATGAGCACGATATTGGATTTGAAGATAGGCTGGAGCGGGCAATTGTAGAAATTCTTGAGATAAAAGGAGCTGTGATAGGAAGCGTTAAAACGTTCTATAGTGAAGGCGTTCATGTTGCTCATATTTCGTATCAAGAGTCTTTTGATGATAAGGAGAAAGACGATGACAAACAAGTATAAAAAAGATGAAGGGCAGAACATTTGGGACTGGGCCATTGAACAGGGGCTAGTTAAAGCTCATTATAATAATGGAGAGCTCGCTGATCTGGAATTTAATAAGAAAGGGTTGATTGAATTTCTCAGGAATTTGTCAGAAAAGACAGATCTTGCCTTAAGTGGGGATACGCAGTGCTGTGGCTGTAGCCCAGAGCTTGACACGTTACCGGAGAAGTATTAGGAGGGGAAAAGGATGAAGTTAGAGAATTGGTCATTTGTAGTGTCAATTGGTGATCCGTACAAGGCCCCCGAGCAGTGGCGAAGGGCTCTTGCAGGGGAGGTTCATGGGAATCCAAATTTTGAGAATGGAAAGCGAATCATTACATCGAATGTGACAGAGTTTGACCCCGAGCGGTTGACAGCCCGAACTGAGTCAGGGAGTGTATACGTGCTTGGACAAATAGATCCAGGTTTTGCAGATTACCTGGCAACGAAAGGCCATATCTTAGAGGATTACAAGAAATAAAAATGCCGGCCGAATCTATGATAGAGTACACCATATGGTTTATGATAATCTTCTTTGCAGGAATAGCTGCAGAAGGAGCATTTGAGCTTATTAGATTCTATCGCAGACGTGCAATAGCCAATATCAAATGTGATGGATGTGGGAAACCTAGAAAGACGAGGAAAACGAGAGATAAACGATATTGGATGTGTAGAACTTGTTTGCCTATTTATAACGAAGAAAACCCCGTTATACAGAAGAAGAAAAAAGAAGAGTCAGCTGCAGAGTAGCTATACAGGAGATAAAAATGACTACTAGCTTTGTAGATCAGAAGCCTAGAGTTGCAACAGAAAAAGATGTTCAAGCAAAATGGGGACCGAGAGAGAGTGGAGATGGTTTTCGATGTTATATGTGTGGTCATAGGTTTGAGGTAGGAGATGTTTGGCGCTGGGTTTATGCGGTATCTAGAAGCTGTATTAATTTTCTCGTATGCGAGAAGTGTGATGGAGAAAATGTTCTTGATCGCTGGGTTATGCAAAATGAAGAAGCTGGGCAAAGATTTTGGTGGCTCCGTCATTAATACTTGATATTAGTGGCCATTAGTGGTCTATTAATGTGTCATAAATAGGCCAGATAAATTCCCGACAAATTATAGGTTTTGTCAAATGGATCAGAGATGTCCTCGAAAACTGGATAAGTATCCTACTCGGGTTTGTAGCATGGGAAGGCGGAAGGCTGAGAAGATGAAATCAGGCCGGTTTAATGTCCTACCTTGTGCCAAGAATGAGTGTGTTTGGTATGTGGATGATCGAAAGGCCAACTATTGCTTCTTCAAATATATGTTGGACAATGGAAGAGAACATACATTGGAAGAGGTGGCCAAGTTGACGGCAACATCGATCAACAATATTGCTTTGCGTGAGGAAGAGGCAAAGAAGAACTTCCGGACACAGATTGTCAAGATTATGAAAGAGCTAGGCGAGTTTGGTGATAACTAATTTGCACAATTTAATTTAAAAAATACCCCATGTTATACTATAATTAAATATTGACCACTCTACAAATCCGTTCATAAATCTGGAGAAACGATGGGGAAAAGCGACCAAGACACCTTCAAATTTTTTGTGCCCGTCGAGCTCGCCAAAGGCGAGAACGAAGACGAATGGCGCATTAAAGGAATTGCTTCCACAGGTGATAAGGATTTACAAGGTGAAGTGGTTCAGCAGTCGGGGCTCGATATTGGTCCGTTGAAAAACGGAAAAGGACTTTTTAATAACGACCATCAAAAGGGCCCAGAAAATGTTCTCGGTAAGATCGATTATGCCCAAAACACAATGAACGGGTTGTATGTTGAGGGCTATCTTTTTAAGCACCAACCCCGCGCTCAGGCCTTCTATAACATTATGCGCTCGTTGAAGAAAGCAGATAAGAACAGAGTGCAAATGTCAATTGAGGGAAAGATTGTTAAACGAGACGATATTGATAAGAGCGTTATTGCAAGGGCGAGAGTGGAGAAAGTCGCCTTAACACTTGATCCAGTCAATACAAGCACTTATGCAGAGATTGCCAAATCTTTATCTGTTGAGAGGTTTGAAGTTAATGAGTGCTCAGATACTATTGAAGAAATTGATAAGGCCTGTATTCTTGAAAGTGTGGGAGAGGGTGAGGTAGAAAAGATTCAGGCCGAAGGCGCAAGTCAGGCAGATAAAATTCAGGATGGCGAAAAGAAGAAAAAGAAAAAGGACAGTGAAGCAGTAGAGCTTTCTACTTACGACGATAATCCAACCCTTGCTAAGTCGGAGGATGGCGAGCTTTTAGGATATACAGATGAAGATTCTTCCCTGGCTAGTCCTTCAGTGGCTAGTCAACCGGTGATAGGGGATGTCGCCTCCTCCGCCCCTTCACCGGGCGCAGTAAGAGTCAAAAAAAGTAATTTAATGACCCTTTTAAGTGTCCTCGAAAAGGCCCGTCGCATGGGAGCAAAAGATAAGGCTCCAAGAAAAAAGCGAGGAGCGGGCGAACATAATGCTCCAGGTAGAGATGCTGTCGAAAGCCATGCTAACGAGACGTACAAGAAAATTCAAAAACTTTTAGATGAGCATGGAAAGATAATTAGTGAGCATGGAGACTCATTTCATACTCCCGGGCACTTAAATCGTTTTAAAGAAGCAGTTAATAGCTTACACATTCCATATCAAGAACATGTTTCTCGCGTTGAATATCATCAAGCCCAGCCTGGCGAAGATTTCAAGCCCAAAATTGTTACGCGTAAAGAAGATAGGAAGCATTTCATTAAAAGCGTAATCGTTGAAGCGATTTCGGAAGCTCTCGATAAAGCAGCAGGAGAAGGCTCCAGAGGCGGAAAAGTAATAGGAAGAACGAAGTCGGGCAAACCTATTTATTCCTCACACGGTAAAGGTCACAGCGGGTATACAGTAGGCTATCATCATGATTGGTCGAAAGAGGATCATAAAGACGCTGCTGCCGCTCACAGAAAGGAAGCAGAAGCAGCTGAGAAGAGATCTAAGCCAAGTCGCACTGAGGGAGGAGCTCCTGTTTCTGGTAGCGGGATTGCTAAAGAGAAAGCAAAATATCACGAGCATCTAGCCGATTTCCACAGTGCAGTCGCAGAAGGAAAAAATGTTAAAGCTACCAGTCATTTTAATCAAGCGCGAGATCAAGGAAAGAAGGTTGATAGAGCAATAGAATCTAAACAAAAGATTTCTGAATATAGAGCCGGAGAAAGCTGGAAGAAAGAACAGGAGAAAAAGAAACAGCGAGCCAAGCTTTTTGAAAAGGGCGGCCCTGGAAGCGGCCGTAAGCCCGGTCCAGGGACGTCAGCAAGAGCTATCCAAAGACAGGCATTTGCCGATCGCGGGCCTGGGAGAATAGCTAGTAATCGTGGCGTTGCTCTTAAGATGTTTCAAGAGGCAAAGAAAAAGAACCCAACAAAGTATAACATCAGTGAGAAGGAATTTCTTAGGCGTTGGGACGCTAAGCATAGCTTAAAAAAGGCGGAAATTGAAAAAGCCAGAAAGAAATAGCCGTAGAGGATTAAACAATGACAGATAAAGAAAAAGATAAATCACAGTCTAAGTTGAAATATGCCAAGCGAACCGGTACACCCGGTAATTATGTTTATTGGCACGAGGACGAGAAGAAAGCGATGATTCCAGGAGATCGTCCGAAGAACATTGATGAGATTAATTCAAAGCCTCGCTATGAACACCACCCCCACGACTCCCGAGCTACTGATCAGGTTGGGCATAAGAAAGCTGCCGAAGAAGCCGGATCAGATGAGCTAGAGCCGAAGAAACAGAAGCCTAAGAAGCCATCGACAAAAGAAAGCGAGACAAAGCTTATGCCATTGAAAAAAGACGGAGGAGAGTCGAAGGGCGAGGAGAAAAAAGAGCATAAGGAAATGCGTTCATTAAGTGATAGAGTTTCGGCTATTGAGAAAGAGCACAAAAAGCTTTCAAAAGATAAAAAGAGCTTTATGGGCGAAGGAAAAGATGGAAAAGAAAAACTCTTGAAAGAAGGTCAAAAAGACGCAAAGAAATGTATGCGTAAATCAACTGACGATGGCGAAGATGAATATGTTGAGATTGATAAAGATAAGCTTGAGAAGATCCTTAATGTGGCAAGAAAGTATCTCAATAAGGGTTGTACGCCAAAAGAAAAGCGTTGTGTAAAAGAGGTTAAAAAGGAGAGCCCAGGCGTTAATCCTTATGCAGTATGTCGGGCATCGATTGGAGGAACAACAAATCGCAAGAGCATGAAGAAGACAGATGGCGACGTTAGTAAACTTGTTGATAAGATCATAAGCCCGGGAGCAAAAGTAAATGAAGTGCTTCGAGGGCTCGATGATACCACGAAGCGGGCGGTGTTGACTGAGCTTAGAGCCCGTAAACAGTCAAAACTGAAGAAGGCTGGCGGAGAGGGCTCAAAAGGTGGCAGAATTGTTGGTCGCACAAAGAGCGGTAAGCCAATTTATGAGTCGGGAAAAGAGTCTCGCAATCAGGCTGCTTTAGGTAAGATTACTTCAAAGCGAAAAGAGAGCGAAGATTGGGATAAGAAGTTCGCCGAACGTATGAAAGCCCGTAAAGAAAAACGCAATCAAGCAGCCGTAGGTAAGGTCACAGCGAAAAGGAAAGAAGGAGAAGAGGCCGATAAGAAGTTCGGGGAACGTATGAAAGAGCGAAAAGAGAAACGCAATCAGGCTTTTGTAGCTAAGATTGGAAAAAAAACAGAAAAAGAGCAAATGAAATCTAAATACTAATGAAAATTGAAAAGACAAAACTAGAACAGCTCCTTAGAGTATTTAAAAAAGCGCTCACTATTGGTGCGGGCGGTCCTAGTTATGCCAATACGTTGCCAGGAGACATGAGTGGGGCTGTGGTAACAACAACAGAGAGCCTTGCTAGAAAGAAGAAGAAAAAGCGCAAACAGAAACATAAGGGCGAAAATGTAGAGAAGTCGGACGTTGAGCAGGTAATTAAAGAAGACGAAAAGCTTTTATCAAATCTAGCCAAGGCTGAGAAAATCCCTGGAGGAAAGGCAGCTGGAAGGCCCGATAGTGATTTTGACCCAAAGCAGTTAGCTATGGGTATTAAAGTTGAGATGGAGCATACAAAGGATAAAACCAAGGCTAAAGAAATTGCAAAAGATCACTTAGCAGAAATTTCGGATTATTATACTCGTCTCAAGACAATGGAAGATAAGGCTAAAAAGGAAGGGATTAAGAAGGGTGCTATTGTTGTCAAAGATCCGAAAGATAAGAATAGACAGTTCGAGGTAGAGACAACTAAAGAAGGGAAGAAGAAGTTAGTATTCCAGAGAGATGGAAAAGGTTCAGTTCAGGGCTCTAGTGGGCGTGGGATGGGGCCCGGTAAAGGCAAAAACAAAATTAAAGGCTGTGATTTACTTAGTGCAAATGATGACATATCTAGACAGAAACGTAAGCAAATCTTTAAAGCAATATTAAAGGAGGTTAAAGAAAGGTTTCCAGAAACCGATTATCAAACGATAATCGAGATTACAACGGAAAAGTGGCAAAAGAAACTTCTACAGGGGGATTCAGATACAACATCTGAGTCCGATAACAAACAATAAAAGGAGAATGGTGAAAATGTCTGATCTTGAGAAGACCAAGCTTGAAGAGCAGGACAGCGAAACTGTTACTGACGAAGAGCTTGAGAAGTCCATCGATGATCTTATCGATGAGTACCTCAAGGACGAAGAGGTGGCTGAAGCCGATTCTACTGATGACGAGACTGGCGATGAGCAGGTTGAGAAGTCAGAAGAAGGCTCAGAAGATGAAGAGACTCCTGAATCCATCGAGATTACAGCTGAAGATCTTCAGTTGCTGAAAGCTGCAAAAGAGCAGAAGGCAAAAGAAGAGTCGGCTAAGAAAGAAGAGGAATTCAAGAAGTCGATTCAGAGCGTCGTCCAAGAGGAAATCAAAGATCTCCGAGAAGCTGTTAATGAGTTGACTAAAGCCCTTCGCGCTCCTAAGACCGGTCGTCAGTCGGTTGACAAGGTGAACGAAGTTAAAAAGTCATTTCATACGGCTTCTGAGAATGAGGGACCAAAGAAAATTTCTAAGTCCCAGGTTCTTGATACAATGGAAGAGCTTTGGAAAGCTGGAAAGATTTCCGGCGCCTCACTGAGTGGTTATGAGGCAACGTCTCAGATTCTTGATGCCAAGGATCGAGAAGTTGTTGAACAGGCAATTAAAGAGTTAAAGTAAAGGGAGTATTAATCAATGCAAAATAGCAATCCTTCTTCATTGACTGGTTTTGGAGCTGATGCTCCCCAGCTTCTTGAAGAAATCAGCAAAGCCCTCAGCTTTGCAAGCCAAAATTATTCGGATACTCTTCCGGGTGATTTTACAGGTGCTCCCGCTCTCCAGGTCGAATCTTTGGATAAGACCCTCCGAGTGGTGACCCACGAACAAAAGCACCTGCTTCTTTGGAATGATATTCCGAAGACTCCTGCATACAACACGGTTGAACAAGCGAATACGAACAACAGTTATGGCGCCCAGATTCCTCCATTTTTCACAATGGCCTCGGCTCCAGCAACTGCGGATTCCGGTTATGACCGAAACGTGGTGCAGATCAAGTACATGGGCGTTCAGAAACAGATTAACCACGACGTTATGCTGGTTAGGCAAGCTCATGGTCCGATCGTTCAGAGAGAGATCAAGAATGGTGCTCTTTGGATTCTGGCCCAGCTTGAGCGAGCCCTCTTTTCAGCCGACAGTTCAATCAATGGCCTCGAATTCGACGGTATTGATAAGCAGATTGGCGACAAAGAGAGCCAGGCTGAGTTTAAAGCTCAGGCCTTTGATGGTTACAATGTGCTGAGTGGCGCAGATACCATCATCCTCGACAAACGAAATGATCTCCAGAGTGGAGAGGTTTTGGATGAGGAAATCCTCGAAGAGGCAGCCCTCGTTCAGGCCAACAATTTCGGTATGTGCACGGATATGTATATGGATACGAAAGCCCACAGTGACTTCAGTCGTGCTTTCTATGCCAAGGAGCGCATCAATACGCTCGGTATGGAAGGAAAAGCTGGTTACGTTGTGAAGCAGTTCGTTTCCGGTTCTGGTACTTTCAACCTTAAGTCTGGCGTGTTCCAGCGTCCTCGTCGTATTCCGTTGGCTGCGGCCGTTTCAGCTGAATCGGCCCCTACCCTTCAGGATGCGAACTCAGGCGACAACAGCCCGGCTTCTGGTAGTTCTCAGTTTGCGGCTGTTGACGTTGGCGCTTACGAGTATAAGTGTTCAGCAGTGTATTCCGACGGTGAAACGTTGGCAAGCGCTGCTAAGGCAGTTACCGTGGCCGCTGGCGACAAAGTCGTGCTGGATATTCTCCCGGGTTCGAATCCGAGTGGTGTTCAGTATTTCAATATCTTCCGCTCACCCAAGGCTGGGTCGAGCAATCATGAGTTTATCGGCCGCGTGAAGCCTGCAAACTTCCACGCTGGTGACGGTGACTTCCGTGATTTGGATATTGACTTCAACGCTAGTATGCCTGGTTTGTCCAAAGCTTACCTCATGCAGGTAAACGAGGACAACTTTGCGTTCAAACAGCTTCTTACCATGATGAAGATCGACCTTGCATTGCTTGGTACGAACTATCGATGGATGCAGCTGATGTACGGTGCTCTTCATATGTATACACCTCGCAAGAATTGTATCGTGAAGAACATTGGGCGTTCATAAGATCTAGAATCTAATTACAGATTCATATAGACGGGAAGGGGTTAGTTGTAAAAAGACTAATCCCTTTCCCTGTATAATAAGTACGGAGGATAGAAATGGAAGTGGGTTTTATTTGTAGCTCATGTAACGAAGAGATAACGATAGGAAGAAGTGGGTTTCGAACATATAAGTTTATGACGGGCGAGGAAGTTTATAGGTGTTGGGTATGCGAGGAATGTCTGGTGAAAGATACCCCAGGAGCAGTTAATAAGGAGCATGCCATAAAAATGCGTCAAATTTTGCAATGCGATATTGATATCAAAGACGCAAAAGATTATGTTAGACAGGCCAATGAACTCGTCAAAAAACTTGAAGAAAGAAGACAAAAGCTAGTTGCAGAGGCAGAGGAGATAAGGAGTGAGTAGGGAGTTTTGGGAAAAACTATACAAGAAGTATAATTATAGAGGTTGCTATATTTTAGATGACTCCCTTGAGGAGCATGAGAAAGCGGCTCAAATGATTGGTCCAAAAGAGTGTATGTATACATGTTGGGGTTTAGAGTTTGAAATGAGTAAAAATGGAGACCCATTTTATTGGGATTTAGATTACGATGGTAAAAAGAAATACAAACAAGTCTACAAAATTTACCTCAAGTATTCCAAAGTACCGCCAGGTTCTTTTTCTTGATATTGATGGGGTGCTGAACTCATATCAGAGTGAGGTAATGTATCGAAATCTTTATTATCCGATCCCTCCTAGTTGGGACCAACGTCCCTGTCCAATTGCTCTCGGCAACCTTATTCAAATTCTTAAAAAATGTCCAGATGTTGTGATTGTTATTTCAAGTGCCTGGCGCAATTGGAAGAACTTAAAAGAGCTTCAAACTATGTTCAAAGATTGGCTCAAAGGAGACTATTATAAGAGAATCAAAGGGGTAACTCCTACGTTGTGTCCATCTAGGATATCAGAACCTCGTCATGAGAGAGGGGCAGAGATTGATGAATGGATTAAGAAGAATGGGCATCCATCAAAGTTTGTAATTTTAGACGACTACTCCGATATGGAGCCGTACATGGATCATTTGCATAAAACAAATCCCTTGCATGGTCTTCAGCTTGGAGATGTGCACATAATTGTAGAATATTTTACAGGTAAGAAGTATTATGATTCGTTGGGTATTTAAGCAAATTTGGGATTTTTGTGAATATTGGGAAATTAGTTTAGGGCGATTTGCTCCATACATTTTTGGAGGTATGGTAGGCAAATGGCCAAAGAGGGTTAAATGAAATACTTTTTAGTCAGGCAGTCAAACGAGGAAAGAGTAGACGAGAAGGAGTTCAACACTAGAACAGAGGCTATGCAACACCACGATCGACTCAGAAAGCGATATTTAACAACTATTCAGTCGCTGAGAGTGCGCGGGAAGATAGATGAGGCAAATGAGGCAATGGATGCACTAGAAGAGATTGTTATAGCAGAGAGACAAGATATTGTTCCAATTGAAAGGTAAAATGGCAGATTTTTGTAAACAGTGCTCAATCAAGCTTTTTGGTCAAGATTTTGGGGATCTGACCGGCCTGTGCAAAGATGGAGAGAAAGTGGCTGCTTTATGTGAAGGATGTGGTCCGGTTTTTGTTGATAGTACTGGAACAAGGGTCTCCGAGCCTTGGCAGCCTAAGAGAGGAAAGGTTAAGAAGATTTCTGCCAAGAAGATTAGGAAAAAGCACGGATTCAAAGATCTTACATCTGAACAAGAACAGGAGAATTTAGATCGTTTTCTGGAGGATTTAGATTGATTTGGATGATTATAATATTTATGATTGTGTTTGGCCCGGTTTATGGACAAGACAGAATATTGAGCACTAAGAAGAATACCAATCATTCGATAAGAAATATCGACTTAGAGCCCAGTCAAGAGATTAAACCTGAAATAAGAATTGAACTTAATGTAAATGATTTATTAAAAAGGAACAATAGTAGAGAGGTGGTTAAATATGAATAAGGAGAATACGAAAAAATTACTTAAACGTTTTCCGCTCCTGTATCGAGGCTACTACAAAGACATGCGCCAGACTTGTATGTGTTGGGGTTTCAGTTGTGGGGATGGTTGGTTTGACCTCTTATGGATGCTCAGTTTGGCTATCGAGGACGAGCTCAAGAGAAATTGTGGGCACACCTGGCTTAAAATCAGGCGGGCTCTTTTGAAAAGTTGGTTTGCTCGGAAGTGGAATAGGTTGATGTTTAGACATCAGCCAAAGTGGCTTTATCGGAAAACGGACTTTGGGCCTATTGCTCGCTGGATTATGTGGTCAGATTCGGGAGTATTTGAAGTTACTCAGGTAAAAGAGAAATTTGGGGGTTTGCGCTTCTATACTCAGGCTTGTAATAGTAGAATTCATAGTCTTATCAGTCTCGCTGAGAGAGTATCATATCACACGTGCGAAGAATGCGGTAAATATGGGAGCCTGCGTGGCCAAGGATGGCTCTATGTGAGTTGTAATGAACATGCGAGAGAAGGGGATAGCGATGAGGATATTAAGGCTCGAGAAGACCTAGAAGAGAATGAGGAGGAATAGGCGTTTACACCTATAGATAATATCATGAAAGAAGATCCATACGAGCTACAAAGGCGCGTTAATAAATACCACAAGAAGGTGGAGCGCGTGCTCGGTTACGCAAAAGGCATACTTTGGTTCGAAACGCCAAACCCGCTTCTCGGAGGAATTAGCCCACTCGATATGATCAAGATAGGTAGGCACGAAAAGCTGTTCAAATTTATTGACAACCAAATAGCAGAAGGCGGATGGGATGAAGAACACAACAATTAAACAGCATATCAAAAGCTGGAGAGCCGAACAACAGGATAATTATAGGACGGTTTGCGGCTGTGGGGAGTCGGATTGGAATTACGTTTGTGACAAATTCAATACAGTCTACCACTGTAACAAATGTGGACGAACGACTTGGATTTGTCTAAGGACTGGCGGGGTTAGTGTTATTAAGAAAGGTCTCAATTGGAATCAAATTAAAAAATAGCAATCGTCTGTCAGGGTCTTCCGCATATAAAATAATTTAGCGGACCATCCTTGAGCCGTAAAAAATATAAAAACAGACGGCGTGGACGAGACAGTTGCTGTATAAAGAAAGTAGGGGACATGGTAGAAAAGCTATACTGCAATATTTGCGATCAATGTAGAAAAGTTCTGGATTATGAACAAATTATGAAGCCTATCGTAATCCGAGGCAAGAAGCGCCAATACCACTATTGTTCAATGAAATGCTGTCAAGAGCATTCAGAGGAGAGAGAGGACGAGGAACGGAGGACCGAGGGGTGGTAATGAGAATGAAAAGGTCGAGGTTCCTGAATAAAATGCCTAGGTGGGACGATAACTTCGAAGACATGACAAGGCGGCAAGCTAACTGGATTCGCAGGATGTATATGGAGCATAACTATTCTTGGCGTGCGATAGCTGAAATGTGCGATGCCATGTGGAATGGTAACTGGAGAGATACTCAAATGGCTGGTCAAGATATTTGCAAGAAGGCAATGAAGATGTTAGGCCAAAACTGGGAAGATTGGGAAAAGAAATGATTAAAGGCGAGGGGTATGAATGCGATTGGTGTAAAAAAATGGTGACATCTTTTAAGCCATTGCCTAAAGGATTTGTGCATCTTAAAACTCAGGTGGGAATATTACACCTTTGCAGTCCGGAGTGCTATCGCCTCTTCATGAGAGATCAATGTACAAAGCCCAAATTTGATGAAAAGGCCAAACAAAAAATACTAGAAAAACTGAGGAAAGATAATGAGGTATATTAAGCAAAAAGACACCTACAGTTGCGGGCCGGTTGCTTTGATTAATGCGCTCAAGTGGGCCGGATTTAAGTATACCTATAAAGATCTAAAACGCTTTCAAAGACTTTGTAAATGCACCTATCCTAACGGTTGTTCTTGGAATGATTTTACTAGCGCCATTAGAAGCATGTCTAAGCTCATGACTACTACCCGTAAAAATTGGCCTGGGATTCTCGATATTAACAATCATCTTAGAGAAGGCGGGATTATTGTTTTGTCATATAGACTCGATCCTCTTGATAATAGTCACTATCTTCTGATCGTTGATTATGATCCGGCTAAAAAGGAATATACTGTAGTTAATAAAGATGGAGGAGAGAAAAGAGCTGAGAGTAAGATAAGCTGGGGCGATATGGCGGAAATCCTCAAACATCATTATGTAGTAGAGCGTCGATTGGAATCGCCGTCAGCATGGTTTCTCAGGTTTAAGATAATGAGGAGAGAAGCAGCATGAAGAAGATTCTCTTTGAGAAAATATATTACGGTTTTGAAGATATCTATGATATGGAAAGAGATATTAGCGAGATGTGGGATGATAATCCCGATATCCCTGGCGAGTTTCAAGGTAAAGTTAAGGTTCTTATTACCTATGAGGAGGGAGATGAGAAATGAAGAAAAACCAAGAAAAACGTAGAGTTAGTGCTTTGGAGCGAGCTCGTAAATTCTTCAATGATCCCAATCATATACCGAGACGCTGTGCTAAGCTAGATAAGAGCTCAGATCAATTCAAAGCTAAGCTCAAAGAACGTAGAGATGAATTAGCTAATGAAATCACAGTGTTAGAGGATCGCACAAAAAATATTCATTCTTGACAAAAAAGTCCTTGCCTTTTTCTGCGAAATCAGCTATAATATAAGAAAGAGGGGAGGACATCAAATGGAAAAAATCACTCGCAAGCTTATTCGGGACGGTCATTCGGTCGAGGTTGAGTTTAAGCGCATCGGCTGGTTTCACGTGAATGAGGAAACAGTCTTTACACGCTACTATGAGGTAGCGGCGTGGTACACGAACATTGAAGTACAGCCCGGCTGGTATCCAGTTTATCAGGAAAAACCAGGGGCTGATTTTTTTGTTGAGATGCCTGGTGTGATTGTTGGATCGGATTTCACCTCGCTGTTTTGTGGTAACCGAGTCGGGAGCAAGGTGAACGAAGATGTTGAGAAAGAGGACACGTATGTGTTGAGCGGTTGGGATTTTCAGCTTAAAACGCGTGATGAGATCACGCTTGATTAGTGAGGAGGATTTATGAAAAACAACTATCACCAGTCAGAGGTTTGGAGAGGCGAGAACACCCGCGGTCATTTTGTCCAGATTCTTAAGCTCAACGAGCACACATTTTATGTGAGAGTTGATCGACATATCGAGAGCGAGTATAAAACATTTACCAATTATGCGGACGCAGCTCGGTTTGCAGAAAAGCAAATTGCAGCGTAAAGAGGAGATAAAGATGGAATACGGTTGGGTTATTACAAAGGATCATATTGCGGACTCAAAAGCTCCGCTGAAGACTAACTGTAACGCAGTTGGAATTTCGGGACCGTATGGATGCCCTTTTGATGACGATCATATAACTGCCCGCGGTAGGAAGTTCAAGATGTTCGACGATGACGGAGAACTGTATTATGAAGGATATATGCTCGGGGAAAATGAGTTTGGCCCGTTGGAGGATTTCGGTATGCCAAATGCTGGGTGTACAAGAATTGAATACGAGGAGGAAAACAAATGAATTGGAATCCAACTGGAGTCGCAATTATCGTTCTCGGTTTGATTATCGGGTATTGTTTTGGAGACAAAATGGGCGTAGGAATCGCAGCGTGTCTTTTATTCTTGATTCAGCTTATTCCAGATAGGCGCCGTAGGCGTTAGTGAGGAAAAAAGATTCGATGCGAGAGCGATGTACCAACGACATGGGGTTGTGTGAAGAAATATCGATATCGTTTCGGCGAAGATGATTATTGGACGACCGTTGATAACTCGTGGGATGTTGATCTCAGTTATATGTTCATAGGGGGAATTTGTATAATTGAGTGCATTGAGGTGGACGAAGAGAAGGAGGAGAGTGCTGGCGAGTGGTTAATATTATGAGGAACAATACAAAACAGATTGGCGATATTTCTGAAGCCAAAGTTATATCAAGATTTATTGAGTTGGGAATAACTGTATCTATTCCATTCGGAGATAATCAAAGGTATGATCTAATCGCAGATATGGAGGGGAAATTACTAAAGATTCAGATTAAGACTGGTCGATTAAAAAGAGGAGTAATTCATTTTTATACTTATAATTTCTCTGGATCTGGAAAAAGAGCTAAGAAAATGGATTATAAAAATAGCTGCAATTTGTTTGCAGTATATTGTCCAGAGAATGATAATATTTATGTTATTCCGGTTAAAACTTGTAGTGCTAATGGAGCTTTTTTGAGAATAAACAAGCCTAAAAATAATCAAAAAAAGGGGATTAATTGGGCTGAAAAATATGAATTGACTTCTGAATTCCGGGGTATCATAACTGGCAATGAGTCTGACTGTTAATCAGAAATATATAGGTTCGAATCCTATCCCCGGAGTTGAGAAGTCAATAACACAGAGTCGGTATGATAGATTTAGATTTTCCATTCGAGATATTAGGCCGGCGAGGAGGGCTTAAAAATGAAAAAACTCAAGTGGTATCAAAAAAGGGTAGCCAAGATTAAGGAAAACCTGAAAGTTATTGCTGAGGTTGATTATGCACGCCCTCTTGATGTTGTTGATGAATATTTGGCACGAGCTGAGGAAGCGCTTGAAACTGCTCTTCAATTAGCAGAACAAGATTTACAGCAGGAGGAAACCTTAAATGGTAGATACTTGGAGGGGGAGAATAATGAAGGCTAAGACAGTCAAGGTATCGGTTCCGGCCGAAACATATGCCGAGATTGAAGCCCAGCTTAAAAAAGATGTAAAGAAGCAGCTTATCACACTCGAGCGTCAGGTTAAGAATAAAGATGCCAAAATTGGACGCCTTGAGCTACAGATCAATGAGCTGAAAAATAATCAAAGAGATGTTGTTGAAAAGGCCCGCAAGATTGTCCAGGCCTTTAGCGAGCTGTTTACTCTCAAAGAGCTGGTTGAAGAGTGGTTGAAGGAGAAATATAAGCTTGAGGAAATTAACAAATATGAGGAGGAACGCTGGTGAAAGTTAAGAAGATAGACTGGTATGGTTTTAATCACAAAAAGGTCTATGAGAAGTTTGAAGGGGACTTGACCTTCATCAATGAATTCAGCGTTCGTAATTGGGATAGACCTGTTGCTGTTTATCATAATGCGAATCCTAATCGTGAGAAGAATCATAAAGATTACATGCTCTTGTTCATGGAGTATCCGTACACTTTTATTGGACTAGATGAGGATGCTCCTGGACATCTAGTTGTAGGCGGAATGGATAAAGATGAAATGGAAAAATATCGCTATCAGAATGCTATTCATTGTTTGGAGTGTGATGTGGTATTATATAGCGTCTGCCGACACCATTATCACACTTGTGGGTGCCCAAACGAAGCAATGATTGACGGAGGAAGAGATTATACGCGATATGGGGCCAAAGATATGAATAAGATTCGGATCGTTAAGCTTGATCTATTGACTGATACTGTTATCGAGGAGGAGAAAAATGAAGGCGCAAAGTCTGACGATTTGTCTGCCGAATAAGGGATGTGATAAGAAGTGTGCATATTGCGTAAGTAATATGACTCCAGAAGTTACGCCTAACATCTATCGTATGGGCGTAAATATTCGTAAGGTTCGTATGATGGCTAAGCTTGCCGGTGTGGCGTGTGTTTTGATTACTGGCAAGGGCGAGCCTTTTATGAACTGGGATGATTTGTTCTATTTTACCACTCAGTTCAACGATTTTCCTCTCGAAGTCCAAACAAACGGACTTCGTCTCTTGAATCGATTCGAGGAGAATGATGTTAAATTTCTTACGCAGTTTAGCGACCTCAAGTTCAATGTTGTTGCTTTCTCGTTTGATTGTATGAATGACTTTCAGAAGTTCGAGAAGTTGTTTGACTATCTCGATAAGGAAGGAATAACAGTTAGAGTGGCGATGAATGTAACGAGCATTCTTAATGCTCAGGATACTTTTCAAAGAATGATTGAGGAGTGTAAGCGAACAAAGGTTAGACAATTCTCGTTGCGACGAATTATGTGTCCTCAACGTATGTCGGGAGGTTGGGGGACTAGAGGGTGGATTGAAAAATTTGCCCCACAAAGCTTGTATTATAAATATGTAGAGCAAATGAATGAGGCAGGTCTTGATTTGGTGCGCGAGATGGTCCATGGCGGGCGCGTCTATGATTACGAAGGAATTTCGGTGATGCATATTGACACGTGTATGCAAAGCTGTAATAGAACAAATGATATCCGAAGCTTGATTTTTGCTGAAGATGGACATATGTATACAAGCTGGGATACTCCGGCAAGTATTATTTTTTGAGGAGAAGAAATGGGTATCAAAGTTTTCTGTGGAACTGCTTCCATGAGTCTTGCTAGCGGTGTAGTTGTGGATTTGAGCGTTTTGCTTAGTCGTTGCGTTACTCTGGGCCAGATGTCGGGAAGGCGCTTCGACGACAAAGAGTTATTTGTAAAGGTAGAGGAAAGCGTGAGAGGAGAGGATGTGTTCGTTGTTCAATCCACTAGCTCGCCTGCCAATGAAACCTTAATGGAGCTTCTAATCATAATCGATGCCCTAAAGAGAGCTTCAGCTGGTAGAGTGACGGCTGTAATTCCTTACTTCGGGTATGCAAGACAAGATCGCAAGACTTCCCCTCGAACAGCTATCACAGCTAAATTAGTAGCAGATCTGATCACGGTTTCAGGAGCAGATCGAGTGATTACTATTGATCTTCATTCACCGCAAATCCAAGGTTTCTTCAACATTCCAGTTGATCATCTTTTAGCCGGCCCATTATTTGTTCAATACATTGAAGAGCGCTATTCATGGGACGATAAGCTTACAATTGTTTCGCCAGATGCTGGAGGCGCGGGGAGGGCTCACATATTTGCTAAACATTTAGGTGTCCCTTTGGCGGTGATGAGTAAGAGGCGGAATGAGCATAATAAAATTGAGACGATGGAGATTATTGGAGATGTGAAGGGAAGAGATATTTTTATTCTTGATGATATGTGTGATACGGCCGGAACGCTGCTTTTAGCGGCCGACGTGTTGAAAGAAAAAGGAGCGGAAGATGTAAGGGCAGCAGTTACCCATCCGGTACTTTCCGGATGGACAATGGATAGAATAGAACGGTCCGAATCATTAACAGAATTAATTATAACCGATACAATTAAGCTTGAAGAACGAATCGAAAACTCTGATAAGATTCAGATTATATCGGTAGCTAGACTTCTTGCTCAGGCGATTTCGTGTGTCCATACCGATACATCAATAGGTGATTTGTATGACTATAAATAAGCGGAGGCGTGTGCTCAAATATAGTGCTCGGGTCTGTAGGCGGATCGGACGGTTAGGTGTTAGGGTAAGCCATAGAAAACCGCCACTCTCTATGGCCTCTGCGAATACGTCCACCCGATGGCCGTCCTAACACGTCCATCGGGCCGAGTACACAGAAAAAGGAAAGGGAATGATCAAACAACTATTAGCTCTCAACATAATGCTTAAGTTTCTTGATGTGTATTTAACGCGAATTGCGCTAGGCATGGGTGGGAGCGAGGCCAATCCAATAGCGAATTATCTGATGAGGCTAATAGGGGTTGATTGGGCTTTGTTACTATTATTTTGCTGGGTAGTAGCAATTTTAGGACTAACGGCCAAATACTACCCTAAAGCTGTCTACGCTCTTGGAATCCTTGGGGTTTTGCATGGGGCGATTATACTGTGGAACAGCTTTGTAATCTATGTACTTTTAGCTGGATCTTTCTCTTGAGATAGGATATAATTAAGATAGAGGAGGAGGATATATGAAAGATTTTGTTGAGATAGGACCTGCTCCAGGGGACGAGCTGTGTGCTCAGCTTGGAGATGAAGATTACGAGATGAAATCTCGCCAGGAATGTCGTCGGTTTATCGATCTAATTCGTAAGAAGCTTGGTCCAGAACCTGAAAATGCCAAGCTTGTGGTGAAAAGCTTTTCTCATGATTTCGGGACCTATCGGGAAGTCGTTTGCTGTTTTGATGATGATTGTCCGAAATCTATGGATTATGCTTTTGAGTGCGAAAGCAATGCCCCGATGAATTGGGAGGAGTGATATGAAAAAGTTTCTACTTGTTCCTCAGGAGGGTGGCCTTTATGAGGTAGAGTGCGATGATCATAACGCAAATATGAAATACTCTGAATTTGATAAGAGCTGGACTAAGCCTGGCGGTGCTTGCGGGAAGCTTCACGACAATGGAAATGGCCTTTCAATCAAAACCGATGGAGCAGAGTACAGGTGGGACTACTGCAAGGCGTACTATATCTATACAATGCTGAAAGAGTACTACAAGGCGAGCGGTCAGAATGAGTATTGTCGTAAGTTTGAGGTAAAGGAGGTTAAGTAGTGTCTGTTTTCTTTACATCCGATCATCACTTCTCGCATACCAATATTATTAGACACACCAACCGTCCCTTTAAGAATTCCTCTCAAATGAATGAGAAAATGGTAGCTGTTTGGAATACAATTGTGGGAATAGACGATACAGTTTATCATTTGGGAGATTTTGCCTGGGGAACAAATGCCGAACATATCGGATCTTTTATTAGAAGACTAAATGGAGATAAGCATTTAGTTCTCGGCAATCACGATAAACTGAAACCTTTTGCCTATGTTGAGGCCGGGTTTGTGAGTGTACATACTAGTTTAAAAGTTGACAATATTTATCTTGCTCATGATCCAGCTATTAAAGTCACTTTGCTAAAAGACGATTGGTTGATCCACGGCCATGTTCATGGTCTTTGGAAAATAGAAAAAGATAAGAAGCTGATCAACGTTTCAGTAGAAGTTTGGGATTATGAACCCGTGGAGTATGAAACATTGAAATGTATAATAGAGGGGTAAATTCGCCCCAAGTGGGTATTATAAAAGCCGCTCCGTCGGGAGTAATGTACAAGACATAGCGCTGGGGCGAGGCTGGCTCGCCCAACCCGGGTTCTAGACCCGGTAAGTGCACAGGGTATAAAGCTCAGAGTAGCTAGCAGCTAACCAGACCCCCAGCGCCCTTTTTAAGGAGGAGAGGACAATGAGGAAGACATTACTTGGAATTGCGTTAGTTTTGATTGGTTTATTTTTGATTAGCTGCGGAAGCGAGAAGGTAGTCGAGACGGTTACCAATAATGGGCCGCAGGGAGAGCAAGGCGATAAGGGCGAGTCAGGAGAAACAGTTGTTGCCGAAGTTCCAACTCTTCCTGAATTTGTTGGTGAGTATTATTTGCCATTTTCTGGCTATGTTATCGTCAACGTCAATCATGAAGAAATGTATAGCGTTACCGCGCGCTATGAGACATTAAATCCTGATGGCTCAATTTGTTCTCTTTTGCTGAATGGGAGTTCGATTAATATTCATAATGATGTTCTGCTTTACGGAACCACTGTTGCTCTTGCAAGTGGAAATTGTGATAGTGATACAGGATCGAGCCTATCGACTACAGCAACCCGGACTTATCGATATGAGGTCGTAATTTCGTTTAACGACGATGAATTGTTAGCGATTAACCTACAAGTGTTTCAAACGAACAATGGCGTGATAACACGTGTCATTAATCGCGATATGCTGGAGGAATAATGGCAGCTTGGAAACCAACACAACAAAAGCAAGAGAAAGGACGCCCTCGCAAGAAGTGTCCTAAATGCGATGGGGATATGGTTATAGTCAAAGAGGCTAAGAATTGGAAGTCTCTTTGGTGGTTCGAGAAGTGCGATCACAGAATGCCTAAAAATAAGGGCGACGTGGAGTATTGGAAATGAAAATCTATGGTGTTTTAAATGATTGGGATTGCCATGAGCTTTTTTATAAAACACTTAAAGCGGCCCGCGAGGCGGCCGAACGAATACGTCGGAAAATGAGCAAAGAGCATCCTCGTAAAGAAACCGTAGTTCTTGATTTCACAAAAAAAGGGGCTTCTGATATTGAAGGAGACCTATGCTGCGTCTCAATTTTTGAACATACTGTGAGGGAAAAATGATTAGATATGTTTTAATAGCGCTGGGAGCTCTATTGTTTCTCTGTATAATGAATGTAGTAAAGGCAGATGTTGGCGATATTTGTCTTAATTATGAAGAGATGATGTCAGCGTGTAACCAACTCTGTCGCTTCAAAGGAATGGAGCGGACAGGGTTTGTGTTTACGGGAGAAGTAAACATTAATCTGATGACCGGGACTAAAAGGTGCGTTTGTGAAAAAGCAAAAAAGAAGGACGCCAACAAAGATAATTAAGTTCCCAGATTTGAGGAAACCTCATCTTTCGTTTAGAGAGCGAGTGACTCAAAATATTTGGCTGAAGATTCTTGTGAGATTCATCTTATTGTTAGTTGTTATTTATTTGATTGTGATTATGGTTGGTTGCGGAGAAGAGGTTAGTGGTTGCGGAAAGGATGAATTTCCGGCCAAGTTTTATGTCCACAGCGATTTCCCGCAAGAAAGAATCCAATACATTAAAGAAGCAATGGAGGAGTGGAATAGAGCTCTTGGCGTAGAAGTGTTTAAATACGATGGCCGATCTGATACTCCCTACGATACCGATGACTATATCAATACAATTCACTGGCTAGGAGATGAGCTAGATGAGAAGGCTGCAGGGGATGCGTGTTGGTGGAAGGGGTGTGGAGCAAAGATTAGGTGCGATATCAGAGTTAAGAAATATGAGTTTGGCGTTCCGCTGACTAACGAAGATGGCTCGAGAACGTATTACGTTGACAAAGGAAACGATTATCTTAGAGCTTTGATGATGCATGAACTTGGTCATTGCATGAATCTCCAACACACTGAGAATAAGTTTGACATAATGTACGGAAAAGGAATCTATAATCCTAGCGGAGAATACGAGTTAAGTATTTTTGATATTGAAAGAGCAAAGAGCGAACTTGGATTAGGCGAAACCATTTACTATGAAGATGGGAAGCCTAATCGAACTCCCAATGCGATTAAAATGATACTGGAGTAAGATGTGAGAACACTAATGAAAGCACTTAAAGATCAAGATGAAACGAAACCATCGATATGGAATCGAATCTACCTATCAGATTGGTTTGATGTTATTCATAACCCCTACAGCCGGGTATGGCATTTCTGCTACACAATTAAAAAGATGCTCTCTTATTTCTCAGTAATCTGGAAGGGCGAGGATTGGGATGCCGATTTCTTGTTTGAGTTAATGGAATTCAAAATGAAGCGAATGTTTTATGCTCTCGAAAATGGAAGCGCAGAACATGAAAAAGACGTCCTTCAAGCTCTTAGAATTTGTATTAAGATTATGCATCGAATGAGTCACAGGTGGGAATATCATGATAGAATTTGGGACCGACATGATAGAAAATGGGGAAGCTTTAAGACAACATTTGGCCCAGTCTTGAAAAATAATTGCAGACGAATGACTATGGAAAGAGAAAATGTCAAAACTCCAGAAGACGAAGAGCAAGAAAGAAAAGAGATGTTTGAGTGCGCAGACATGGAAGAAAAGATTATGTCAAGAGATTTAGAGATTTTTGGCAAATTGTTTGCTAAATATTCCAGATCATGGTGGGACTAGTGATTAGACAAGTTATCGTTGTTTTGTTGTTTTTGATACTAGGGTCAAATGTTTATTCTTTTGACAATGAAGATAAGCTTTATCATATCGGCGGGTCTTTCGCCATTAATCATGTTCTTTATGTAGTCTGCAAAAACCAATTGAAATTAAGCAAGAATGAGTGTATAATAGGAAGTAGTATGGTCACTATGGGATTGGGATTGGCAAAGGAATACATTAAAGATCCTCAAGCAGATCCCTATGATATCTTAGCTAACTCAGGAGGCATCGGGTTATCTATCCCGTTTCTTATCTGGGAGTACTAAATGTCAAAATGTTATGTCCGAGAGAAGGACAAAGAAGGTAAGTGGGTTGATACTCAGTTTGACACCTATGAAGAAGCGTCGGAATATGTTGACAAGAAATATTGTAAGTGGGAGTGGGAAGCTCGTCAGAAAAAGAAGGAGAAAAAAGAATCCAAACAATCAAAGTTAAAAGACGTAACCTTCACCAAATAATTTAATTATTTTGCAGAATCCGGTATAATATTAATCGTGTACGGTGTTCAACTCGTCAGGATCTTACAACATTGAGATTGTAATCTTCCTTGAGCCAAAACAGCAACGCAGTTAAAGTTGGCGTTGACGAATTGATACAACAATAAAAAAAAGGAAAAAGTTTATGAAGCAATTTAAGACCGACAATCTTGCTCTATGTCCCTACTTGGAAATGGAGGGGCTTAAGTATCTATGCGCTGAATGGGGAATGGGGAAAAACAACAAATCGAAAGTTTATTTTGTTTTTGATGACGAAAAAGGTACCGGTCGGGATCTAGAGATTAGCTTCAGATTCTCTGACTTTAAGAAGTATAGAGATCTGGGGTTCTTTTATCGAGCGGAGATTGAGAAGCTTCGCAGAGAGAACAAAGAAGAAGACTTGAAGAAAAATAAAGGGAACAAATAATGGGAAGTAAAAGAGCTAGAAATGAAAGGACTGTTACCAATCTACAGTTCGAAGATAGTACTTTTAACCAGCGAAATATGGATGCAGGGTTTGCGGTTAGATCACTTGGTGCGGTTCCAGCTACTGAGATTGAAGTAGGCAAAAGAATGCCTGTTCGTATTACTAATGGATCTGGCGGGACAATTTATGTCGCAATTGGAGATATTGGAATGGCTGCTCCTACGGGGATGACAAATGGAATTGCGATCCTTGATAAAGAAAGCCTTGTGATTAATACGGGACCCGATCATAGGTTTATTCGTTTTGATGGAGCTCAGGCAGCGGCTCAATACATAATTTATGATTCAGACACAGATGGCGAATCATAATTGTATAATAAAATAATACTATAATAAAATTACCAAGGAGGTAAGATTATGAAGAATGCAGTATTTGCGTCCGACGACTTTATGGTTGCTCTCAAGGATCTGTCCGAGAAGGACGTTCCAGTTCGCACCGCCTATCGATTGAAGAAGATCCTCGATCAGGTGGGAAAATCAATGGAACTTTTCCACAGTACGCGAACTCAGGTTCTAGAGAAGCATTGCATTAAGTGGGAAGAGGATGATGAAGAAAAGGGCGCAGTAAAAGGGAAGCCAAAGATTGAGAATAGCCAGTATACCTTTACGCCAGACTCCACAAAAGCTCTGGCAAAGGATCTTGACGATCTTCTCAATATTGAGTTTGTGATTGATGACACAATTAAACTTGACGATCTTGGCGATGTTAAGGTTGCAACAAAGACATTGATTCTTCTTGACGAAGTTTTTGAAGAATTCAAAAAAGAGAAGAAAGAAAAAAAGAACGTAGCCAAGAAGGAAAAGTCTAAGAAAGTAGCTGAAGCCTAATGCCCCAAAAAGTAAAGGATGCGCCGGATAAAACTAAAACCCGGCTTATTTATGATAGTTGCTTAAACGTGATTGAGATTCGCGAGTTTTCCTATCTAGCAAAGTTAGGGCAGCGCCGTGTTCATGTCACTAGATTTAAGTATGATGAAAACTGTTGTACTTTAACGCGTATTATTCCTCGCACTACAACAGACGCCGTTACTTATGAGGATTTAGGGGTCCCGCCAAAGCCTGTTATTACTGGAACCGTTCCCGCGTCTCCAAATGCGGCTACTACAATTACGGTTAATGGAACTTGTACAGACGACGATGGAGATGTTGTTTACATTTATGCAGATGGAACTAGATTGAAAGAAACCGGGACCCTTGCTGTTAATGCTTTTTCGTTTTCAATTGATTTAGCTGGAGCCGGATATTCGACTCCGGCTAGTGTTAGTTTAACAGTGAAAGTACAAAACTTGGAAGGAGAATCGGAAGAGTCTGATCCTCTAATTTACAATTTAATTTAAACCACCTGTTCATCGGAATTGGGCGAGTAAAGCGGAATATCGGATGCGGAAGAATGGGTATAGTAAGGTAGGTTTAAGTGACACTTACAGAGTTCGTCAAAAAACTTATTACATTTGACGTTTTCTGGGGTCGACGTTCAAAGATATTTCACGGGGTTAGAGACGGTGGAGCTAAAGCCGCCTCTATCGGAAATAATTTAATTGCCAAAGCACACGATGGCAATACTATCTTTAACGTCAATCATCCTCAGAACGAATGTCAGGGTGGTCATTATCATGACCCGTTTCTTCATAATGAGAAGGTTTGTCTCGATTTTGCTATAAGCGATTGGGTGAATAATCAGATTGAGATTATTGCTACAGGAATCCCTGGTCCTGGGCAAATTGGACCTCATACATATGATGCAGCAAATTGTTTTCAGGTCCAAGTTTATAAGAAAATCGCGGTAAATATAGGAAAAGAGGTTTTTACTTCTATCGTAATTAATGGGAATACAAAGAGTATATACCTGAGGAAAACTTCGCTACCTCCTGCATTTAATGGAAAGGTAATCATTGATGCAGAATAATGAAAAAATACAAAAAACAGAGATCAAAACTAATCTAGGCGACAAGGAGAGGTTGCTTAGGCGAATAGAAAAATTGGAAGTAGTACTATTTTTAATTGTCAATGCATTAAGACAGACGGACGTTCCGGAGGGGTTCTTAAGGCAAGTCGAAAACATTTTGTCGACAAAGGAGAATAAATAATGGCTAAACTTAATTACGAACATGTCTTTGCAAGCGCTGGTTTCTCCGGCGAAAACTGGGACATTACTCAAGGCCACAACCAAAGCTTTGATAGTTCGGGCCAAGCCAATGATGTTACTTTTACTAACGCGACTGGTAAAATTACATTATCTGCCGGAACTTTCCCTGCTTGGATGCAAGTTGTGGGAGCAGAATTCAGTACGGATTCTATTCTAAACCCGGGTCCATTTACTATTACTGTAGTTAATAGTACTTCGGATATCGTGGTGAGTCCGGCTCCTGTTGATGAAGCAGGCGTGGACGTTGTGTTTGATGGATCTCCCGACACTGATATTCAGGATATCCTTCTTAAAGCTGGAAATGGCGCTATGGAAACTGACGCTCCTCACGTTCTCGTTTCAACAGGAGTATTGGGCGCAGCTAGAACCTTAGCTCTCGATAACATGGAAGCAGAAAATGTTGCACAAGGTAGCGCTCCTCTCGATGGTAGATTTTGCTATCTTTCTATTCAGAATTCGGATATTAGCTCAACTAATAAAATTACGTTGAGTAGTAGTTCGACTATTAATGGAGCTGCTTCGTTTGATATTGAGACGACTAGTGACTATTTACTTCATCATGTGAGTGGCGGTGTTTGGAGGATTAACGTTCTTCCGACTCCAGGTGAAGTTACTGCTACAATGAAGCGCATTCCGTTTGCTGCGGCTGATTGGGCTGCTGGAACAAACAATGAAATTACTTGTTTACAGACTGGAGCTCCAGGAGCTGGGCAGATTGGTCCTCACGGATTGACTGTCGCCGGTTCGTACGTTGTTCAGATTGTTAATACCGATCAAACTCCGGACGAAATCGTGGACGCTGAAGTTCAGTTTGATTCAAGCGGCAATATTACTATCTTGAAGGCAGGCCTTGGAACTGCTTTTAATGGTGTGATGCTGATTGTTGGTACTCTCGACTAATACTATTAAAGTCTAGGAGATAAAAATGGGCGTTAGAGATAAGCTCAAAGAGCTAAAAAACGAAATCCAAGACCTTAGTAGCAGAGAGAGAGCTAAACGTTCCGATATCGTTGAGCTGAAGAGACTTGTTGAAGAGAAAAAGAAAAGAGAAGAGTCTTTGAAAAATCTTGAACAAGAGGAATCTGCTTTATTGAAGGAACTTGGATTAGAATAAACAAGGTAGGGGTAGGCAGTGTCCGCAGGCGAAAAAGAGATTGTACAGACTATCAAAGCCTTCGGCGGAGCGGCATTTAATTACGTAGACATTTTAGAGTCTGATTTTGCTGCCGTCGCCGGCGCTGCCTACACACCCCCTGAACTAGGAACTTATCGCCGAATTAACGTTAGTAGAGTTATTCAATTTCTTAAGAATATCCCCGGTATAGTTGAAACTCACCAAACAACAGCCGCTACGGTTAGGTTGCCGTGTGGTCTTATAGCTACAGACGATGCTTTGAGTGGGAGACAGATTTGGATTAAAAATTCTGGCACCGAGCAAATCATTATTCAAGATAATTTAGGAAGCAGTATTGTTACAATTTATCCTGGCGTTCTTATTTTAGTAGAACACAAGGATAACAATAATTGGGAAGTTTTAGATGCTAGGAGTCTTTCTTTCACAAAATCGATAAGCGATTTAGAATCAACCAATGTTCGGGATGCAATTGAAGAATTAGCAACAGAACTAAAACTAAGTGCTAGTCCGGGCTTTACATGGGGTATGAGCGGTACGGTTAGAAATCAGTGGATTTTAAATGACACTGTTCCGTCTAATCGAACCGGCCGTACTTTTCCTTTTTATAATGGTACGCTTGAACAAATTTCAGTTTCAAATGAAGTACCAAACACATTTGATGTTTTAGTTTATGAACACGATGGGACTACTTATACTCTTCTTACTACTGTAAATATGGTTACTCAAAGAAGTGGAAATTTTATTGTTACCGGTATAAATGTCACGCGCGGGAAAGAGCTAGCAGTTTATATAGCGTCAGCAACCGGGTCCGATAAGGCAACTAATCCGGTTGTGTCGCTAATTCTGGGCGGATCGATTGGACCATAATGCCTAAGATTATTACAAACACTACTGGGGGAAACATTAGTATCGTTCATACGGGGATATTAATCCAGGCCGGAGAAACGATCACTATTGATCCAGAAAATTACTCGTTGTGGGCCTCGGGAGTTGATAAAACTCCAGCCTCTCAAATTGATACTTTGATTACAGCCGGGAGCCTCGTAGTTAATGACGGGCACGAAAATCTTAATGTTTACGAAGCGATTAAGTTTTTGAAACATCCAGATGAGGCGTGGAACGTCAGATTTTGGACCGACGATAGGAGAGCAAATGGGTTTCCTAACGACAAAGACACTGTTCAAGAGGCAATTGAATATGCGAAGTCGGGAGCATTTGATAATGATTTAGATAAATTTCAATATGCTAGGCAAGGAAGCACTTCGAATAATACTTATCTCTTAACTTTAAATAATATTGTTAGTTATGATTCTCCTGACACGTTAAAGTACAATATTATTTTTCGTGGGTTTTCTGTTTCAGTTTCAGCTCTTGCCGCTCCTTTTACTTTAGAGCTATGGAAGGCAGATTCTAATCACTCAGTCCGGACGATGATTTATTCTGAGACTTTTAGCATAGCTAATGGAAACTTTACAGGTTACTCAGGATATACTACGACGGATTTAGCAGTCTCCGTCGATAAGGGTTGGGGACTTTATGTAAAGGCAATCAATGTTGGAAATCCAAAACCTAGTGATTTAAATGTTTTAGTTTGGACAAGACAAAGATAGTATGGAAATAATCAAGCTAAAAAATAATCAAGAAGTAACTGATGTTTGGTTTGGTATCGTAATTGAGCCGGGAGAGTATTATACCATTCAATCAGACCAAGAGAGAGTTGGATTTTCCACTTACCAGAAAACCTTAAGTGACATTACCAGCGATCCTCCAAAATTAATAGTTAACGATGGGATAGAAGACTTAAGTCCAAACGTTGGAAGTGGCTATCTACAACGTAAAATTGTAAAGATGCATACCCGGATGGATATAGTACCTGGTGTTGGAACGAAGAGCCCGGAAGTAGTGGAATTAAATGGCGCCACAATGGGCTATAAAGTACAAATTGGGGATAAGGGCTATCTTAGATCAAAAGCGGAAAATATAATTGGAGACTATTATGTAATTGTAGCACATTTTTGTATAGACAATGATCAACCAAATAAGTATGCATCTTATAGAATCCATCTTCTTACATCTAATGGAAATGAAGATAAATATTTGAATACATCTGATCTAAATTTTGATGTCGGACCTGTGCCGGTTACGACAGATCCATTTAGAATATTTTCTTACGAAATTACTCTCCCTGTATCTCTATTCGCCAATGATGAAAAATATATTTTCATGGGACTAGAAAGAATTGCAAATGAAGAAGGCTATGATAATCCAACCAATGATCCTATCATTGTATCTATTTACAATAAATATTGGCAGAGAGTTATTGACTAATGGGATTTAGATTCAAAGGCGATAGGGTAGTTATAGAAGGGAGAAACAATATTGTTGTCCCTCAACCTTTGCCAGAGAGTCCGGCACATGGATATTTTTGTATTGATTCTGCCGACAATAAATTCAAAGTGTGGTCTCAGACTAAGAGCCGTTGGATTGTTCTAGGGACTGTTGAAACCAAAAAAAGCGGAGAATCTGTTAATGTTAGTACGGAGACAATTAATTTTAATAATGGAGTAATTGTAACCGATAACGAAGACGGATCAATAAATGTAGATGTTGTTTTTGAGGAGGCCTATGAGGCCGATCTTGATACTCTTGGGTTTGGACGATCTGGAACCACAACAGACGCTTTTATGAATACATTTGATAATCTTCCATCAAATCAATCGCCAGAAGTTATGGGTTATAATATGGAGATTCGAAAAATTACATTCTCAAACAAGATTGTTCCAGATGATGTTGTAATTAAGCTCTATAAATACGATCCAATTACGGGAGGGAATGAAACATTGATTTATACCTCGCCGTCAATCTCAAGTAAGACGTATGTTAGTCCTCAATTTTCCGTTACAATCGGGCAGGGATATGGATTGTCTGCAAAAGTTACAGCAACAGGGAACGATAAGCCAAATGATTCGAAGGTTCTTGTTTGGCTGAGAAAGGCTGCAACATGAGAGTAATTAAGATATACAATAAGTCCGGCGCAGAAGGAACGTGGTGTGGAGTCACAATTCAAAATAATGATTTCTATCAGCTTCAAGTAGGAGAAGATCTTCAATGGGGAGCAGATAGTACAGTTGTTTCAGATATCGGCAGCGAAGATTTAGTCGTTAACGATGGAGATAGCGATTTAGATGTCAATAGTGGAGTTGATTGGCTAAAGGGAACAGTTAACTATTTGTTGGGTCCAACCGATATTGATGGCGCCCGGATTAGTAGAATAAAAGCATCAAATTTGGGTTGGATTTATAATCTTATTCCTATTGAATTTACTACTTCGGATCTTGATAGTGTGTATAGTAAGCTAGACGATGGGACTGATCGTAGCGGAGTTACTTTAAAATTATATGATTCGAGCGACGATGAAATCACAAGTGAGGAAAATGAAGGAAATGCTGTTAAGACTATAGTAGATTTTGAACCACCATATGACTATGAAATTATTGGCGGCTCGTGTCGTCAGAAGAGTACTCCTTCAGGCGACATCCGTGTTTGGGTGACTGCCGCTCCTGATATCCCGGCATCTAGTGGGGGATCCATTCCTATGATTGGCGGGGTTAATATGTCGTACATTGATCCAGGAGATCAAGTTACAGCTGACGGAAGAGCATCTACATTTTTGTCATATAGTGAGACATATCACTCAAATAAAATGCGCGTTATTATAAAACATGGAGCTGGAGATAGCCACGATATTATGGTTGTTCTCGAAACATTTAGGAATAAAATAGTGTCATAATGGAAATTATCTTTTGCGAGGGAAAATCGCTAATATCTAAGGCTATCATGTTGTTTAGCTCGAAAAGGGGCTGTGAAAAAGTATCTCACGTAGCTATTCGTTATAGTGAGCCTGAGCATGAGTGGATGGTAGAAGCGTCGTGTTTTGGAGTCGAGCCTGATTGGTGGCAATATTTTATCAAAAGATACGACACGATATATCGCTACAGATATAAACCAGAAGGCGGAGACGCAGCTCTTGACAAGCTGATAGATAAATATGGACATAAACCATATGACTATCTCGAAGTTCTTGGTTTTGCTATTAAGATTGTGTTTAAGAAGATAGGAATTACAATTAAAAACCCACTGGGGTCGAGAAATGAACTCATTTGTACAGAGCTTGCTCAGGAATTATTGCGCGAGACAGCAGATGTTGTCCTTAAGGGGTTAGACAAAGAATCTATGACACCCATAGAGTTGCATGAATGGGTCAAAAATAGCGAGTGTTTTGACAAAATTGTCAAATCAATTTAATTTAAATTGTACATAAAAAGATACTATAATTGTAAGGTATATACCCATAATTAATCAATTTTACATGTAAAAGGAGTTAGCAATGGCAAACAAAAGACTTAGCGATAAACAGGTGAAGTACGTTCGCGCGGCGGTTCCCCTGAAGAAAGAAGATAAAATTGAAGAGAAGCTTGCCCCTCTCGCCGTCGGTCGGGTTGTTCTTGCGGCTTCCCCGACAAACGTAGCGATTGAAGGCATTGCAGCCGGCGATATCGCTATCGTTTCTCTCGTTAGCGACGACACAGGAGCCCCGGTTGGGCTTATTCTTGCCGAGTGCGAGGCTGGAAATTTGAAAATTACGCCAGCGGGTGTGACGAATAATGACGCTGTGCTCTCATTTGTGATTTTCAGAGCATAAAACTTTAAAGCCTTGTGCTTTAATTTTTTCTAGGAGGAGAGCCCAGTGCCCGAAGATAAAGAGCGGACCATCGAATTTCAACTCTTAAAACAAGAAATTACAACCCTTCAGCAAACAACTGGAGACTTAAAACTAGCTCAAGTAGATCTTGGCGAGAAAGTCGATGGGATTCGTATTAGTCTCGCCAAACAAAACGGAGCTATCCCTAGAATTGAGTCTAGTGTTCAAATGTTAGTCGCAACTGTTAATCAACAGTTTGAACGATTTAATAAAAAAGACGACGAACAAGATAAGAGAATTGGACAAAACGAAAAAGATATTGCCTTGATGCAAACAGCAGAAAAGGTAGAATCTAAAACATTGAAAGACTACAAAGGTTACCTAAAATGGGCAATTGGTTTAGCCGTCTCTTTGGGAGCTCTGATTCTAGGGGCCCTAAAGTGGTTCTTTTAGATGAAAAAAAGAAAAAAGAAGCCCCTTTGGGCCCAGGCGATAAGCTCTCTGCTCATTTTAGACGCAAAGAGTTTAATTGTAGCTGTGGCAGTTGCCCTCCTGCTGTGGTGGACGGTCAAATTATCAAATGGTTAGAAGCTATTAGAAAAAAGATTAGCTGTCAGTTTGGTAAGGACACAAAAATAACCATTACATCAGGAAAGAGATGTAAAAAACACAATAAAAAAATCGGCGGACATCCAAATAGTAAGCACGTTCCCGACGAAAGCGGAAAAGTTAGAGCGGTCGATTTTAAAATAATTGGGCTTTCGGGATCTGATTTAGAAGATATCGCCCGTTCAGAAGGGGTGAGAGCGGTTGGCGTTGCTTCGACGTGGGTTCATATTGATACAAGAGTCGATAGAGATAGAAGGTGGGAGTATTAGATGAGTCTGATATTCAATGTTATAGACGGATATAGCGACGAGATCATTGATATCAGCACATTCTCCTTCTATGGGAGCGAGGGAGATAAAGTTTTTCGAGCTCAGATTCTTGAAGAAGTTAGTGGGGTCCCGTATCACATTAGTGTCGCGGCTACCGTTAAGCTTACTTTTCCCGGCGCCGAAGAAAACATAGTTCTTGACGGGGCTATTCTAGGTAACAGAAGTCTTGTTGAAGTAACGATCCCTGGAGACACTCTACCTTTCATTACCACAGGTGGAGTTCAAGTTCAGATTACAGAGGGGTTCGGAACGACGATTGCTTACTATGGCGGAGCGGTGAGAAAACTAACCTATACAGAGGCCTCAGGTCAGCAGCCTTCTGGAACGGGAGCAGGGGGAGAGACTGTTAAAACAAGCGGAACAGATCCTGTTGCTGGATTTTTGTTAGATGAGTTGTTAGCTGGGGCAGGAATTCAGATTACAAAGGAAACCGTCGGGGGCCAAGAGAAAACAAAAATTGCCGCTATTTCTAATCCTATTGAGCAATCAAACCTGACTCTGACTACAGAAGCGGCATTTACTTGGGATCTATCGACAGGGCAGTTAATTTTTGATAAAGATATAGAAATTCATATTCCTGGGACAACTGTTATTAATACAATTGATTATACTGTAAGCTCCCCAATTGTTTTTAGTGCTAATGATCAAGTAGCTTACATTGATGTTAGTCTTACTACATCTCAAACAATTGCGGTAACGGTTGTTGATGAATCTAGTTTTGTTGATCAGCAGGGTCGATATATCATGGCAAAGCGTCTAGAAGACGAAATAACAATCTATGATATGCTTGTGTAAGGTGTATAATGTCATTAGAAGTAAAAGTGCTTAATGAACTGAATGCAGCTCGATTTCAAGAGGTTAATGAGTTCGAGTTTTTTGCCGATGAAGATAGAATAATTAAGCTTCAAATTTTTGATGAGTTATCAAACAGTGTTTACTTGATTCCGTTGACCGCCACAGTAAGTATCGTTTTACGAAAAAAGGATAATACAAATTTGACTAAAGCAGCGACGATCAACACTACTCATAGAAGTGTTATTATTGCTGCCCTTACTGCAGCCGAAACTGCCGAATTGATTAGCGGAAATATTCTCGTCACAATTGTTGATGCCGGTCAAACGAGAATAGCCAGAGGAATTAACAAGATGAAGCTGCTGTCAAAGGTTAGGTCTTTCTAATGAAGCGGAAAGTCACGGGGTTTGAAGAAAAAAAAGCTAAAAAGAATCAGAGACTGTTTACTGAGTTAGATAAAAAAATTCTTCAAGTAGAAACGGCAATATTTGAAAAAGAGTGTGAGTTAAGTCGCCTAAAGCTTGAGCATATGAGACTTAAAAGCGAGATGGAAAAATTAGAGGGCGATATTGTTAAACATTTAAGAGAGTTAGATGTCAAATAGAAACTTTACATCGAGAACCGAAGCTTTAATTACGCCGTCTGTTTTGAAGAGAAGGTATCTTCACGGCGTTAATACCAAAGACGACGATGGAAAAGAGTTATCAAACCAGACTCTTTCTGAGCTTATCAATAACGCAGTTGGTTGGCTAGAGGAAGAGTTAGATATTCCTATTCGCCCGCTTGTGTTTAGCGAAGCGAATGAAAATCAAGAGTGGCACGACTATCGGAATGTTGATACTTATTGGAATTGGAATTTTATTAGGCTTGATGTTTATCCGGTACTTTCCGTTGAGTCGGTGAAAGTAAAGTTTCCAACTCATCAAGATTTGATTGAATATCCAGTGAGTTGGTTTAGGGTTGAGGAGGATACGGGAATTTTGAGACTTGTTCCCGATAGCGGATCAGTTCCGCTCGTATTAACGAACACGGGGGTTCTTCTTCCGCATTTAGCCCTTCAAAGAAGGTTGATTCCGCAGATGCTACAGATTGAGTATACGGCGGGATTTGAGCTTGACAAAATTCCTGTTTTGTTAAATAATATTATTGGATTGAGGGCTGCAATCGATGTTCTGAATATTGCTGGAGACTTAATTACAGGGGCGGGAATTGCATCTCAGTCTATTGGGTTAGATGGGTTAAGTCAAAGCATTGCGACTACATCGTCCGCCACTAACGCTGGATATGGCGCTCGTATTATTCAGTACGAGAGTCAGCTTTATGGCGGAAGCGGTGGCGGATTTGGCGGTGGCGGCGGAAAGAAGCCAGGGCTACTCCAGAAAGCTAAAGATAATTACAAAGGAATAAGGATAGACGTGATCTAATGCCATTTGTTCCACATGAAACATCAACTTCGGTTACCGATATCAGTTCTCATACTCTGTCTTCAATGTCAATCCCAGAGAAGTACAAATTCTATATGTGGATGAAGACAAGAGGAATGAAGGTAAACGATTTTAAAGATGTCGATCTACCCTCAGGGGTTTTAAGTTTAAGAAAAGACGATGACGGAGTATATAGCGGAAGTTTTGTTAAAAGTGAAGTGAGCGATACAGGCGAAATTCCGCTGAAGTTTGATAAAAAAACTCTTCCCGAGATTGTTAAAATGCTCGAGGTTAAAGAGTATATTGAGCCTGCATCGATTGCTTCTCTCCCAGAGCTAGAGGAGAGGGGCGAAGACACCGAAGCTCCGCAACCCGTTGAGGCGGAGAATATTGTGGTGCCGTCGTCAAAGGGAGATATTAATATTACAATCAATGTTCATAAAAGTAAGGGAGCGATTATGAATCGTAATAACGAAAAGGGCAGGAAGTCGTTGGTTAAAGATCTTTATGAAGAGTTGAAGAAATCCGGGCATACCGTTAAAGAGATCAAAAGCGCTTCTAATATTAGTGAATTAATTAGCAAGCTGCCAGAAAATAGACGAGAAGCTTTTCAGAAGAGATTACAAGGCCAAAAAACCGTTAAAAAGAGCTTTACGCATTATCAGGAAGAGTATGGACTCCCAGAGTCTCTCGATACCGATGAAAAGATTATGAAAGGTAAAAAGGCTTTTAGGCGAATGATTAAAGATTTTTGTAAGTCTGAGAAGAAAGAGCAAGCCAGTCGTCGCGCCTTCTCAATTTTGAAAGGGAAATACGGGATTGAGGGAATGAAGCAGCTGAAGAAGTCTTTTAAAGAAACCAATACTTCTTGGAGAGAAACCCTTGGTGATTTGTTTCCAAAGACTTTTGCCCTCTTGAAAGTAAAAGCCAATAAACTTGACGATACAATGCCTGAAATGAATAAGAGCGGGGCTTTGGTTGAGTCAAAGGATTTTTACAAGGCTAGTGAGAATATCGGACTATATAGAATTCAGATGCGTGAAGAGAACATGGAGAAGTCCGGACTAAATGCCAGCCCTAATACAGGAGATGAGCCGAGTGTAGATGGAAGCGGCGAGAACGAAAAAATTCAGAGCAATAATCCGGGGACGCAGGATTCTTTTGCGTCTCAAATGCCAAAGATGGATCCTGATGGAAGCTATCATATGAGTGATGCCAGAGGTGGAAACGACGAAATACAGCAATTTGCCTCACGTTTAAATGCTATGATGCAACCTCAACCCTCTACTCAGAAGAAATCGGATATTACCCCTGAGCGTTCGGAGAATGGAGAAGCGGGGAATGGTGGAGTGAGCGAAATTCAGCAAAAAACTTCTTCAGCTCCCTCTCCAGATGCTGGTTCTTCAACCGAGCAAAGTAAGATTGAGAACGAAGGAAGTGGCGGAATGGGTCGGGATGGTAAAGCGGGCAAAATGGATGGGATGAAAGAAAGGTCGTAATGGCCGTAATTAATAAAAAAATACCAAAAACAAAATCCTTTGATCCTAAATTTAATACTATTTCGCTTAATCCTGCTAAAGTAAATCAGATGATTGAGGATCAAGGGGTGCGGGTTAGAGTATATCGCACAGTATTGTGTCCAAATAGGAAAAGTATTGATTCCGCTGAGCATGAGATTAATTGTTCGATTTGTAAAACAAAAGACGGATTTATTGACCTTGAACCAGTTGAAACATGGGCATTTGTTGGAAATCAGGATCTAACGAAACAGTTTAATGTAGAAGGAGCTTGGGACGAACAAGGAGTTGTAATGACCTTTCCAACAGGGGTTGAAGTTTTTTACTGGGCTAAAATTGAACTAATGGACTTTACGACTCCAATGATTGAACTAGTTCAACGTCAAGATGGGGATATTGATAATTTGAAATACCCCGCACATTCTGTTAATGTTTTAATTGACATAGATGGAGTTAGATATTATCAGGATACAGATTTTCAAGTTGGCGTAAATGGAAATATCCAATGGATTGAAGTTCGCAGGCCGGACAAAGGAAAGATTTATACACTACATTACAATTATCCAGTAACGTTTAGAGCAGTAAATGCAGTTCATATTAATAGGTTCTCACAGCTTGGAGCTAAAAGAGATCATAAAGAGCCGATCGAGCTACCGCAGCAATGGAATTGTAAGAGAGATTTTTTGATTGAGAGAAAAGATTTAGACGAAAACTTACTAACACCTAACAAGATTATTAACGAACAGAATCCATAATGGGTAAGAATATTAGTATAGATAGCAAGGCAAAGGAACTTGGAATAGATTTACGGTTTGCAGCGAAAACGGCGATAAAACAACTTCAAAGCGCATTAAAGCAAACTGCAACCGCGACATATAATGAATTAGTAAGGAGAGCGCAAGATAAGTTAAAAACAACCCGAGATGACTACATAAACGCTTTGCATTGGGAACAAATTGGCCCTGATTCATACATTATCTATTTAGATGATACGATGGGACACATAGAAGACGGCTTCTCAACATTTGATATGAAGCCTGGTTTGTTAAAAGGACCAAATGCTAAAACGACAGAAAAAGGAACTCGATATAATACAGTCCCTCAAACATACAGACCGAAATCAAAGCAAGCGATCATGGCTCCGGGGTTGAGGGAGCAACTACAAGAAGTAATTTCGGCCAACAAGATGCAAAAGATTTTTAAGGATAAAACAACCGGAAGGCCATTAGAGGGAATTGTTGCTGCGGTAAAAGAAACAGGGATTGAGAGATTGCAGGGGCTGGTTAAAGTACAGAAAAGGTATAAAGAGAAAACACAGAGCTTTTATATGACATTTAGAAGAGTGAGCGACAATAGTGATCCGAGTAAGTGGATTCATCCTGGATATGGCGGAGCTCATTTATTTCCCGAGGTTGAAGATTATTTGGAAAAACAAGTAGACAAAATACTAAAAGCGATATTTGAATAATGGGTTTCATTTTTACAGATCTGGTTATTGAATCGATTATCCGCGACGGGCTTGTGGATATGAAAAATAAACTTGCCACTAGTGATGATCAAGTCCCAGATGTGTTTTCAGAGCTTTTAGCTTCTCATTTGTCGGTAAAATATGGCCAAGGTGAAATTGATTCGATTTCGACAATGGTGGGAGTTCAAGATACTATTCATGTTGTTCATTCATTTGCTCAAGTAGATACCAAAACGCCTTGCATTTCAATTCATTTGATGGATGCATCGGAAGACGAGCAACATGCGGTGTTAGGGGATTTTGGTGAAAATCACGATTATGCAGCTGCTCCTACAGAGTTTGTAAGCTCTTTTGATTGTGATAGTTATAACTCGGTAACAGGAATTATTGATGTATCAACTGCGGATCCTAATTTAGCGCCAATAAGAAGAGGGCATATATTTAAAGATGGCTCTGGAAATCAGTATGAAATTAAGGGCGCGATTACTAATGAAAGTGGAAATAAAAAATTTGGCGTTGAAAAAGATTTGACTCTTAATTTAGTGGGATGCACAATTATTTCTCAAACTAATTTTCAGAGGAGAGAAGAGCAGACAATTCCTGATAGAGAAAATGTTATGGTTGGGATTCATACCGAGAACGCTCTTCAGACCAAATGGCTGTATAATATTGTTAAATACATTTTGCTATCTAGGAAAGACGATCTTTTTACTCGGGGATTAAGAATAACGGCCTTGGATGCTTCTGATTTTGGATTTGATGTTAGTAAGATACCGTCAAATATTTATACTAGATTTATAACGCTTAAAGCGTTAGTTTACCATAAATACGAGACGGGATTGGTCACCCTCGTTGATACTGTTGAATCAGTTGTCAGGACGCAGCGCAGACCTGATAAAATTCCGAGAGAGAATGAAGACGAGATGACAGTAAGAACATTAGAAGACCCAGATTTAGAAAATTAAGGACCAAATATGAAAAAGAAAAAAAGAAAAAATACAAAGGAGAAGGTGATGAAAGATGAGCCAAAGCGCGATGAGGCCGCGGAAGTAATAGGGTTCGATAAAGCTTTTAGAATTTTTAAATTACAAAGTCCCTTAGCTAGTTTGTGGGACAAAGAATCAGTAAAAGTATTTGTCGCGAAAAGAATGCCATCTTTGAAAGCCTCGCTAGAGGATTTTATTGAGATATTGAACAAGTATTAAGGCGATAAAAAGGAGATTAACCATGGCCATAATTAGGAATTTTAATGGAGCCTCGCTAAGGAAGCCCGGAGCGTATAGTGCGCTCAAGGTTCAGCTTGATGGCGGTTTGCCCTCCGTTGCTGTCGGAATCGTCGGGATTGTTGGAGAGTCTCTGAGAGGCGCTCCAGGATCAGTTGATGGCGTGACAGAGTGGGATAGCACTCAGCTACCTGATCTGATCGCATATTATGGAAGCGGACCTATTGTTGACGCTGCTCTAGCGCTTGTTAATCCATCAAATGATGGACGAGTTGCTAATGGCGCCAATAGGCTTAAAGTTTTTAAGACCAACGCTTCTCTTCAAGCATCTTTGACGCTTGCCGATAGTTTTGGAGATCTGAAAGCTGCTTCATATGGAGCTGAAGGGAACTTAATTAGCGCTACCATTGAGCAAGATTTGTCAGTTGTTGAGGCTACAACTCAATCTAGTTCGAGTATTGTTTTCACTGGAGACGAGTCAGGCGCTCAGATTACAGTGAGAGAAAATGGCGGAGCAGTCAACGTTTATACGGTTAGCGGGAACATGGCTGATATAGCTGCGCTTCTTGCTGATTTTAATAACGATGCAAATTGGACTGTTCCTCCAACTTTGACCGCAACAAATGATGGAGATAAGCTGATTATCTCTCAAGACGCAGATGCAAGCGCTCATAAGCTTGGAGCTGGAAGAAGTTTTGAGATTGTTAGCTCCGATCCGCTGTTTAATCTTTCAGCTGGACTATCCGTTCCTTCACAAGAGCCGAATCGATCTATGCTTATTGAAAGGCAGTCGGACGGAACGCAAGAGAACACAGATGATTCAACCGGACCTCTTGGTGGAGACATTTTCATGGAAATTGGATGCGATGCAACTACTTGTTCTTTGACAATTAGTGCGACGCAACTCACGACTGTTGCCGTTGGCGGTCCGGCTTCACTATCTCTCGATCTATCTGATTATTCTACGTTGAATGATTTAGCTTCTTTCATTAATGCGCAGGCCGATTACAGTGCTTCTATTCCTTCAGGGATTAATGGCGGACTTTCGCCATCGGTTCTTGATAGGGTAAGCGCAATTGGGGTCGCGTCTGGAGCTAATAAACCTGGAAGAATTAAAGCTGACTCATATGCTGTTGAGCAGTTTATTTCTCAAAGTTCGCAGCTGACAGAGCTTGAACCTTCAAGTTCTAAAGGCCTGCCAGACGTTCTCAGTAAGACGTTTTTGTCTGGCGGGGCTCGAGGAGCTTCGGCGAGTTCTGATTTTTCTGCCGGATTTACAGCTCTTGAATCAGAAAGAATCAATATGTTGGTTCCTTTGATTTCACAAGACGCTTCAGATGATATTGTCGAAGATTCAACGATTACAGATGCAGCTTCGTCTTATGATATTGAGTCTGTTCAAGTTGCTGCACTCAATCACGCTAAGAAGATGGGAAATACTCAGAATCGAAGCGAGAGACAGGTATATGTCGGATATCGCGGAGCATTTGAAGAGTGTAAGTCTCAGTCTCTTTCGTTGAATAGTGAACTTGTTTCACTTGCTATGCAAGATGTTCAAGTCGTAGATAATAGTGGAGAGCTGGTTTTTAAACAGCCGCACATCCTTGCATGTCTAGTGGCCGGAATGCAAGCGGGAGCGGAAATTGGAGAGCCGGTGACCTTCAAATATATTAATGCTTTTGGCATTAGACATCTTAAGAAACAAGGCGTTACTCCGAGCGCTTTGGAGCTGTTTGATCCTGCCAAACAGTTTAATCAAGCAATCGATAACGGGTTGTTAATTGTCGAGAAACCATCTTCTGGTGGAATTAGGGTTGTGGTTCACAATTCTACATACTCCAAAGATGATAATTTCGTCTATAACAGGCCGTCGGTTCTTGGAGCTGCGTTTTATGTTGCTTTCGATTTGAGAGGATATCTTGAGAATATCTTTATCGGGACAAAAGCAAAAACAGGTAGCGCTGAGAGTATTGCTAATGCGGTGAAAGCTAGGATGACTGGTTACTTGAGAGAAGATATTATCGTTGGCGACGATACCAACGATTTGTTAGGGTATAAAGCTCTAACAGTTACTTTGGTCGGGAATACGGCCTATGTGGACGTAACTATTACGCCTGTGCAAGGTATTGATTTTATTCTTGCGACAATTAGGCTTGATAACATTAGACAATCAGCATAATAAAAGGAGAGTATAATGTCAATTGTTACAACTGGTGCAAGAGCTATTTTCAAAATTAATGGTGAGAAAGTAGTTTATGCCTCTAATTGCAACTATAATATCAATCATACTCTTCAGCCAATTGATGTTTTAGATAGAATCGAACCCATTGAGCAGGCTGAAACAGGGTATACGGTTGATTTTAGTTGTACGACGTTTAGAATTGCTAATCAATCTGCTGTTAATCTTGGTATTCAACCTAAGTTAGCAGAGATTTTACAGCAACCTGAACTCACGGCTGAAATTATCGATAGTCAAACTGAAACTACGCTTCTTCTTATTGAGCGAGTGAAAATGACTACTCGTTCTGGTACGGTTGACGCTCGCGGCGTTTTTACCGAGACTTGGAATTTTATTGGCATTAAAGCTTCTGACGAAGCTGGTCAATAAGCACATTATGTGCGGTTGGATTCGCGGATGTAGAAAAGGTGGAAGTCTACATCAAAAATTAAAATAAAAGGATAATATAATGAGCAATACAAGTAAAAAACTGACTACTTCTCTCCCTTCTATGGAGCACACCTTTCATTTGTCTGTAATTGGCGAGACGACCAACCAGATGTATAAAGGGGATTTTACTTATCGTAAGCCTAGTATTGGCGATAGAGCCAAAGCTCAGGTTATGCGCACAAGACTTGATGGAGATTTAGCAAATCTCGATCCTAACATCCAGCTGTTCCATTCAATGATTTCAATTCTAAGATACACTATCCAAAAATGTCCTGTTTGGTGGGAAGAAACCGACCATGGGTACAACCTACATGATTTGAATGTAGTCGAAGAGGTGTATAAGGAAACATTGAAGTTCGAAAAAGAGTGGGCGGAGAAGATTTATGGAGAAGAAAGTCAAGATAAGCTTCCAAAATCTTAAACGAATAGCATATAACAAAGTCAAAAAAGATCCTGCTACTCTTGAAGAGCTGGAAGAATTTTTAAAAGATTGGTGGAGTGATAAGTTTAATTTACCCGACAATCATCCCCTCTTATTAGAAAAAACCTTTGAAGAGCTCCTTATTATGTACTTCAAAGATACCTTTAGGAATGAAGATGGAGAAGAAACTAAAGACTATGAGATTCGTGAGGGGATAAGAAAATCAGACGAAGATTGGTTCAGAAAACAAATGGGAGAAGAGGAATACAACAATAGTAAAACTCTCAACTCTTCTCGAGATGAACAAAAGATAGGATTTGAAGAGAAATTTGATGTGCTCGGTGAATAATGCCTAGAAGCGAACATACATTACTAATAAAAGGCGATTTTAAAGATTTTGAAACTAAGTTCAAAGGTCTATCTGACAAGCTAGAAGCTTTTAGTCGGAAGGAACTTGGTGTTAATCTTAAAACCGAATCTCTTGATATCTTCAAAACGAAGAGTACTGAGGTAATCGGCAATCTTAAAACGATGCAGCAAGCTACAAAGAAAGCTATCGACGAGTTGGCTGCGAGCTTGAAAACTGCAAAATCTCCTCAAGAAATTGATAAGCTTAATAAACATTTGATTGTCACTAAAAGGTTTGCTAGACAGATTGGCAAAGAGATCCAGACCTGGGAAGTAGCGGAAAAAGGAAAACAATTTTCTGGTATGTTACAGAAAATGACTTCTGGAATGGGAGGAATAGCAAGGCTTGGGGCCGGTGGCGGGATGGGCGGTGGAGCTGGAATGGGGTTGCTGACTAAGTTAGGGGTTGCGGGAGCAATTGCTGCAATTCCCTTAGCTTTGTATGCTGGCGCAAGTATGCTTGGTGGCCCGAGGAGAGGAATCGCCGGTCAGAATATGCAAATTATGGGTTTGGGCGGACCTACAAGTAGGAGAGGATTAGAGGGTCTCAGAGAAGCGGGGATAGGGCAGGGATTTGGAGCTCAGGAGACACTAGCGGCTGCGGCTCAGGGCTTAAGAACTATGGGACCCGAATTAGGTAGAGCGGGAACCATGGGGAGATTTGCTCAGTTTGCCCGCGGGACAGGAATGGAGCTCGGCGAAACTATGCAAATAGGGGGTGCCTTTCGACAACAGGGTTTAAGAGGGCAACAGATTGCAAGACAAATGGAAGAGATATACGCTAGAGCTACTGCTCAAGGCTTTGATAAATCAAGAGCTTTAAATTTTTTACAGATGACGGCTCAAGCTACTTCTGCAATGGCTCAGTCGGGGTCCGCTAATATTGCCGGAACGACTGGAATTGTAGAAGCTTTAGCTAGAAAATCAGGATTTTTTAAGGAGACTCCGGCAAGAGGATTTGCCGCTTTAACAGGAATGACTGCTGCTTTTACTGCATCAAGCGGCCCGAATCAAATGTTAGCTTTAAGAGCGTTGAAAAGAATGCCAGGGGCCGGAAGCAAGTCAATGGCCGATTTGTTGTGGAGGCAAAGATTTGGATTTGGAGAAGCAGTTCCTGGTGAAAAAGGTAGAACAGCGGTAGGCTTAGGAAATCAGTTTTTAAGAACCATTACAGAAGCTGGCGCTGGCGGAATGTCTTTAGAGCAGATTAGATCTGCAAATCCCGAAGAGAGAGAACAGCGAACAAGAATGGGCGCAATTAGGATGCAAGAAACCTTAGGCGTTAGTATGAGTCTTGCCGACCAGCTAGTAAGAGCGATGGTTAAGAATCCGGAAGCTCAAGAGTCGAAAGATCTGCAGCAAAAAATTAAAGATGAAATGGAGAAGAACAAAAAGACTACAGGCGATATCGTTGAGTCTATAGATGGGCAAGTAAAAGTTCAAGAGGCAATGTTAGAAGAATTGAAATTGGATCTCGGCGATGCAATGGTTCCTCTTACTGTGATGATCAATAAGGGGATCTGGACTATGGTAAAGCTGTTAGGTAAGCTTCCGTTTATGGGAGAGATTGGAGCCGTTGCTCAGGAAGCTGAAGATAAAATGACCCAGATGACCCTTGCTACCGCTAGGAGAAAGCTAGAAAAAGATCAAGCTCTAACAGTTGAAGAAGCGGAAACATTAGGCGAGACTGGCGCTGGAGAGTTTCAGCAAGCTTGGCGTAAAACACAAAAAGCAAGAGTTGGAGCTTTAGCTACCCACGAATGGCATGCTAGAGGTCGTGGAAGAGAGCTGACTAAAGAAGAGAGAACCGCTGCTTCTAAAGAATATGAAGCCGCTAAAGCTAATTTAGCTACTGTATTCGAAAAAGTTACTGCTCCTTTACGAGAAGGGATAGCTGATATTATAAATAACAATAAAGAGCTTAGTGAAAGTCAAAAAGAAACTATCTCTACGCTTAGAGAACAAATAAGACAGATAAAAGCTGCTCTTCCTAAAGGCGGTATGGATGCTCGTAATCCTGCTTTTAATATAGATAGGCCCGCAGGGAATAATGGGTAATGCCAAATATTTTAGAAAATACAAGAACGGAATGCGCTGTAAGAATTTTTTCTTTCGCGAATCAGATTCTGGAAAATAAGTTTAATGAAAGAGAAATGAACGACAGTGAGCTGTTAGATACGGTAGAAATAGATGTTGAAAAAGGAATAACTTCGTGTAGTATTACTCGAACTAAGAACGATCCAGCCGCTACTTTTACTATAGAAATGAAACCGAATGATAGTGTGGCTAAAGTTAGACCTGGCGACTGGATTATGATCTATTTAGATAAAGCTGAAAATATTGATTATTCTACAAACAGAGGGCTTAAGCTGGTTGGAAGCATAGATAGAGTTTCTGTGAGTAAACAGGTCATGGAAAATGGAGCCGTTACTCGTGTTTTGATAATCGCTGGAAGAGGAATTGGAAAGATATTAGAAAAGACGCAGATGTATTTCGCTCCATTTCATGATAGAAGAATACAAGAATTAGCACTAACAGCTAGCGGATTCAAACTAGAAGGATCTCCGGTAGATTTTGTCAAGGAATATTTTAACGTTTTCTTTGGCGGTAAATATAAAGACGCCACCGTTGACTCAGAAACAAATACTCAGTCATTGTTTCAATTACTTCTTCCGCCGCGAGTGTTTAATGCTTTAAAAGGGGAAACGAGAAAGAAAGGATCTACAACGGCGTTTTTTGACATATTGCGTCAGAAGATTGGAAAAGATATTGAAGGATATAGTATTTTTAGAGATGTAAGTAGAATTACTAGCGGGAATGTTTGGAGTGTGTTAACTCAGGCTTCTAATCCCATTCAGAATGAGATATTCATTGATTTGAGAAAAGAAAATTTAGGAATGGCTCCAACATTGATTTTTAGACGAATTCCTATGACCAACGATGAGTTGAAAAAGCTGACTCCGAAAGATCAAAGAGTTTCTATTCCTGAGCTTAACATTATATCAGACGATCTTGGTTTTAGCGATCACGAAAGATATAACTATACCTTAGTTAGATCGTCAACAAGCAATTTAACTGGTATTAATTTTTTAAATGCTGCTGGTAAAAAGGGATTACCTCTAACAAATATTGATTCCATAAGAAGATATGGTCTGAATATGATTGATAGAAATACCGAATTTGCCGTCACTAAAGAAAGCACATCTTCTTTTGTAGAGTGGAATAATATTATCAAATGGTCAGAGAGAATGGCCAATTATTGGCACGATTATTACAGATATGAGAACGGGACAATAGTCGTTGCGAACATGTCCAATTTTCAGATAGGCGAGATGGTTGAGCTAAAAGATAGAGAGCGATTGTATATGGTGGAAAGTATTTCCATTCAGTGGAGCTATTTACAGCCAATATTCACTTCGCTAGAAGTAACGCATGGAATTAAATCAAACGGTCAATTTGTTGACGAACTTGAGCTGCTAGGGGATTTTCCAAGCGGTCCGACTTTTGCGTAATTGCGGAGAGACGATGACGAGAAGAATGGTAGATGGAACAATTATCAGCTCTAATACTCCAGCAGCGCGTAGGTCTGGCAATTCGAGAGTTTTTAATAATTTTGAAATCTATAAAGCAGTCGTCACGGACGTTATTCCAAAAACGGATTCTAGAAATGTTTATGGATTTGGAACCGAGTATAATGTCCTTATTGAGGGCGGAAGCAGAGAAGGAGAAAGATTAAGTAATGTAGTGTCGCTAAATTCATTTGGCGGAATCAATAATTTTTGTGAATGGGTTTACAATAAAAGAACGACCAACCTAACGGGCGGGAAAATGAGCGCTACAGAAGCCGCTCAAAACTTTGATAACTCGTATGTAATTGTTGGGTTTATTAGCGGTCACTACAATTCGGCTGTAATTCTGGGAGCCTATCCTCATCCGGGAAATCTTGTTGAAAAACCAGCAGTTAGCGATGGTGAAACTTTGGTGGGGGAATTTAATGGTCTCCGGTGGAAAATTAATGATGATGGTGAGTTGATCATTACTTATTTTGGCGGCAAGAGAAACCCAAAAACCCCTCATACTCCAGTACGATCTGGCACGGCTCCTACAGAGATTAAGATTGACAAAGATGGAAAGGTATTTGTTACTGATAATAAGAATCAAAAAATCTTAATTGATAGAGTTAGCGAGACAATCCGAATTGAGAATCCAGAAGCTTTTATTCAGCTTGATATTCCTAATAAGACCATTGAAGTTAACGCAAATAAAGATGTCAAAAACATATCTGGCGAAAAGCAGATTAATACGGTTGGAACAGACGAAACAACGACCGTTGGCGGAAATAAGCAAACAACCGTCGAAGGAACACATACAGAGACTGTAAAAGATACTGTTACTAACAATTATCAAAAAGATGTAACTGAGACAATAGGTCAAAAATGGCAAATTAATGTTTCGGGAGATGTCGATCTTAATAGCGGTGGGAAGGTTACGATTGATGCAAGTAGTAATGTTGAAATTCAAGGGAACGGGAAAGACATCGTTACTACAGGAAGCTATGATCCATTTTTGATGGCCCCTCATGTAGCGGGCTACAATAAAATAAAGGCTGGGGGATAAAACATGGCAATGAATAAAGATCAGCTAGGGCAAGAAATTGTTGACGCAATAAAGAGCGTTACGGGCGGAGCCGAGACTCCGCAGGTTCTGGCGATTTGGCAGGCAATTTCAAAGGCAATTATTGATCATTTAATCGCTAACGCAGAAGTGACAGTCGAACATAGCGGGCCTCAAACTGGAGGAATAACAGGGTAATATAATGGCTGGAATTGGCGAAATTATCAAACAGGTTCAGAATACAGTGGACTTCTTCACAGGAGAAGCTGCGGGTAAAAGGGGAGCTCTATATCCAGATCTCTCTCTTATAACGAACACTATTAAGGGTAAAAACTGGAAACTTAGTCTTCCATATAGCTTCAAGGTCATTAACAACAATAGGCCTTTAAAGCCTGAGTCAGCGGCCGAGGGATATTCTGAGTTTAAGTTACATATTAATCCGTCAGATTTGCAACAAGATGAACAATTTTCTATTTTAATTACCCCGACACAGGGCGGAATAGTTGTCGAACATAATGGAATTATTTTTAAAACCTTAATAATTTCTGGAACGACTGGCCTTCATCCCTTTAAAGGAGTTGGAGGAGCTCAGAGTAGCGGTAAGGTTATTGCCGGTCGATCTGATTTGAGAACAGGATATGAGCATTTTCAAGAGCTAAGAAATTATTTTAGAGCATATGCTGAGGAAAAGAAAAACAAATTAGAGTTGAGGCTCTTATTCATTAATAGAAAAGACAACGAAGTTTTTATTGTTGAGCCGGAATCATTTTCTTTGAAAAGATCCGCTTCTAGAGGTTTTTTATATGACTATACAATTCAAATGCGCGTTCTTGGAGCAGTCGAAGCAGAGCAAACAATAGCCGATCCGCTGCCTGGAATGTTTCAAGACTTTGACAATGTAATTAGTGAGGTAAATGAGAAGCTTACAATTGCCAGGGGAGTGATGTTAAAGAATCAGGCTATTTTAAGAAACATTGAGGGAAACATCGCTCAGACATTTTTAGAGCCATTAAGAAAAGCAACCTTAGCTACGAAAGCTTTGATCGGAGCAATTTATAGTATCTATGATATGCCAAGTTCGCTTGCAAATAAGCTTACGGCGGGGTCTAAGGCTGCTTATTATAACCTGATTGCAAGTTTAAAAAGAGAAGGAAATCCGGCGTTTAGAGAAGTAGCTATTCCTAAAAATATTAAAAGAGAAGCAACAAAGAAATATACCAATGATTTTCTTCCTCCTGAAGCAGCGGAACAAGTTACCTTAGATTTTTTAAATGACGACGAAAAGCGCGAGTTTAATGAAGAAGTTAGTAGCGTTAAAAATTCTTCAAGAGAGTTTTACGAGACCTTAAAGGAAGAAAATCAAAGAATTTATGACAATGCAAGCGAAGCGTTTGGCTTAGGGAATGAAGATTATAATGCATTTACTAATCGACTCCAAACATTTACTCCGGGAGAAGGAAGAAGGCCTTCTGATAGCGAATCTGACGTTTTAGGCGCTTTTGATACTATTGATAAAGCTCTTGATTACATGGTATCTACTAATTTGCCGTTTAGAAATACGCTTGAAGAAAACATTAATCAAATTAATACTGTATTTAATAAGAGAATTCCTGTTGTTATCCCCGGGTCCGTTGAAGAAATAACAATTCCTTTTGATACAACCCTAGAAGATATTGCTTCTCAATATTTTAATGATCCTGAAAAGTGGATAGATATCGCGGTGCTTAATAATTTGAAACCGCCTTATATCCAAGACGCACCCACCGATCCGAGGATTAAGCAACCTGGAGATAAGCTGCTTCTTCCGCAAGCTGAACAAGCTGTTGATTTTGATATTCCTGTTACTAAGGATTATCCTATTACGGCCGCGCTGACAGCTGCAGAAAAAAATCTTGGTGTTGATATTAAACTTGATAAGAATTTTGATCTTGAATTTTCTAACAAGGGAGATTTTAAGCTAGTTGCAGGAGCCGATAATGCCGGACAAGCAGTTATAATTAACCTTACTCTTGAAAGAGGGGATTTGAAGTATCATACTGATATTGGAATTGGATTAGCCGTTGGCGAGAAAATGACCACCGTTGAGAACGTAGCAGATCAAATTAGAGAGGCAATATTAAAAGATTCAAGATTTGAGCGAATCACTAATCTTTCCGTTAATATTGAGGGCAATACGGTGAAAATGGAAGTAGATTTAAAAATAAAATGGATACAGCAGCCCGTTCCGGTAACATTACCTTTATAAGGATGTAAATAATGGCATTCAATCTTAGATCGAGACAGCAAATATTAGCCGATATGATAGCTAAAATGCTTGCTGAAACCCCAGTTAACGATATTAATAGGGCTTCGGTTATTCGAACTTTGCTCGAAGCTGCAGCGCAAGAAGCATTTCAAGAAAATTACGACATGCTTCAGATTATTAGAAACTACAATCTTAACACTACTGCGGGAGATGATTTAGTTAATAGAGCAATCGAGTATGGACTAGAAGGAAGAATTGCCGCTCAATCGGCTTCTGGCTTAGTTACAATTAGCGATAGCAATATTGTAAAAATTGAAACTAATATTTATGACAACTTGCCGGGCCCTGTTACTGGAGGAATAAAAATATACGTCGACGATGCAACAAGCTTTCCAACATCTGGAACCTGGTCAGTAATTATCGGTCGTGGAACCGACAACGTTGAGACAGTTCCTGTTAATACTGCTCTAGGAAGTAATGGAAAAGAAAATTTTGTTAGCTATTGGACAATCTATCTATCCGCAGGTCTTTCAAATGATCATGGAACCGAAGAGTCGGTTATTTTATCGCAGGGCGGGGATAGGGCAATTCCCGCTGGGACAACCGTTAAGATTCCCGCAAGCGATATTAATGAGGAAGTCCTATATTCGGTAAATAATGAGGAAACGATTCTTGATGGCGAAGAAGAGGTTGAAAATGTTTTAGTGACAGCTCTTTCTCCCGGCGCGGATGGAAACGCTCCAATTGGGGCTATCAATGAGTTTGATTCGTTGCCATTTGAAGGAGCTGAGGTTACAAATCCAGAAACATTTACTAATGGAGCAGATGAAGAAACAGACGAACAACTAAGAGATAGAATTAGAGCTCATATTCAAGGCTTAAGCCGCGGAACGGCTCAGTCGATTATATCAACAATAGTAGGTATTACCGATCCCGACGAGAACAAGCGCGTTGTGTCTGCAAATTTTGTTGATTCGACTACGTTAAATGATTTAGCTTTTTTATATATTGACGATGGAACAGGATTTGAGCCTTCGTTTGCTGGCCAAGGAAGAGAGATAATTTTAAATTCTGCCACTGGCGGAGAAGAATTTTTACAGCTAGACACTCCCCCTGTTATTAAAGCACAGGTTGAGACAATTAATTCGGAGTCTTATTCGTTAGGAATCGCTAACGAAACTCTTATCTATGAGGCTAACGGGGTAGAAGAAATAGTTACTTTCAGTTCGGATAATTTTGCTAATCCTGGAATTGCTACAGCAGAAGAAGTGGTCGAGTCGATTAATGATAATGCTACATTGATTGAAGCGAGAACTTCTGAGAATGGAACAAAAGTTACTATTAGAGCAAAAGCTCAAGAAAACGAGTCAATTCAAGTTACTGGCGGGACAGCTAATGCATCAGACAAATTGAATTTTCCAACCGGATTAAATGAGTCTTTGAGGCTATATAAGTTTGATGGACTTTCAATTAGTTTGTTAAATAAAGACGGAACAACAGCTTCTATTGAGTGCGCAAACCCTCAATTGTATAATTTGAATAATGGGGATACCCTAACAGTAATTGTTGATGGTAAAGCCGCTAATATTCAAACCGCGACTTTTAATACTGTTGATTTTGCCAATATTAATGCCGCGACTGCCGAAGAGGTTGTTGCTGTTTTAAACGAAGATTTAGCTGGAGTAACTGCTATAGTAACCTCTGAAGATTTGAGAATTACTCTTAGATCTAATTTAGAAAATAGTGCTATTTCAAGTATTCAGGTAACAGGCGGAGTGGCTAACGTCGAGTTTGGTTTTGATACAAACGCCGTTATTGGATCGAGTAAAGATTACACGTTAAATAGATTTAATGGACAAATTGAACTTGAAACGCCAGCCTCTGTTGGAGATCAGTATACAGCTGGATCTAATCAGACAAGAGGATTTTTAGTTACTGCATTTGCCGAGCCATACAATCTATCTAATGGAGAAGCAATTACAGTCGAAATTGATGGCGGCGGCGGTCAAGTTGCAACATTTAATACAGCTGATTTTGCTAATATTGCACAAGCGACAGCCGCTGAGGTGGCTGAAGTTATCAACGAAGATATCGGCGGGGCGACGGCTTTTGCGTTAAGCAATGGAAAAGTTCTTATAAGAACAAACAATCTTACTTCCTCCGGGAGTATTGAAATTACTGTATCTACCGCTCCTTCACTTGGGTTTCCGATTGGAGAGTGGGTTCAGAGCTTAGAGTCTCACACGGCCGCAGTAATTTCTACAACTGAGAATTTTATTTTTGATGAGGGAGATGAGTTGATTGTTGTTATGGACGGAGATGCTGTTTATACAATTACAATGAATGTAGATGGAACGATTAGAAACGTTGTAAGTCCAAGTGTTTTTGATGCCGATATTAGTGTAACTGGGGACGCTTTTGGATCAAAATTTACCGAGAGTAATGAGATTCTAGGATACAGAGTTGTTATTAAAACAGGAGCAAGTGCCGGACATATTACGACAGTAAATAGCTATAATCCGGTTACTGGAAATGGTCGGATTAGCTTAACAGTAGCGGCCCCTTTTGGTCTCGCAATAGGAGACACGTTTATTGTTGTTCCAATTACTGCTGAAAATGTCGTTAGATATCTTAATAATAGTTTTGTAACAACAATGGCTCTTCGTTCAAATGTCGAATTAATTGGGACAAGTAGGGTTCAAATTAGCTCGACAATTACCGGTGAAAGCGGAAGTGTTCAAGTGACAGGTGAAGATGCGAACGATAAGCTTCAGTTTCAAACCAATGAAGTCAGAGGGCTAGATGGATATAAATATTATACCGGACTCCTGCGAAGAGTCCAAAGAACAGTCGATGGACTAGGTTCGGATCCGATAACTTTTCCCGGAGTTAAAGCAGCGGGAATTCAAATCGAAGTTTTGCCTCCTACAGTTAAGCAAGTTTCTGTTGAAGTCAACGTTACTTTGGCAGAGGGAATAACATTAACAACAATTCAAGAAGATATTAAGAATGCTATTTCACAATATATTAACGGACTGGGAGTCGGAGAAGACGTAATTGTACAGGAGTTGTCGTGTCGAATTATTTCTGTAGAGGGCGTCACGGATGTCGAGATTTCTACTCCTAGTTCGAACATTGTTATTGCAGATAATGAGGTTCCGAGAATTAGAGATACAGACATAGTTGTAGGATAAAATGAGTAAATTAGATCGCTATATTAAAACTATTCCTAATATGTACCCGACCAGGATCCAGGGGTCTTTCGTTCGAGGCCTAGTTGAAGCTTGGGCTCAAGAAAACGAAAATTTAGTTTTGCAAATTGAAGAAGCAAAAAATCAGATTTTTGTTAATTTGGCAAGCGATAAATATCTAACAGCATTAGGATCAAATGTTGGTGTTAGTAAGCCTTTAGCAGCTAATTTATCTGACGACCAATTTAGACAGCTAGTTCCTGTTATGAGTTTTGATCCTAAGCAGGTCTTAGTGACAATGTATAAGCTGCTTGATATTTTTTGGGGTCCTTTATTTTCGAGGGCGAACATAACTGCTCAAACCTCCGAGCCTTATAATTTTGGAACTTCGATTCCTTTGACGGGGACGGTTTCTTTTGTTAACGACTCCAATACTATTATTGGAGCTGGGACTTTTTTTATAGCCGAGATTACCGTAGGACAGTATATTAAACTGTCAACAGACGATAATAGTTTCTTTGTCAAAGTAATTAGAATTATTGATAATAATACCTTGTCTTTGGCTACTAAGTATAGAGGAAGCGCGGCTTCCGGTGTAGGAGTTGTGTATACTTCTAAAGTGTTAGAATTAGATTGCGATGCAGAACGAGGTATTATCTTAGATTTTGATCCCACGTATTTCAGCGATACTTCCGCGGCAACGGTCGATGAGCTTATAGAGCTAATAAATGATCAAAGCGAAGTTGTTGTAGCCGACGTAGTGAATAGTGAAACTAATGTCCCTCAATTGAATCTGAGAACCGATACTCCCGGCGCGGCGGGATCTATTAGTGTTACTGGCGGATCGGCTAATATAATCTTACAATTTGAAACTGGCGAAAAACTAATATCTGATTTGCCATCTCCGACGGTTATTTATGAGGTAAATAACAGAGAAATCGTTGTAATAATTCCAGATTTAGCTCCTGCTATTGGTTTAGCTAATAGCCATTTTTTTCATTCTGACAACGGAATCGTTACTGCTGTAGATAACGTGGGAAAAACCGTCACGTGCGATTTTGATAATCAAGTTGTCGCTGATGTATATGTAGGTAAAACCTTTTCGCAGAATACAGAGGAATTCACCATTCAATCTCATACGACTGGAATTAATAACGTTATTTTGCAATTTGGAGCTGCTGTTGATCTGTCGAGAGTGTCTATAGCGACCGGGAAAAACGGATTTGTTGTTTTCTACGAAAACTGGATTGGGTCATTTGTATATGACCCTGCAGATTCTCCTTATACAGTTCAAAGAGAAAAGACAATTTTGAATCAAGCAATTACAACAGGGAACATTTATCCGATTATTGTGGCCGATGATTCCAGTGATATTCCTGATGCTAGCGGGTATCTGGTGTTTAATTTTGGCAGAGCAAATGAAGAGGGTCCAATTGCATACCGCGGAAGGCCAACTAATTCAAGCTTGTTAATTGATCCAGGACATATTTTTCAATACGATCATACTGCCGGGGATACAATTAATTTGTTAGACCCTGATTTGACACCTCACATTCCTCGCTCAAGTGGGATTGACAAGCCAGTATATATGGTTGACCCTCAAGAGGCCAGACTAGTCGCTCAAACGTTGATTAGACAAATTAAAGCAGCGGGAGTTGTCATAAGGTTTATTATTAATACCCCAGAGTATTTGTTTAATCTTTGTCGAGATTAATAATTTAAAACGACCACACAAATATAATATAATATTATAATGTATTGATGTAGTTGGAGGAAAAATGGCCGTTCTGCAAAAAACAAGAATAAGACCTCAAGAACGATTAGACAAGACAGATTATGATAATATAGAGACGTTTGTTTGTGATGATTTCAATCAAATGTTTCGAAGGATTTTTACTAGCTCTACCGCTATAATTAATGGGTTTGAAATTTTTGATGATGCGGCATTAACACAAAGGACTCCAACTGCTTCTCCTGTTTATATAAAAATGGAAGAGTCTACCATTCTTCATACAGATTCTTCTGGCCCTAGTTTTTATGTTGGGTCGTCTTTAGTTGCAGCTGAAGAAATTACTTTAACCGATGGGCAAACAAATTACATTGAATTAGATATCTCAAGAGAGCCCGCAGTCCCAGCAACGAGGACATTCAGAGATCCAAATGCAAATGCCGGAGAGGGAGCGGACTATACTCAGATTATCGATACGGTTGAAAATATTGTTGCTACGATTACTGTTAATACGACAGGATTTAGTGGCGGGACAAAAGTTCCCCTCTATAAGGTCGCCGTAGCCGCCGGAAGCATTACTTCAGCCATTGATAGTAGAAATTTGTTTTTTAGACTTGTTCCCGGAGAACCTTACGATGAAGATTATGAGTTTCCTTGGACGAGTAGAGGAGAACCTAACAGCGATTTAGCGCCCGATGGCAGTGAAATTCTTAAAGGAGACAAGCAAATTCAGTCGTTCAAGGATTGGGCCGATGCTGTCATGACTGAATTGAAAGTAATCAAGTTTGGAAGTGCGGTCGGCGTTTCGTGGACTGATCCCACTCCTACTTCGATTAGCCAATTGGGAAGAGAGTTGTTTTTACGTGGAGGCGGAACTATCGCTTGGGATGGATCTGATATGACATGGACCTCTGATTTCACTATTGACATTACAGGGGTTGCTTTTGTTAATACAATTTTAGCAGCAGGGAGTCCGCTATCAATTGGGGCCGGAGAGATTGCATTTATCGATATTGACCCGACTCAAACAACAAATATCGTTTTTCAAACTGTTGCAAGCAGTTCATATGTCGATCAGGATAATCGATATATTGTTGTGAAGCGAGATGGAAGCGATATTATTATAATCGATCGACTCATAGGATAAAAAAATGGCTCTAAAGTTAGGCGATAAACAATCATCTAAACTTAAGAAAACTTTAATTTATCAAGAGTATCCTTCAGGAGATACTATTATTACGGCTGGCGGGGTTGAGCTTATTCGAGTTCACAATGCCACTGGGCAAGTTGAAGTTCAGCAAGAGTTAAAAGTTGATAATTTAAATGGCTTAGTTACAGCTGTCAATGGAGTTCTTCAGGGCGGAGCTCTTGCAACTCCTGATGGATATTCTTCTAGTTTTAATGGGACTACTAATTGGACGCTAAGTGGGGATATTTATTATATAGATTTTCAACACAATTTGGGCTCCACTCAAGTGTTTTGTACAGTTTATGATAATTTTAATGAGGAAGTTAATGTAGACGCTAAAACTGTTATTGATGGGAACACTATTCGGATTGAAGTAACTGCGGTCCCCGATACGCGGTTTTCTGGTTTGATTGTTGTTGTACAAGCTGACGATCCTAATGTTCCCGGACAAGTATTTAATTTTAATTCGACTACTTCATGGGTTCTTGATGGAGCTACTTATTATGTAAATTTTCCTCACAACGCTGGTTCCAGTAACATCGTTTGTGAGGTATATGACGATACTGGACAGCAGGTTATTATTACAAAATTAAAGTATGATAATAATAACCTTCGAATTATTGTACCGTCTGTCCCCGATTTAAGGTTTGCGGGACATGCAAATATTTTACGCGTACAATAAAATAAATAAGTGCTTATATTGTAACGTTCAATATAAGTTAGTCTAACTGTTCATTAATGAAAGGGAGATGTGTAAATGGCGAAAGAAGTAAAAGGCGATCTTAGGGTTAAAAGAACTCTTGATGCTGATCGCAGAGTTAATGAAGGCCTTATTCAGCCTGCCGCACTAGATGCAGAGCGAATTTTGGACCTTCATTCGCACAAGTGGCAAAGGCTTACAACTGACGACCTCGGAGAGCAAACTGTTACCCTTCCTGATGCGACTACGCTCAGTGAAGGCTGGATGGTCATTATTCAGAACTTTGGCTCAACTGATAGTCTCAATGTTAAAGATGATCAAGCTGGTGCATTGAAAACCGTTGCGGTTGGAAAAGCTTATTCTTTTACATGTGTTGATAATTCAGATGCTGCTGGGGAGTGGTATGTGAACTTCCTTGAAGATGATCTATCTCTCGTTGCTACGCGCTATACATCAACGTTTGATGCTGGTGCGAGTTGGGGCGCAGCCGCTGGTGGTTACTATACCATTACAGTGACTAATGCGTCTCATAGTCGTGGAGCCGATCCGATTGTTCAGATTTTTGAGACGTCGGGCGGTAATGATCTGATTGTTGACGTTGATCAGCTTAGCATTAATGCTTCGGGCGATGCTGCTTTTCGCACTACCGAGGATCCTGATCTTCGATTTGCGGGCAAAATTGTCCTTGTGTAATTGATAATAGTAGGTGTTGGGCTAGCTTAACGCTAGCCCAACGCTCTATTAGTAAAATAAAACAAAAGGAGAAATAAAATGAAAAAAGATACACTAGAAACGTATAGTTTTGATCAAAGAGCGGTCATTCGTGTTAATAGGGATAAAACCGATATTGAAGTTCTTGAGTGGAATAGCCCCTATAAGAACAATGACGAGCAAACCATTGATGATATCAGACATTTTGTTGTAAAAAAAGAGCTTGTTGATCTTTCTAAACTTGATCTTGATAAAAAATATAAGATTGAGCTTACAATTAAATATCTTGAGAATAGCGATGGAACCTTTGATCAGCCTGCTGCAATACTAAAATCATTAGAAGAAGTAAAGTAACGATTTGTATATATTAGGAGCCTAGAATGCCTAGAAAGCTTAAAGGCGATCAGACCGTAGAAAGAGACTTACTGGTCCAACGGAATATTACTCAGACTAGTGTCGCAGATCCTTTGCGCACAATAAAAGATCTAAGTGGCGCGCTTGATAAAAAAACGATTCGCGAAGTCGTATCTGGCGGAAACTATAAATTGTATTCCGTTAAAGACGATGATTCCACTAAAGTTGATAATATTCTTGTAGTTAATCTTGAATCGGGAAATATTGGTATTGGCGTCGCTCCGACCAATTCAGGAGGAAATGCTTTACGAATTGGCTTGACTACCACAGTAAAAGGAAATAGCGAAAAACTAACTGCTTACAACGAAGCAACAGCTGGATCAGTAGATACAACTATTGGCGCCAAACTATTGCTTGATTCAGATTCAGCCAATACAGTAAATCAATCTACAATTTACTCTGAAATTAGACGTAAAGTATCTACCAGCACTGAAGACACTGCCGGAATTTTAACAGCTTTAGAGTTAAAATCCGTTTTAGATCCAGATGGAGGAGTGGTTACTTATACTCATAGTGACGGGACTATGGGTGTGGTCGATTTAGTTCTTAATGGAATTGAAAATGCCGGCTCTGGTAGTTTAGCTATCTCTCATGCCGCCGCGGCTTATATTAAAGCAAATTCGGTCGTAGGCGTTACCAATAAATATGGGCTTTATGTTGGAACAATTGCAGGCGGAACAAATAATTACGCGATTTATACTAATACAGGGAAGGTAAGATTTGGAGATCAAGTCCTCACTACAGGAAATGTAACTGTCGGAACATATCTTTCGTTAACTCCTCAGGGAGCAGCTCCGGGGGTTCCTACTAATGGAGATCTCTACTATGATAATACAGGAGATCATGCTCTTCTATTATATTTGAATGGAGCGTGGGTTTCAATTGATACTTCAGCGGCAGGAGACGTGCAAGGCCCGGCAGTTTCAGTAGACAATTCAATTCCAGTATTTGATGGAGTTACTGGAAAATTAATAAAAGACCCCAATATTGCAATTTTAACCGCATTGGGAATGGTAATAACGTCGGCCGGAGATGCCCCGTTAAAGGTTGTTAGTAGCGACGAAGGATCTGATCTTCAGATTACTGATAATACAATGACTGCTCATATTAGGGCGTATGATGAGCAGTTTGCTATTGCTAGTGAAGGAACAGCTTCGGTATATTTTATTTCTGATTATGGAAACAATTCTACCGTTGCAGATTTCATTTGGAAAACCAATTCGACTACATTGAATTCTCCAGATGGGACCCAATTGATGCGCTTAGACGATGAAGGAACTTTAACTGTTCCGCGTCTAGATAGCACTGCATTGGTGATTGGAAATTCAATTCAGGTTGGATCGGGGATGCCAGCCGCATCTAGCGTATCTATTTTTCACGGAATCAGTACCGGAAGATTAGTTATTACGGGAGATACTGGATCAGCTGCAGGCGGACAGTTTCGTTTATACGGAGATGCTCACGGATCGCAGCCGAGCGAGGTTGAAGTTAATGTTGGTAATACAACCTATCTAAAGCTTATTGATGCCAATAAGAATGTAAAAATTGGGAATACCTCTGCAGCGGCCGACAGCGCGCGTCTTCACGTTGAAGGTGGAACCGATATGGCTCTTCTTGCGGAAATGGTTGGTTCGGCGACGACTGGAGTTTATCGCGTTCTTGAAGCTAGAGCGAGATGCTCCGGTAATATGGCCGATGGATTTGGCGGATCAATCAACTTTACATTTGAAGATGCCGACATTCCTGGCGCAGAGGTTAATGTTGGGGCCATTCAAGTTGTTCGCGATGGAGCCGATAATAGCTCTCATATGCTACTTCAGACTTATAATGCAGGATCGGCTGGAACTGCTTTAAAGCTTCAAAATGATTACCATGTTTATGTCCCATATGGAATGGGAATCGGAATTGTTCCGGACGCGGCTACCGATGGGTGGCCGTTGAAAGTTTACGGTTTGTGGAGTGGGAATGGCCATGCTTATGGCGTCGATATTAAAACTGAACAAACTGCAGATTCTAATATTGGCAGCGGTCAAGTCGGATTGGAAGTTAAGGGTGGAAGAACCATCACGACTTCAGTCACCGATACGAATACAATTCGCGGTATTGATGTTGGTAAAACGTTTTCGGTCGCTGCAGGCCAAACTGTAACAAATGCTTCTGGCATTTTGAGTGATATTTGGGTTGAGGCTATGAATATCGCTGGGGGCGGGGCAATTGATTATACTGATTACAGAAAAATTGCCATTAATGACGATTCGGTAGATACAGGTACAAATAAGTACGGTATCTATATTGGTGCTCAAACCGGAGCTACAAATAATTGGCAACTTTATAGTTCGGGAACAAGTCCTAGTTATTTTGCAGATTCAGTAAGAATTGGAACTACAGTTCCGCTTTACGAAGATAATGCTGCTCTTTTAGTTTATAAAGTAATGCCATCTGGAGACGCAGGGCATTACTACGCTGCTTTAGAGGCAAGAGCTCTTTGGGGAACAGATGAAGTTTTAGCAGGGAGTCGCAGTGGAGGGCGTTTTAATCTATATCGAACCATAACAACTGATATTGCGGATACCGGGAATCATCGAACGCTTCACAGTGCTGGAATAGCTTATACAGTCCCAGTTGGAGTAACATATACAAATAATTCATCTTCGTGGAGTTCGTCAATTAATGCCGGGACTCCAAGTCTAGTTGGAACTGGAACACTAGCGGTTACTAATTATGCATTAATTTGTATTGAGTCTAGTTCATTAAATACTGGGACTACAAAAACAGGGCTAAGGATTGGAGCTCAATCGGGGGCTGCCAATAATTATCAAATTTATTCTGAAGGAACAGCTCCGAGTTATTTTGCTGGAAGCATTGATATTGGCGGGACATCTAATTGGCTTCGAGTCGCAGGTACAGTTGGGTTAGGCGGAACTTACGGCTCATCGAATATTCTTCGTATTGGTCAAGCCAATCCGCTTTCAGGAGTTATCCAAGAAGGTGTGAGAGTCGAACACAATGCTACTTCTGCTGCCACAACTTCTTCTATTGGATTTGTAGCCACGCATGGAACAGCAGATGCTTCTTTTACTTGTTCTTCTAGAGTTGGATTTGCTAGTTATAATAAGACTAAAGGAGCGGCTAGCACAATAACAAGAGATGTGGCTTTTTATGGAGTGATGCCTACTCAGGGCGTTAATAATGCCCTCTTAACAGACAGTCTTTCGTTTACAGGAGACTGGGGTATCTATCTTGCTACAACTAATCCAAGTTATTTAGCTGGCCCTATGCAGTTCCCTAATGGTTCGGCTGCGGCCCCGTCTATAACATTTGCTTCTGATCCAGATACTGGGCTTTATAGAGCCGGTGCTGATTATTTAGGTATTGCAGGCGGCGGATATGAAGTTGCTATTTTTAGCGGATCAGCCACCCAGCGTTGGATGCGTTTGGGGATGTCTTCTACTGGCGATTCGATTATTTATTGTGAATCAAGCGATGGTATTTTGAAAATAGCATCTGGAACGGGATCTGCTAGCGGTGGAAATATCTGGATGTATGGACCTACCCATGGATCTAAACCAGATTATATTGAGTTCAAACAGACGACCCAACTTTCTGGCTATTTTAATACGGCCGGAGATTTTACAGTATCTCGAACTGAAGATGCTGGAACAGTTTTTCTTAATGTTGTAAATAATTCTAATACAGCAGATAGTAAAGCAGTTGTATCAATTAGCGGGGCTGGATCAAGCGCTGCTTATTCTGCTATAAGATTTAGTAGACCGAGTAATAGTTGGATTATCGGACAAGATTTTCAAGATTCGGATCAACTTAAATTTTGTATTGGCTCTGTAAGCTTAAGCACACCTGTTATGACTTTTGATAGGTCTAAGCGCTGTGCGATTGGCGATGGTAGCCCAAATATTAATGCAGTATTACTTGTAACAAATACCTCAACAACAGAAACAAACCAACGGGGAATCCGGGTAGATACGATTGCTAATTCTTCTGCTATAGCAAGTTTTTACGGGGTCGCTGTCAACTCTACTACGAATAATGTAGCGTTTACTTGCCCGGTATTTGCTAGGTTTTATGCCTATAATCCAGGTAAGGGCGCGGCATCAACTATTACGCGACAGATTGCTTATGCTGGCGTTCCGCAAACTTCAGGCGTTAATAATGCTTTCTTAGCAGACAATATAGCATTCACTGGCGATTACGGGATTAATCTTTCGACAACCAATCCTTCAGAATTCGCAGCAAGAATGGGGGTTGGCGGTGCTGCATCGGCAAATTATATTCTAAGAACAGGTTCTGCAAACCCTCTTGGTGGAACAAGTCAGGGCGGCATCGCGACTGAGATGGAAGCTACATCAAATGCCACAGTTAGAGTGGTTGGTGTTCTTTCAAACATAACAACTGAGGCTGCCGCTTTTACAACGCCCTACTTAGCACAGTTTTGGGCTGCTGATAGATCGAAGGGCGCCGGTAGTTCAATAACTAATAAGATTTCCTATGGCGGTGTAATGCAAACTGGCGGTACAAATAACGCCTTTATTGCAGATAGTCCTTCGTTTGTTGGAGATTACGGGATTTATCTAGAAACTATAAAAAACAGTTACATAGAAGGTACTTTGCGAGTTGGAATCTCCTCTCAGGTTCTTTCTGGTTCAGAAAAGCTTGGAGTTAGGCGAGATTATAACGGAACTCCTGGCGATACTAATCTAGGGCTAGCTGTATATACAAAACTCCAAACAGACGATAATCTTACCTCTGGTTCTGCTTTTGCGGCTTACATAAGAAAAGATCGCATAGTAGCAGACGATGTTACAGATACTCAAAGTGGTGGTTTTAGTCACGCTGGTGTTATGGTCCTTGAGGACATATTTTACGTTTCATCAGGAAAAACGTATTCAAGTTCGGTGTTTTCGAAGTTGGTTGTGAGCGGGACTACAGCATCTCCTGGAACATTGTCAATCGACAATTACAATGGAATCTACTTCCCGAATTGTACAGTGGCGACTGGAAATAGAAAGACTGCTATTAGGTTGCCGAACGTATGGTCTGGTTCAACATATAATGTTTTAGTCTCTGACACCTATCCGACAGGGGACTATAGCATTTATCTTTCAAATACTAATCCAAGTTATCATGCTGGTTCATTTTATGTTGGTATAAATACCCCAACGATTCTTGTTAATAATATAATTAGCGCTTCTCGAAATTTTGGAGATTCTGCCACAGGAGTAAATAGCGGGGCTATTGCTATTCAGGCTTATTTTGATTCAGATAATGCCTATACTGCAAACTCAAATACTGGTATATATTCTCGAATTCGCAGAAATATAACAGCCAGCGTAACCGATACTGGCGGATATTGGGCGGCAAATGCTGCAGCCTGTAGATTCAATATTGCGTCTGCTCAAACTTATTCCTGTACTGGGGCTTATGGTTGGAATGGTCTATTTGTTTATGGCCCGATAAATGATGGTAGCGGAATTCTCGATATAAATGATTTTTCTGGAATTCGTATTCAAGACTCCTCGTTGGATACTGGAACAAATAAATATGGTATTTATGTTGGAACTCAAAGCGGAGCTACCAATAACTGGCAAATTTATAGTTCCAGCACAACCATTCCAAGTTATATTGGAGGTCCGGTAAGAATTGGATCAACCAGTGCCTATGGAAGCAATGAAATACTTTACGTTACAGAAACATATTCAGGTGGCGGTTCTTTCGCGGCTGCCATGATTCGCGGGTATAGTACTATTAATGGAACAGTTTCAAGTACGCATGATACATTAGGTCTTGAACACTATAGAACAATAACTTCAAATCAAACAGATACCGGAAGAGACAGGGTATTAGCACTTCGTAGTAGATATAATGTCCCAACTGGGGTTACTCTTACAAATAATAACTCTACTGCAGGGACAATGCCCTGTACCATTAATATCCAGGCCCCCGTTAATGATAATAGCACGCCGGGGACTGTAGATTTTGATCATTTTGCTTATCTCGTTATTAGTAGTAACACTCATCTCGATACCGGTACAAACAAATATGCAATGTATATTGATCAGATCTGGGGAGCTACAAATAACTATGGTATCTATCAATCTTACGCAGGAAACGATAACTATTTTGGTGGAGCAGTCCGTGTTGGGGATTTGAATGGAGTTATTAGCGATGGAGAAAAGCTATCCGTTCATAAAACATATAGTGGAACCGCCTCGGGAATTCAGATTGGCGCTACTATAAATCTAGAACTGAACACAAATAATGCTCTAACTTCTGGAAGCAATTGTTCTATTTATTCTAGATTTAAACGTACAATTACTGATGATGTTACTGACGCGCCAGCTGGTGGTTTGGGCGCTATTCAAAACATGTATCTTTCTCGCATTTATGATGTTGCTTCAACGAAAACATACACGCTGCTTGCTTCAACGGGAATGGCAGCAATTAGAGTGCCTCAAGTGTCGCTTTCTGGTGGCGGATCGTTAGCTGTTTCCAATATGCATGGTATCTATATTCATTCTGATTCCGTGGTAACTGGTATAAATAAATACGGCCTCCGTATTGGGAGTATGAGCGGGGCTACTAATAATTATCAGCTTTACGTTGAAGGTGATTCCACCAACTATTTTGAAGGTAAGGTTTTAGTTGGACCTAGCCCAACAGGGGTACCGTCTGGATTTGGCAATTTTATGCTTGGTGCGCAAAAAACATATAGCGATTCAAGTGCGGCTAGCGGAAAACATCTCTTATCTGTTGGTCTTAACGAATCGTCAGATATAGCAGTTTCAGGCTCATCAATTGCTGCTGGTGGATTTCTTTTTGAACGAGAAGTTAATGCTAATGTGACAGATACTTCTGCTTACGGATTCAATGGCGTCCATGTTGATATGAGGTTTGATGTTGGAAGCGGATATACATATACATACACAAATTCAAACGGTTACGCGGGAGTTAGGGTCAAAGCGGCACTGTTTACCGATGTCGGTGATGTGGAAGTTACATATTATGCGGCTATGAGAGTTGATTCTTGTAGCGCAGATACTGGTATTAATAAATATGGCTTATATGTCGGAGGTATAACAGGAGCTACAAATAATTATGCTATAGCTACGGG